GACTACTAGCAGCACGGATATCACCCGGTCGACAATCATTAGCATCAAAATCAAGAACTTCCCAATCAGAACTGATATTACCTTGTTTATCTTTAACAAAGGGACCGGTAGCATCAGCTAGATACCAAGCATCACCTTCATGACCAGGAACTGACGATTGTCCCCAGTTCGGGTCATACCCCATAACCCGGATTATTGTTTGAATTACACCAGTACAATCACATCGGCACTGATATTCTAGACCATCTATATTTAATGTTACGAACAAAGAAGAACTATATGAACCAGATGGATTGGCAATAGCCATTGCCGCATATGTCTTAGCAGCAGCTAATAGAAAGGTAGATTCTGCTTCATCCCAAGTCGCCATTATACCACCCCTTATCTACAGTAAAATAGCCAGCAAATCCTCCCATAATCATTTCTTCTCTATGTCGGTCAAATATCTCTTCAACTCGCATTATGCTTCTAGTTCTATTTTCAACATCTTCCCGCAATAAGAAAAGTTGCATCTTGTTTAGATTGCCTTTCCAATTTCTCTTACGAACATTCTTATCAGTAGTTTTCGTTAATATAGCGCGATTTACCTGAGCGCCTTGAACATCAATAAAATATATACCCCAGTTACCATCTTGATTTCGATAATACAACCTAAGCCCGCTAAACACTCTTTCTCGAATTATCTGTTTATATAACTCCTCACGTTCTAACATCAGTCGTCTCGCTGAATCTATACAATGCTCGGTATTCTCTAATAGATATAAAGATTGAATAACCTTTAGGTATCTATTTAGTATCCGAGTACCTCTATCCCAATCTTTCACATCATCAGGAAGAAAGAGATGGTTAAGTTCTAATTGGGTTCCAGACTCTTCGTCTCGCAGAAGAAAACCATCATAGAACTTACAACCCATCTCTTTAAGTTCACAATATTCAGGGATTTTGTTACCTATCTCAAATAGTCTTTTACGACGCTCGATAATATCTTGCATATAGAAGAAGCTTGGTATTTCCATTATTATCACTCTCCGATACGTCTTGGTGTTGCAATTCTTCCTTCCTCTATAAGATTAAAAATTCTTAGGAATAATATTAATTGCCAGAAGTGTTTCGTATAGCTACGAGCGTCCTTGTCTGGGCAAGTTCTAGTAGCAGTGATGTCCCTACGGATATACGTCTGTATAAGAACCTTCCATTCTGCATCGCAACGCTCTACACCGTCAACTATCTTCCAAACCCACTTATCAGGTAATTGTTCCCAGATAAACATGGCATCTGAACAATAGGTTTTTAATGTCTTAGGTTTAACAGTTGGATTAGCTATACACATAAATTTTTCGAAAGCAGCTTTAATATGCTCTGCTTTATACGATTCATTTCTGCTCGATAATATTGTCCCATTCATCTTGCCAAGGCACCTCCCTACGTTGAAACAGCTTGGTTGCATCGAATGTGTTTCTCCTTGCGTTAAGCTCTTTCTTAGTCCATAGTGCCTTGTTTCTAGGATTCTTTTCTTTGAGATATTCTGTAAGCCATTCTCTATGATATGCTTCAACTTGTCTACGGTGTTCTTTATTCTGGTATAGTGAACTTTGATTTTCACCGCCGAACTCTTTTATAATTAGGTTTTTGTTACAAGCTAAACCATGCTTTGCTAGAATCCAATCTAACTCGAATTGTACATCTTCTGGCGGTGTACCTAACTGACAACTTGTCTCACCATTCATATAAATCGGTTCGTAACCATAACGCACCAGATTAGGAATACAAGCAATCTGAAGGAAACCTAATGGAGAACTTTTTGCCATGAACCAAGCTTCCTTCTTCTTAGGGAATTCAATACATTGCTTTTTAAATGGTTCAACCATTGGGTGCAAGCCTTTGATTATAGTAGCTTCCTTAGCTAAACGGTCACCGTCAGGTCCTTTAAGCTCTTTGGTAAAGAACTCCTCACCGTTAAAATAAGGGTACAATGCACGGTCATCGTCCATAATTACTAACCAATCGTAATTTGAAGTATACAGTTCTTCAAGTAGAATATTTCTATTAGCACCAGGGTATGCAGCTCCATTCTTAATATGCTTGATATTAAATGGAACATCATTTAGACAATCATAGTCAGAATCATCACCCCAAGCACTCTCTACTCTATAATACAAATCATCTGGTGTTAGGAATGTAGATAGCCAATCCAGCTGTTTTCTGTGGTTAGCTATACGCATTGCTTTTCTATCAGCGTCTGGTGGGATATACGAAATAGTTCCGTACATAACTCGTCCCATACATAATCCTCCTTAATGCTGGTTTTTAACTTACTATTATATTATACAACACCACACAAGTTTAATACGAACTTATGTGGTGTTGTCTAAGATGTTTTTAATTTCAGAATACCTCTCGTATGAGGTAAGCGGTTCATAATCTAATGACCATATCCCCTTAGTCTTTTCTAGAAAACGTGGGTCATTAAAATCAGTGACGTATTCACGCTTCTTCTGGTCAACCCACATTACATTGCCGAACAGGTGTAATCGATATTCACGCAGAAAACCTGTAAGCCAATCTACCGGAAGATTAGACCTTAAATATAATTGGAACTTTATTCTTACTTGCTGGGGTATCGGTCGTGCGTATGCAAGGTTATTCTTACGAATTATATTACAGCACGCTTCATACGCAGGCATGGTTCCTATATCTATATGATAGAAGGACTCGTTTATAAGAAGTATACCTTGAACATACATACCGACATACGTCATCAAATCGGCATATCGAGCTGTCTTATTTCTTGGCAATTCTAATGCATCTTGATAGTCATGCGGTTTGGCATGAATAACTCCTAGCACTTTTGCTGCTTGATACTCGATAGGCGACATGGTATGCCACCCCCTTTATCTTGACTTACGACGTTGTAAATAGACACCAAGTAGATTGGTCAATTCGATTGAATTTGTCCTTTCAGAGAACATATCAATAAACTTGTCGATGGTTTTGTCTGTAATCACTGTCTGTGGTTCAGTCCATGTATCAACGCTAGTATTAAGCGACACAAGTTGTCTGTTCCGACGTACCATCTCTTCGTTCTCAATAAGTTTTTGCTGAACTTTACGCTTAGTCGTTACCTTGATGATATTGTTATAAATATCGTCGATACTATCGAATTCACGCAGCAATTCTATACCGGTTGCTTCACCCAGCCCCTTAACTCCTGGGATATTATCTGAACCGTCACCTACGATTGCCTTTAGGTCAATTAATTGCTTAGGTGCTATCTTCTTTTCCGCAAAGAATAGCGCATCGTCCCATCGTACATGGATTCCGTTCGTTTTAAGTTGAATAACCGTTACATTCTTTCTTAGAAGCTGTAACCAGTCTGCGTCAACAGTAAGTAGAGTTATCTCATTCTTATCTGCATATCTCTCAACAAACGCACCTGCTAGGTCATCAGCTTCACGACCTGGGTGTTTGTATACAGTACCGATAAGCGCACCCAATGATAATATAAAGTCAACTTGCTCATAGAACGATGCATCTGCTGCTGTCCTGTTGGCTTTGTAATCGGGATACAGTTCCTTACGGACATCTGCTGAACCTGGCATATCGGTTACAAATATTGGATAATATTCTTCTACAGCATGTACTCTACTTAAAAACTGCTTGAAAAATCCAATAATAACCGAAGTGGGTTCACCCTTGTTATTGGTAAGGTCTGGGTAGCCATATAACGCTCTAAAACTTAAAGCGTAAGTATCGATTACCAGATATTTCATTTAATTCCTCCTTGTAAGATTCCCATAAATTATTTAAGTTTATGTATGCTTATTTTAACATGAATTTTTTAGCAATTCGAAGTTTAGTTACCTGCTAGACAATTGAGTAACTGGTCAGGTAAGGTAGCAGGTCGACAAGGATACTCATCTACAGTGCAAAGTGTGTCTCGCATGTCGAACATAAATTCTAGATTATACTGCCTAGGTGACTCAGAATCCTTAACCAGATTGAATTTATGTTCTGAGCACATATTGGTAAAGTCAGCTACATCTCTGATACCACTTTCTACAGCAATTCTTGATGTCTGATATGTGTTAGATGTAACTACTGCCGCTACCAGGTCAGCACCTCGCTTCATTATATAAAGGTCAACCGGTTCATTTTTAGGTACATCTTCAACCTTAACTACGCATGTCTGTTTATACATAATATTCATCCTCTCTAAATAAAATGCTTAAATGCAGTGTTACCGTACATATATTGTATAGTAATTAATACTGCATTTAAGCAACGTCACTTATTAACCTTGAAGTAAACTGTCGTCTGTCTCATCAACATCAGGATTGTTACAAGGACAGTGTTCACAATCGCAACAACCTGAGTCACTACCACCTTTAGGGTTACCACCGGGGCGAACGGTTGAACCTGCTAGGTAAGCTGCATTCGGGTCTCCATTTACTGTTTTAAGGTATAGATAAGCATACCAATCTGGATTTTGTCGGAAGGTGTCGAAACTGAACATAATTCGTAGACGTACTGTACCACCTAGTTCTAAAGAATCTAGCCAGGTACTTGGTACAATTACTTCAGGTCGTTCACCAACCTGTTGGAATAAATTCCAAGATTCATCGGCACTGGTAATGACGTGCTTCTCATTATCTTCAGTGTTCCAAGTAATCTTGTTGAGTTTGCCTCTGAAGTCCTTTGGCATTAGGAATCTCAGGTCAATATCATGACCCCATTCCTTAATTCTGAGGTAACCATCTGTGGTAAACTCATTAGGGTTAGTTAGGATATTAATCTGATTAACCATGATTTTCTACTCCTTTACTATTTATTTCTGAACAGCGGGTAACTGTTTTCAGTTAAATCATGTTAAGGATTCTATTTGCAAGCTGTTGCTGATAATTCAAATCAGCATTAATAATACTATCAGCAAGCATCTCCTTATTATCTACAATCTCCTCATTGATTATATCATAAGAATGATTTGTAACTAATCTTATTATATTAACCGGGTGGTGCTGACCTATACGATGACATCTATCTTGAGCTTGTATCTCATCAGCAGAAGTCCACGGTAGTTCATACTCTACGATAGTAGAACTTGCAGTTAGATTGAAACCAGTACCTAGTGTCTGGTAGTTACCTAAGATAATGTTGCACTCTGGTATATTTTGAAAAGCTTGTACGTTCGCTTCTCTAACCTGTGTATCAATCGCACCGTATACTAAGGCTGGATTATATTTATGCTTTCTCAACACCCAGTTCAAGTATTCAAGTGTGAATACATGATAACAGAATATTACTATTTTCTGACCAGCTGCAATCACTTCTTCTACAATATCTAACAAGGCTTCTAATTTTGCACAAGCCTCTGGTGGAAATGTTTCCATAACCCTTGGTGGGCAGCCGGTTGCTTTCTTTAGACCAACGAGTTGTCCCATTGGACTTGCTGAAGCCATAATTTCAGCAGAACGCTCACGTAGGTCTTTCTGTATCTCTTTATACAGTCTAGCCTGCTCTGGTAACATATCAAAATGGATTGTTTGCACTGTTTTCTCAGGCAAATCCAGACATTCGTCTTTAGTTCTACGTAATGACCAACAATTCAAATCTCTACTTAGGTCATCTGTATTCTTGAAACCAGTAATCTGTTTATTCTGGAAACCACCCTTGATACAATATTTAGCTTCAAAATATGTTTTAGGTGGTACAGTACGGCCTAACCAAAGCATCATTGCGAACAAATCCACAGGTGAATTGACAATCGGTGTACCAGTTAAACCTAGCTTATAATGTGTGTTCAATGATAATAACCCTTTGGTTTGTTTTGCCTTTGGATTTTTACATTTGTGCACCTCATCTACCACGACCATGCCTAATACCTTATCATTTATTTGTGACATTAAACCTGTGATTATCGCATCGTTGCGTAGTGATTCTATGTTGGTTATAACGACTTGAGCGTTCATCTTCTTTAGACGATTAACATCATCAACTTTATCTCGACCAGAACCTATTTTAGTCTGTAGCCCAGATTTACCAACAGCTCGTGTACCAAGAATGTACCCAGACAAATTTGTATGTTTCTTAACCTCATTTAGCCAGTTGTATTGTAAACTCGATACACCAACAATAATTAGAGCTTTTTGAATTTGTCCAGCCTTTATTCTATTGGCAATCAAATCCAACGACTGTTTGGTTTTTCCAAGACCAGGCTCATCTAGTAACAGCATTTGAGCGTGCGATTGAGAATACTTTAAAAATTCCTTCTGGTGCTCGTACGGATTTGTTTTCCAAAATGTAAAATCTAATTTGTCTGCGTCTGGTTCTATTTTATCTTCCATTACAGGTATTAATGGTATTTCCTGACCTTCTTTGAAACGAGGAACATAGGCGTGTTTCGGTCTTCCTTTGTATCGATATAACTCATATTCCATAGTTGTCTGAGAAATTACCTCAACCGGTTCTCCTTCGTAGGTGTAATACATTGATAACCTCCTTAATTGGATATGTTGTTTATTGTACATTTACATTATAACACACGCACACATTGTTTTCGAATATTAACAAATTTTTACGACCTATACATTTCTACTAAGATTTTCTGTTGATTTTTGTTTATTATTTTGTAATCTAAAACTACTGTTACCTCACAATATAATTATATGTTCGCATACGCTCCCATCTAATTCTCTCCACAACACCAGCAAGCTGGATGAACATCGCTAAATGCTTGATAAATCAAGCACTCGCTATAAAGTCTCTTTGCTTATCAGCAAAGAAACTTGGCAGCCGCCAAACCTAGCAAAACCAAACAAAACAAGGTAAATCGCGGTAAACCGCTGAAACCAAAATCAGAAATTAAAAAGCATTAAAAAGAATTTAAAATCTAAAATAGGAAGTTTTAAAGTCAGGCGCGTCAGCGCCTGTGAATATTCACCAAAGAGGGGCGACTTTAGTCTGCTAAAGTTTTATAGAACTTATCTTAGTTTAAAAATCTAGGTTTTAGAGTACCAAGAAAATCACTAATAATGAGCATTTGATTTCTGTTGTAAAATTCGACATTAACAACCATAAAATGTTATCATGAGAATGTACTTGTATATGTGATTATATCTTCGTGTAAAATCTTACCGTGTGTTATAATATTAATGTGAGTCTTACAGGTTCAGAAATTAATCGTGGAAAGGAGTTAAGCACATGTCTGACTATGTATCACCGAAATATACTTTCGAAACTGAACTACCAGAAGGTTGGTATCTTGGTAGATTATATAAAAATCGTAGAGTCTTACATTATAAAAATTGTAAAGTTAAGAGCATCTTTGATGATTTTAATATAGAGCGAACAGTTCGCGATATCATTGCGCATCCACCAGTGCTTGTAGAAATGATGTTGTTTCAAGACAAGCAGTTAGATGCGCATGAATTATCTAAAGAAGCTCAGGATAGATTACTCAAGAAGGGTTTAGTTACAATAGAGTATGCTAAAAAGAACTTTAGTATCTATTCTGCAAATCAGGTACCTAAGATAGCTGAGTATGATGGTAGACTGTATGTCAATAAAAATCATGATTGGTATGATGAAGCAGGCAATTGTATTAATAAGAAAAAGCGTTTCATATCCACATGGGAAGCTCGTGTAGCGTATGCCCAGGGTCAATGCACATTAACCGATGTTGCTAGATATAGCTGGGCTGCAGTTCTTGAATGTCTTGGAGATATGCATCAACGTGGTGTTAATAGTTATCTAATGCCAAAGTTAAAGCTTAATAAGAAAGCTTGGACATATGATGCTAAGTATGATAAACAAAAAAGACTTGACAGAAATAAGAAAAATGAGCATACACCTTGGGACGAGACAGCTGACATCGAGGAGATATATCGCAGAGAAGTTAATTCATGCTTATTACATCATTTCACAGCTTCGGTAGAAAATCATGTAATGATGTTTACTAAAGATTGTAACATACCTGCATTTGACGATATGAAGAAAAGAACTGAAAAAGTAGAGAATGAGGTTATAACTGAGTTATCTGGTATAGAAAGAGAGCTCAATAGTTTCAGATGGAATTCATTAATGAATTGGTTGGAACCTGTGTTCGCACCTAAGGCTATGAATGATAAAAGAAAATTTGAGTTCTTTAACCTAGTTCATGATGTTCTTATCGGAAAGATTAGCGGTCATTATGCGGCTCTTAGCTTTAGTTCTGGTACACCAGAGCAACTATTCGAAGAAGAAGATAGGTACAAGCGCACCATATTGCAGCATGTACCTTTCCTTGCGAATATGAGCAAAGACATAACACCAAGCAAGATTTCATTTGTAGATGCAGTTAATTACATTAAGGCTAGGTATCAAGACATGGTTAGGCTTGGTTTTAGACCTGCTGATAAATGCATTACCTCATTTAATTATGATAATTGTAGATTTGCATTACATATCTATACCGGTGAGGTAAAGTATGTAGGTCCTCTTAGAGGTAAGTATATACCTGATAGTTGGTTAGATTTAACACCAGAAGAACGTCGTAAGCGGCTAAAAGATGACCAAGAATGGGAATATCAAGAAAAATCAATTAAGCGTTACAACAGACTATTCTCGTATCTGTTTAATGTTATATACAAGTGCTGGGATAGAGCTACTGCTTATCTAGAAGCACGAAAGAAAGCTCGTACAAAATATCTACGCTTGTCTTCAGGATTCTTTGAGAGAATGCAGAAGAAAGCTGAAGGATATATAAATTCTATGGAAAGAGGGGTTGTCACTTGCTAAACACGCAGTTATATTTTGCAGGTAGTGCACCGCAGGCAGTTGATGAGTATTTGGTTAAAGAAGGATACAACAGACTGTTCTCGCAGTTGAATGACCGTTCACGTTTAAAGCGTTGGATGAGTTATAAAGATGAGCATCCTGGTATGAAACTGTTCGTTGACTCAGGTGCGTTCTCAGCGTACACAAAGGGGAAGGAAATCGACCTGGACGATTATATTGCTTATCTGAATGAAAACGGTAAGTATTTCGATGTAATGGTACAGGTGGATTACATTCCAGGTAAATCAAATGTTGTTCAGGATAAACAGGTTTATCTTGATGCTCCTAGAATATCCTGGGAGAACTTCTTGCATATGAGAGACCGAATTGATAAGAGCTTATGGGATAGGTTTATTCCTGTTTTCCATGAAGGAGAAGATTTCAAGTGGCTTGAGAATATGCTGGAGTACAGAGATGCAGATGGAAATTCATTACAATATATTGGAATTTCACCACATACAGAAACAACCACTGATAAGCGTCTTATATTCTGTAAAGAAGTATTCAGGCGTATTAAGAAATCATCTAATCCTAATGTTAAGACACACGGATTTGGTATGACAGCTCTGAATATTCTTCAGTATATTGATTTTACCTCTGTTGACTCTACTACATGGCTAAAGGGAGCAATCTATGGTACAATTCTTGTACATAGACATAATAAGTTAGCAGCAATGAACGTAGGTGAGAGAACTACAGGTGCAGCTGACCATTTCTGTTGGTTAGGTGAAGAAGCAAAGAAGGAAGTATGCAGATTAATTGAAGACGCAGGCTTCTCGACAGAAAAACTCAAAAAGATAGACCCAACAAGAGACACAGATGAAATTCTAGATGACGGTACTGAGGATATAACCAACAGTATTGCAATGCGTCAGATGTTTAATGCATCTAGTATGATTCGTTATCTAGAGACCACTGATTTTGTCGGACTGCCAAAAGCAGCACGTCGTATAGGTCTATAAGGTTAGGTAAACACACATCTTCGTATTAAACGAAGTTTTGTGTTACAATAAGAATGTAATGTTTACATCAGACAACCGCGGCTTGGATGATGCTTACATTAGTCTTGCTTGATTGAATGAAAAATAAAAGAAAACAAAACACCAAGTACCAAAAATTAAAAAACAGAAAGAAGGAATTTTTATGGCACGCTATACAGCGGAAGAATCAAAATCAATGGAATATCAAGGCGCCGAAACTTTTCGTATCGAACAAGACGGCGGAAGAAAGCAAGTAGTCTTTCTTTACACTGATGAAGCAAGCGTTGATGGTTGGGCAGTACACAGACTTCCTGGTGCAAACTACTACACCTATACAGTAGATTGCCCTAGAGGCCCAAAGGACCCTGTTGATATGTGTCCTGCGTGTCAGGCAGGTGAAGCACTGTCAACAAGAGTATTTGTTCGTATGCTCGACGTAGCTACAGGTAAAGTTATGATTTGGGACAAGCCAGCATCATACCGTAAGGATTTAGCTGGTCTTATTCATTATCATAATCCTCTCTACAAGCAGAAGGTTGAAATTACTCGTAACGGAACTGGTCTTAATACAAAGTATTCAGTAATGCCTATAGGCGATAGTGGAATAACCGAAGAGCAGTATAAGGAGCTTGTAGCTCAGTGTGATGAGGTTTGTACTAACTATGTTCGTCCTGCAGACAAGTATGCAGAGATTAAGGCACGTTCTGTAGCAGCTCAGGAAGAGCAGGTTCAGGTTGAAGCACAGCAGGGACAGGCTCCTCAGCAGAATGCTTGGGCACAGAACCAGGCTCCTCAGCAGGGTTGGGGACAGGCTCCTCAGCAGGGTTGGGGCGCACCGCCTGCACCACAGCAGGGTTGGGGTTCAGCTCCACAGCAGAATGCTCCAGCTCCACAGCCTCAGCAGAATGCTGCACCACAGCAGGGTTGGGGACAGACAGCTCAGGCACAGCCTCAGCAGCAGGGTTGGGGCTCAGCTCCACAGGGAGCTTGGTCTCAGAATCCTCAGAACTAAAACGATTGAGAGGTAAAAATAATGATTTGTAAGAAAGAAAACCTGAATACAGCACTCGCGGCTGTAGCAGAAGGTTTAACACCCAATTCATACGTTATCTTAGCAACCACAATTACACTTCACGTTGCAGATGGTAACCTGTATCTTATTACAGAGCCAGATGACGGTGAGGTATGGTACGGAGCTAAGGTAGGCTCTACAACAGAAGCATTTCCAACAGTTTCAGTAGATGGAGCAAAGTTCACTAAGGCAGTCTCATTCTGTGAGTCTGACGTCGAGCTTACAGCTACAGAAGATACTCTTCTTGTTAAGAATGCAAAAGGTACTCTGAAACTTCCTATTCTCGTAGACGATGCTGGAAATAGAGCTGCACATGAGTTTTGTACAAAGTCTGGTGAGCAACTTAAGGTTGACCATCTTAATCAGCTTAAAATGCTCACTGGTACATTATCTAAGACAATGGATTCAATTGCAGAGCGTTGTGTATATACAGACGGAGAGTGCTCTTATGCTACAGATGAAGTAAACATCAGCAAGGGTGATTCACTTGTCAATACACCAATTCTTCTCTCAGCAAGAATGGTAAGCTACTGCTCTAAGCATTCTGATGTTCAGATTTATGATGCAGGTCCAGAGTATTTCTGGTTTGTATCAGAAGAGTCTGGTTCATCAGCAAGATTCTCAAAGGTGTTCCAGGACTTCATTCCTCAGTTCCCACTTGAGGGACTCAAAGCTGAGTTCGCAAATGAGGTGCTACATTCGGTACAGGTTGACATGAGTTCGTTCTTGAATTCAATGCAGTTCCTTGCTATCGTAGCTGATGCAGCAAATGATTACAGCGTTACTGTATGCCAGGAGGCACCTGAAGAACTTATTCTTAAGTGTGCTGATAGTATTCAGAAGGTACCTTGTAAGTCTATCGCAGGTAATGGACCTTGGTCTGTTGAGGTAGACTGTATGAGTGCTAATGCTCGTTTTGCAGCATATGACGGTATGGTTCAGCTGGACGTTTATGAGAGTCAGCTTGCTTGTGTAGGTCCTGTTACTACTTCAATTGGTCTTATTGTATAATGGCTGAGAACCGTGGTAAGGAATGGGAAGGAATCGTCGAAGAGTGGTTAGAAAGTAATCACATCTGTTATGACCGTATTCATGACCAAGTTTCACATCTAAAAGGTTCTAAGAATGTTTGTGATTACGACGCATACATCTATCCACATATCTATTACATAGAATGTAAAGAGTGTGCGTCTAGCACATTTAATATGCTTCAGAATATAGATGAGTACCAATGGTTCGAGATGTTAAAGAAAGATAAATTTCCAGGAGTAAGGGCTGGATATGTTATCTGGATGCTATGCGAGAACAGAGCATTCTGGGTATCTCCGTTACAATTAGATTTGTACTACGCCGCGGGTAAGAAATCTGTTACGGTAGCCGACCTAGAGAGAGTAGGTATAGAACTTAATCTGTATCAAAAGCGTACGAACTGGTATCTAGAAACATTACTTGACGTTGTCGAGGAAAAGTTAGCACAGGTGGACTGATATGTTCGCCTGTGCTTTTAATTTATAAAACAGAGGAGGTAGATTATGCGTAATCTAGCTGCTATATATAGACCGACTAAATTAGATGATGTCGTCGGTCAAGAAGGCGCTAAGAAAGTTCTTAGAACACATCTAGCAAATAAGCCAAAAGCTTCATATATATTTTCAGGCGGGGCAGGAACCGGTAAGACAACCTGTGCTCGTATATTTGCACATGAATTAAATGGTCAATCAAATATCTATGAAATCAATGCTGCTGATAATACAGGTGTTGATGGTGTACGTAAGATAATATCAGATGCAAGACATAAGCCAATAGGTACAAAGTATAAGATATTCATATTAGATGAGTGTCATATGCTAACGGTACAGGCTTGGAATGCTCTGCTTAAATTAGTAGAAGAGCCACCAGAGTCAGTTATATTATTGTTCTGTACAACAGACCCTAGAAAAATTCCAAACACGATTACTTCAAGATGTTTGAGATTGGACTTCACTCGAATAGATGTAGACGGAGTTACTGATAGACTCCTTTGGATACTAGAACAAGAACAGATAACAGGTGTTCCTAGAGAACCGTTACGTTATATAGCTCAGCTTGCCAATGGTGGTATGCGTGATGCTATTACAATGATGGATAAAGTGCTAGGTTATGGTGTTGATATTAATTTCGAGATTATTAATACAGCTTTAGGACTTGTCGGTTTTGATGTATCTATTGGTGTACTGAAGGCGTTCTATGCACATGACTTTACAAAGCTAATAGAGATATTAGACAACAGTAATAAGTCTGGTGTTGACTTTAAAGCGTGGGTACAAGACTTTAGACGTTTCGTTCTGCAAACGGTTGAGTTACAATTAGGTGTAGCACCTGATAATGTTGCTTTGCCTACAGAAGTATGTCAAGAGTTATTAACACTCCCGAAAGATGGTAGGTTGTTCCAGACACTATGTTCATTAGATGATTTGGTACAAAGAATAATTATGGAGTCAGACACATACACCATGGTAAAGGTAAACTTTCTAAAAATGGCAGGTGACTTCTAATGGATATTATTGGTCAGGAGAAGTTAGTTAAAAGTCTTAGAGAATCAAACGCTAGAGCTATTCTAGTGGAAGGACCACCTCATGCTGGTAAGAAAACTATTATTAGAAAGATATATAGTGAGATGGGTTTATATGTGTATGAAGTTTCAGGAACGGTAAATGATTTCAGAGAGACACTTGATTTTATTCGTACACAGACAAATCCGATAATGTATCTTATACCTGATATAGACCAGTTACGTCCTGCTATTCAGAATTTATTATTGAAGGTACTTGAAGAACCACCAATGAAAGCAAGGTTTTGTCTAACAGCGAGTAATACAATTCTTCCTACAATCAAGTCAAGGTGTGTTACTTATACATTGGATAGATATACACCAGAACAGATTATGAGTATCTGTGTAGATTCAGAAAGAGCACAAGTTCAGCAGTATATCAATATTATTAGTAAAGCTGTTGAGACACCTGGTCAATTAGAACATCTGATTGGTTGGCAAGGGTATCAAGCGTTACCTGATATGATACAGCAGATGACTGAAATAGGTGCTGCTATCAAGTCCTCATTAGCGCTAACTCTTAATCGAGTTAACATGCTAGGTAAGTATATGAAAGAACAAGATGTAGATGTATATTACTTCTTTCTATTGGCTAAGGGATTTTATTCGAATACAGAAAGCTTTTCTATTCTATCACAGAATTTGTCTGAGTTGGATAGGTATATTATCGCATACTTCTATGCAGAATTGTGGAAAGAGGTGGCTTGTAAATGACATTAGCTGAGTTTAAGGATGTTATGAAAAATCCACCGAATGTGTTTGTTCTGATGGCAAATGATTATGACCTTAGGACACTCTATCTAAAACAGTTCTGTAAAGCTCATAATGCTACACCGACATTTGTAGAGTCAATCGACTTTAAATCAAAAGCACGATTTATAAATGCTAATCAGATTTTAGTCCTGACAGATGACTCTGAAATCTTGTCTAATCCAAAACCTGAGTATAAGCCTACAAATAGAACAGTGGTTTATCTGTATACTTCTATAAAGAATATACCAGAGAAGACTGTTGAGTTTTTTGAAGGCAATGTACTGGTTATAGAAGATTTGACCTGGGCACAAGCTTCTAATATTCTAACCAAGAAGAAGCTAAGTCCTAGCATAATAGAGCATATGAAGAATAATCTAGACACGCCAGCTAATATGAGATTGTTCGGTTTGCAAGTATTAGACTTAGCTGAGTCATTAGGTGTGTCTGACTTAGACGCGTTTAATCAATATTTTAAGCCCTGGATGCAATCAGAGATAAGTGAGGAACCAGGTCCGTTCTGTGATGCTATTCTTGATGGTGATTTTACATTTATATTCACATATCTAGAAGCTCAGAGAGGTAATGAATTCTTTGTCTATGCTTCTATATTTAGATGGTTAGAACAAATAATGCGTTTTGTCTCATGTGGTAAAGATTATTGGGATAAGGGTGGTTTAGTTAAAGCTGTATACACAAACTTTCAGGGTAGAGGTTTGCACAACATACCTTGGGTAGAGTGGGTATATCTTTACAAATTAGGATTAAAGTTCAGAAAACAAATCAAGGTAAGTGAACGTGATGCGTTGACTGGATTGGAGGTTTATGTATGTACCATTTTACGAACCCTTCTGGACAACAGAATAATAATACCGGATACTGCAGGTACTGTGGGCGTCCATTAAAAAACCACGGCTCTATAAATCAGGAAGCTGGTGATGTATGCATGGCTAGACACAGACGTAGCCGTGTACGTAGAGTTGGTGAGAAACGAGGTGAGGTAGTTGGAGCTGACCAATCAAAGCCAGATACAGATACAGAATAAGATATTTACATTAGGTAGTCCTGTAACACACGCTGATACATTAGAGCAGTTATTGTATGTATTCCAGCAGCAAGGAATTGAAGGAAGACCTATTGTTATTATAAATCCAGTTGAGGACTCTTTACCTGATTTAGCTAACCTATTAGAAAATTATATCGAGAATGCTATGCAGGGTTCTTACAGCAATAAGGTAATAACATCTTATATGTTCCAAAATGCTACAGATGAAGAAATTATAGCTTGGGCACATAGTCAATATAATGCAGAAGGATATCAAACTGTCGACAGTTTGATAGAAACAGGTAAAGCTATCAGAGAACAAAGTCAACTTAAAGCTGAGTTAGACAGGGCAAATGCTAGACGAGAAGAGTTATGGAAACAGCATTGTATTAATCCAAACTCAGATGAAGGTTCTGCTGAGTATGCTGATTTGAGTTATAATGTCATACCCAGAATTCAGGAATCTATTAATCAGGTTACTGAGCGTATGAAGAGTATACCAGCTAACCTGAAAACAGGTAACCATGAGGAACCTCAACCGGTTAGTGTTGAGAATGTTGAAACCAGTGTTGAATCGCCTTCGGTAGGTGTTGAAAACCTTGTGGAATCTGTGGAAACTGATTTAGAAATGTCTGGTACAGGTACTCCAGACCTTATGCTAATGAAATCTACAAGATTAATGATGCCGTTATCAGTTGCCAGACAATTAGCTCAGAATCCACAAAATTCTGTGTTCGCTCAGCAGCAAAGTATTAAAGTACCTGGTTATGTAACTGTACCGGTAGAGTATCTAATAGCTCTTGGCGTACCATTATATGCAGATGGTGTACCTATTGTATATACAAAATCAGGTAAATTTAGGCGTATAGGTAAATCAGATATTAGTCCGGTAGCTAATGCGTATTGGTATCCTAAGCCCCGGTATACGTAACTTCGTAAACTGTTAATCGTATACCTTATAATATTAATGTGGTTATAGTAGTGTGCGTAAGATTATCACACAGCACGCTACTGTTTTGCTACATTGTTTATTGTTTAATAACTGTATACACATTAACACAGACTCTGTACGCAAACAAACGCATAACACAAGCATTTTAAAGAAATACACGAAGGATTTTTGTAGTTATGAGAAACAACTTACCACAGCCTTATTGGTCACATGTCTTGAGTAGGTTCCCAAAAGACCAAAGGTTGTTAGAAGCAGCAGCAGGGTATCTTGAAATGAGAATAGGTAAGAATCCGGAATTAAGTATTAATGATTGGGATTCTTGCTTAGATGACGTTCTGAATGTGTATGAGATAGCAGACTCAACACAATCAAGAGTTAGAAAAATCTCGAAAAAGAGTACTATTACAATTCCTGAACTTACTTATCTATTCCTTACAGCTACGGCTAGAAAATGGAATCATATTGTGTTTACATCAGAACAGGATAAGATGTATGCAAATATGTCATATTATCAAGACCCATATTGGAATGATATCAAGAACAATCCTGAGACTTTAGCTATACTAAGAGAGGAGCTCGGTAGCAATGAACAATGAGCTTACCTATGATGTCTATGATACTCTGCTTCGTAAATCAGAGTTACCAGAGAAGTTACAGAACATACCGAAGGAGTATGTTAGACCTAATATTGTCCAGCTTTGTAACAATATAACTACCTTTAATGGTGTTGTATTGTTGAGTGGTTTAAAAAGAGGTAAGACCTCAAATGCAGCTGTAATATTGTTATCTTATCTTAATGCGTGTAGAGGTTTCACTGATACCCAGGATATAGGTTTGTACGTGTCGGTTAATCAGCTGTGTTATCAAAATAGAACACAAGATAGATTTAATAGAGATAATGAAGTCCAGATGATGGTTAGACGTGCCGTTAATGCAAGGTGCCTAATACTCGACGGACTTTTTTCTTATCTTACTCAACTCGATGATTTAATGCTACAGGCAATATATGATGCACGTCAGAATAAATCATGTATAACAGTGGTGACTACATCAATGACAGACCCATTAAATTGTGCGGGTAGTGTTATGTACAGAATAGCTAGAGATGCAAAGGTAAAGGAGGTATTCTAATGGCACTGACAAATAGCCAAGAAATTGCGTATAAACGTATAATGTCTTGGTATAGAAATAGAGAGTCAGTAGTGTTTAAGCTTGGTGGACCTGCAGGTAGTGGTAAGAGTTACCTTATATCACAGGTAGCTCAGGATATTGGTATAGAGAATTGTTTGCTTATAACACCTACAGGTAAAGCTGCAAATAATCTGATAAAGGCTTCACTACCGGCAAGAACAATCCATTCTCAGATTTATAGAGTACAGATGGATAATGCAGATGATGAAGCTATTAGCTTTGAAACTTCAGCTGACGGCGACTTTAAGAACTTAGAGTTATTGGTTGAGCAAAGTGTAAATCGAGGTTTAAATTTTGAATCTGGTGAATCTCATTTTGTGCTAAAAGAAGAATTAGATACAGAAGTGAAATGTATTATCATAGACGAAGGAAGTATGGTAGGCGGAAGGCTGCTAGCAGATGTTCTGTCGTTCGGTATACCTACAATATTAGTAGGAGACCCTAATCAGTTGCCTCCTGTAAACGATACGTCAGTATTTAAGACTTGTGATTATTATCTAACTGAAATTGTACGTCAAGCACAGGGTAGTCCGGTAATATATCTTTCACAAGAAATTCTTAATGGTAGATTAAAATGTGGCGTTTATGGTACATCTATGGTTCGTTCTGGACCTGTGTCTGATGCAGAGTTATGTTATGCCGACATTGTCCTAACTGATACAAATGTATCTAGAACAGAATTAAATAGTCGTATGAGAAAACTCGCATTAGATTTTAGACAGCAGTCTAAACCATTAAGTGTAGGGGATAAGATAATCTGTCGTACTAATACTACTATTTCTTCATCTTCTGGTTTCGTATTAACGAACGGTGCTCAAGGTGTAATCCATAAGATTAAGCATAGTAATCAGAATTATACTTTGGTAGATTTGGTTATGGAAACTCCTGACATTGGTCAGTTTAGTTTTATAGGAACAACTCGTCCCGAATTGTTCCCTAAGGAGGTAAGACCGCCTAAAATAGAGTACGGTTATGCTTTAACAGTACATCTAAGTCAAGGTTCAGAGTGGCCTAATGTAATATATCAGCAGTGTTCAGCCATGAGAAAATCTGCTATATACACAGCAATAACCAGAGCAAGGGAGTCTGTATTGATTGCATTAAGTTAATAATTAGGGGGCGATTACGTGGCACAAAATATAAATGTAGCAGACCAGATAATAATCAATATGGTAATGAATAATCAATGTATTCAATACTTTGATTATCAAGACATATGTAATTTTAAGTTCTTTGGATTAAGTTACAGATACCTCGAGTTTGTTAGAACTAGATATCTTCAGAATGGTTCAGTAACCTTAGGTGAGCTTATGTCAAAGTTCCCTGACTTTCCTTGTTATGATTTGTCTGATGTATCTAAAGACTGTAGCTTTTTAACATATCAGATAAAAGAAGCTTATGTATACAATGAATTAGCACGAATGATTGATGAAGGTATGCAGAAGTATTCAAATGACGGTATTCAATTAATGGGGTTGATAGAGAATAAGGTAAATGAACTTAGAGCAATTATACCTACTCATGTCGACTACGATGTTATCAAGAGCGTAAAAGATAGACAGGAGAAGTATATACACACAGCAAATGACCCTAATGCGTTTATACCAACAGGGTTTGCTGAAATTGACCAGCTAATAGGCGGTTGGTCTAAGAACGGTGAACTATTTTCTATTCTCGCTCGTATGGGTATGGGTAAGACTTGGATACTTATGTATATAGCAGTAGCGGCTTGGAAGGCAGGATTTAGAGTTGGAATAGTGTCTGTCGAGATGGGTAAAGAGGATATAGGATTTCGTATAGACACATTATTATCCGGATTATCTAATTCAGCTTTACGTAGAGGTGATGCGCTAGACATGCAGGCGTATAATAGCTATGTTGCTTCATTAGAGGGAAAAGAAGGTATACTGATACGTTCTAAAAGAGACTTTAATGGTCATATTACACCATCTAAGTTAAGAACATGGATAGAGTCATCTCATCTGGATTTGTTGTTATTGGACGGTATTAGTTATATAGAAAATGAACGTATAAACGCGGCATATAAGAGCGATGCCAGTACAGCAACAGACGTTTCAGAAGACTTAATGTCTATAAGCGGTGATACACACTGTCCGATAGGTGTAACTCAACAGGCTAACAGAAGTGGTTCAGATTTGACTCAGAACCCTAATCTAGAGTCTGCTAGAGGTGGTGACGGTGTAAACATTAACGCATCATTTGCTATGTCTATTGCGTATCCTGATGATTCTCATCAGATTATTGCGTTAGAAGTAAAGAAAAGTAGATTTGGTAGATTTGGTGATAGGTTCACATATGCTTGGGACCCTGACCGTGGATATATCCAATCTAGAAATGAAACCAGTCAAGGTGGTGCTTTCTATGGCAGCAACTCAGTCGCAGGTTGAGCTACGCTCGATTGATGTAGATGCGGTGTTCGACGCTCTAAGAGCATCGACATCGTTCTTTAGGATTTGGAATGAATCAGGTGATGACATATTAACTCAATGTCCATTTCACGGAATGGGTAATGAACAGCATCCGTCATTCGGTATATGTCATAATAAAGCTAACCCGCATTATGGTAAATATCATTGTTTTGCGTGTGATGCTAAAGGTACAATTATATCTTTAGTTAATTATCTTTCTGATAAGGAAGCTAACGATAGATACGGTTTGGAATTTATAAGAACGGTATCCGATATAGAGTTTGTAGATAGAGCTGGTAATATATCATTAGCACCTAGAGAGGTAATTAAGCCACCAGAAGTAACTGAAGTAGAGTTAATGTCTTATAGAACGACATCAGTACCTTATCTAACAGAGAAACGTCGTATCAAGCCCATAATTCAAAGAGTTTTCGATACAGGGTTTGACCCGGTAACTAACTCGGTAACCTTTCCTGTTAAAAGACCTGACGGTTCGGTAGCGTTTGTAGTCAGACGTAATATTGATAAAAAGTGGTATAACTATCCATTAGGTGTAGATAAACCTGTATACGGTGTATATGAGTTTTCTAAGATTGTACCTAGAACGTCATTATTTGCTAGGAAGGTAGTTCTAGTTGAGTCTATTATAAATGCACAAACTTTATGGGGCTATGGCATACCCGCCTGGGCACTTCTAGGTACAGGTTCAGGTGTACAACTTGACTTTTTGAATACCACAGATATACGTGAGTTTATGATATGTCTAGATGGCGATAAAGCAGGTATGAAGGGTGCAGCAAAATTACAGAATGGACTAAAGGCTAGGTCGTCTGTTATACCGATGATTCCTGGTAAGGACGTAAATGACCTAGATGAATATTCTATGAGAATTCTTTATACGCTAAAGAGGTAGTAGTTGAGTTAACCTTCTATATTAGATTAAGTAGGAGGTGATAACATGAAATACATTCTATCAACTGCAGGTAGAAAGTGCTGTAAAGGCTGTACATGGCTACTATCATTAGCAAGAAATGAAGAAGGTTATGATTTAATACAATTTAAGCGAGGTCTATCAGAACATCGAAATCTGATGAAACTCTATCCTGGCGAACCAGCAGTAATACTGGACACAGGTGAGTTCTACATCGGTGATGTTAATGGTAGACCTATTCTTATTAATCCTAATGGAGCAGCTATGCCACAGACAGGCTGTATCCTGAGTGTAAGGCAGCAAGAAGGTTGGGCACAAGGAGCATCGGTAGATGTTCTATATTCTAATCTGATAACTTCAGATGGTGAAGTACCGACAAGTTCAGATGTTGGTAGATATAGCTGTGCAGTTATCATCGATGAGAATAATGTACCAATTGGTGTAGCTTTTGTTACGAACTGGGTACAGGGAGAAGATTCTGCCAGATTCGTTCTTGGATATTTCGAAAGTGATGAGATGACAGAATTTACTTCTGAAGACGTTAATGCGATTATAGCACATGCTGAAGCAAACCTTGCTTAATATGTATTGCTTAAATGCAGTAGTTACAAGTGTATAGTTATAACATATTTAATAAAGCAAGTAAGCAATTTATACAAAGTTCGATGACTAAGGGTGATATCGTGTATAATGTATATAGTGAATATACATGGGAGGTATCATTATGTATCCATTTGTAAAGCCTGCATATAATGCATTGAGCGTAGACCAGAAGAAAGAATTATGTTCTCTTTCATACAGAATTTCTACTGCGTTAAAACCTTGGACGCCAAACTCTAAGACGACAGTTCTAGAGCTAATAGAAAAGGTTAAAGCTGTATGTCCTTATACAGCTAATGACTTGAATTATGCCGTAAAGGATATAGAACAGAATAATCCATTACTTGAGGTACCAGCAACTATATTGGATTTCTTAAAAGCATACTGTAATCAGTTCTTCAGAGTAGTCGAGCGTAATCTATGCTTACCTATCGTAGAAAGTAATGTAGTAGCTAAGCCAGTAGTGGAGGAACAACCTGAACCAGAAACTCAACATTACAATATATCAATTAAACCCACAGGAAGACTTAGAGCTATTACTGAAGAAGTCTGGTGGGTAATTAGAGTTAAGTCTGAGTACAGAATGTGCAGATTAACATTCGAACGCGGTGAGTATTGGGAAATGATAGAATATCAAGCCGGTAAAGTTCTTAATCCACAATATCGTTTTCCCAAGTATGATAACAGAATAATTTATGAGTTTAAGGAACACCTTACGCCAGATATGTTTAATGAGAAAATAAAAGAAGCAGTTAGGGTTCGAAAAGAAGCATTATTAGCTCAAGCTAATAAAATGCTTAAGGAATTCGAGACTGTACTTATTGCTAGGCATTTAACCGGCGGTACATTAGTTGGTGGTGTTTTAAAGGAAGATGATACCAATTGGTATCTTGACACGTATAACGAACAAGGTGAGCATATATTCTATGGTGATACTGTATGGGAGTTACCTAAGAAAAGTAGATGCTCGGTAGTTCAGATTATAAAGAGGGAGTGATAATAATGGCTGAAAAATCCTTCAATACCGGTCGAGTTGTTGGTTGGTCTGCTTATGAAGAATTTATAATGGAAACTGGTGCAGACCCATCTAAGATAACTAATCAGGTATACCAGACACTGGTTACCTATGGTGTAACTCGTAAGGTATTACTATCACCTGGTATAGCTTCCCAGCCTAATGAAGAAGGCTGGACTCCTACACACGGTGGTCAGTTCTATACTCAGACTGTTAGAGTACCCGGTGCAGCTTGGGGCGCAGTACCTATTATAGGTGTAGATTATGCTACATTCTTGGAGGTATTTATTCGTCCAGGTTCTACTACAACAGCTACTGAGTTAGTCGATAGTGAAGAAAAGCAAGCTCTTGAGGAGGCTGTAGGTAATATATTTACGGTCTACATCTCCGATGAATTCGGTAATAAAGCAACACAACCTACATCAGCCCACGGTTATTTGACTTTTGTAGCATTTCCAGATGTATTAAAATTCAACGATAAAATTGCAGACTTACCCGGTGCAAAGATGAGTCTAATCGTACGTGGTTTGTCTATGGAAGACTTAGACGTGAATGGTTTATATTATGGACCTCAAGGACTTATGTTTGCAGGTAACGGTATGGCTGAAGATGGTTACCATAGAACAATAGATATTAATAATCTTTGTCTGAATGCTTCAGGTAACATCTGGTTGAATACAAGTGGTTACTCTGCAGGCTCCACCGTAACTGACCATAGATGGTTAAGTAATAGAGCATTGATTGGTGATACATTAGTATCCTCATTTGGTTATGTTAATCAGAATTTCTTAAACGGTACTGGTATATATCAGAATTTAGGTAGATACGGATTAACCTATGAGGAATATCAGCATGCATTAGCTGGTAAGAATCATAATCACGAGAACGTCGACATTCTAACTAATAAGAACGACTATTTGTATCTAATTGCTGGTATAGCTTCTTTTGAGGAAGACCCACCGATATCTCACCCTATGGAAATTATTCCAGTTCGAAAGTCAGATGGTTATCTGAATGTAGGTCAGTATGACGGCTTTGAGGTTCAAGGAAAGAAACCGTTCGATTGGTGCTTAACTCATGTAATTAATGATGCAGATGATTCTACTGTTCTTCATGTAAAGAATAAGATAACAGGTAATTATTTTGGTAGTTTCTGGCCTGCTACTCGTGTTTCACCTACAGATAAGTTACCATGTAGCATATCATATGGTGGTTCAGGTTCATTCGGTTCGCATATGGTAATTACAGATGAGATTACAGATTCAACCGGTGTTGAGCCGATAATGCCTGACCGCAATGCGTGCTATCATGTGGAAGATGAAAGGTTCCTGAAAGGATACTATTGGATATTAGGAAACCAGACAACCTCGCATACCAACGGTATTTATATGTGTACCAAGGACGACGGACATGAAGGATTAGGATATTCATTATTAAACAGAAGAGGTAGTTATCTACAAATCTCAACTGATTTTCCTGAGTATTGCCATTCCAAGGGATATGCTGACATCACAGCAATGTTCCCCAATGCTGCTGTTTCTAATGGTGTTCTGGTGATAGATAATACCTACATATTCCCTGGTGAGATACTATGTATAATTACCACAGATACAACTGCCGCTAAGCGTGAAAGACTATTCTATGTTTGGGGTACTGTCGATTCTGGTAACCCTCGTCTGATAGTGGCTTCAGCTGGCAATACTGGTATACCGGCATTAACTCTAGACTCGAGTGCAGTTATCGACGATACGTCGTCAAATCAGTATTCAGACATTCTAATCTTGACTCGAGCTGATTGGGATGCTATGTTTACTAGAACAGTTGATGTGTATACAGACGATAGTGCTTATACTTCGGTATCGATAACGGGCGGTGAGGTAACTCGAGGTGCTAGATTTATTATACAGATAGATGCTTCTGCTGGCACATACGGTGCAGGTAATAGTTACACGTATACTGTCTTAAATATTAATTCTACTTATGTTACAATTGCTTCAGAAATGTGCTGGTTGGACAACCCACTATTAACTGAGGTAGTAGGTTATCCTGGACTTTATAATGGTATAGTTCCCTGTTATAAAGAGCAGTTACCAAATGCGTCTGGTTCATATTATTACAATATGAAAAGAACGATGTCTAATCTAACAGCAGCTGAAATGTTCGCTGACTACGGTTTGGATATATCTGATTATGTACATGAGGATTATCAAAATCTTAACCTAGAAGAGTTCTTACAGGAATGTGCAATACGTAAAAATCTATACCAAGCTAGAACAGGTGATACGTTAAGAGATGTTGGTGTAGACTCAACTTATTACTTCTACTCGATAACCGACCTTAACTGGGACGGAGGTAATGACCCATTCCCAACACCAACTCCTTCATCACCGATTAGGGCTTCGATGAAGATTCATGCAGAGACAAATGCAACTAACTTCTTTGATACTGCTTACTATACAGCACAATCAAGAACAGGTGATACTTGGTCAGATATCTCGATAAGAAATAAAGATTATCCTATCTGGGCTACAGCTGGTAAATCTAAGTTCGGTGAGGAAACACTTAGCATATCAGCAATTGACGATAAACGTAACCGTCTTGACTTCTCAGGTAACTCTGGTTCGATAGATGTAGATACAATCGATTGGTTCCATCTACTTACTGCTTTAGGAACAGGTCAACATCTGGATTTACTAAAGGGTGTTAGATTTAGAAAAGGTGACAACAATACACAGATTATTACATCTGAAGGTGTAGTATTGGTACTTGCTACAGAAGAACCAACTGGTAATATAGACGACGGCGCTATAGGTATAGGTTGGCTTTCAGAGGGAGGAACTAATCCGATTTGGTTGAAATCAAATGGAAGTTGGGTATCAATCATCTAACATTTGAGTTCTGATATAATAATATAAAATAGAGTGAGGGTAATAAAGGTACTCTCACTCTTTATTTATCTATAGAATAGGAGGAAAATTCATGAGTGATGTTTTAATTCCGATAGAACCTGCTCCTGATTATAATGACAGAACGCAGAAGTATCTTATGCCACCATTTCAGGATATTACAGCTTCTGAAGTAATGGCTGAGTTCGAAAAGAGATGCGGTAGTGGTCAGCAGTATACGACTTTTCCTAATACAATCAGTGATGGTGAAAAGGCTAAGCTAGAAGCTGCAGGTTATGTTGTAACAGCGAATACAATTGATTCTGAGAATATCGACGGAGTTGAACCTACATACATAGGTTTCCAGGTAGCGCTGAATGATACCGCAGCGGCTAAGAGTATGGTTATTGGTCAGAAAGGTGAAAATGGTATCGGTGGCGGTGGCGACTCTGCTACACTTATCGAAAAGTCAATCACAGAGAACGGAGTGTATAACGCTTCTGACGATAATGCTGACGGATATAGCAAGGTTACTGTTGATGTTGCTGGTAGTGGCGGAGAGACTTTTGTGGTTAATGTAGATTATGACTCAGAGTATCAGTTAGGTTATTTAGTGGCAGATAAGTCTTTTAGTGAAGCTGAAGCAATTTATGCATCTGGTGGCGTTGTAAATATAGTATTATCTGCTACCGCTAAAGAATACTTGTCTGAGGTTGCGGCTTCAGATATATTATATTTTGAAAATATACCTATTTGTATTGAGTCTGAAGAAGAAGAAGAGGACATGCAGATACAAAAGTTAGCTTGCTATGTTGGCTATAATAATACCATGTCTGATGCCTTAGTATTAGAATGGCTGTATGCTCCGGACTTAGAACTTTATATGTTTCAGCCTGTAGGTAATCCTCCTACACTTGAACTTAGAATTTCAAGTAATGGATTATATCCACCTACATATACAGCTGATAAGACTTTTGCGGAAGTGAGACGTGCTACCAATTATGGCAGTATTATATCTGTTTATTTAGATGGTAATAAGGTACAGTACCCTGGTATATATGTTGGTGATAATGCGATAACTATTAGTGTAGATACAAGAATTGATAGTGATGACGATGTTGCCATAGTGAGTAGCAAAGGTTTTACACTATATGACGATAATACTATTAAATCAATCGATGTTTATACCGATATTATAATAAATCGAAGCAAGGCGAATTTAGTTGAAATTGAACAAAACGCAGAGACTGGTGCATTATCATTAATATCTACAACCCAATCTCTAAATGAGGCAAGACTGCAGGGTAAGACGTTACTTGAATTACAGGTACGTACTGAAATATAAAATCTTAGGAGTTGATTTTAAAGAGCTAGACACTATGTCAAAATTAACACCAGTAACAAGAGGAACAACTTCTTGACAAGATTGCAGAAGTAATAAGCAGAGGTGTTATATCTGGCATGTGATACTCTAGCAATATAATTAAGTAAAGGAGGTATTGTTATGAGCAATATACTTTATAATACTATCGAACCTGCAGCTAATTTCAATGCAAGAATTCAAGCTCAATTTCCTACTAATCTACCTAAGATATTAGCCTCAGAAGTAATGTCTGAAATGGAAACTCGCTGTGGTTCTGGTCAGCAGTATACCACATTTCCGAATACTATTTCTGACGATGAGAAAGCAAAATTAACAGCAGAAGGTTATATAATAACCGAGAACACCATTGACTCTGAATACCGCGACGGTTGTGGTGATACCTACATCGGATTCCAGGTAGCTCTGAATGAGACAGCTGCTGAAAAGGCTATGGTTATTTCTCAGGTTGAGGAGAACGGTATACAGCCTGGTAGTAGCTTCGACCCAACACAGGCTCAGCTAGATGCAATGAATTCTGGTATTACAGCTGAGAAGGTTGGAAATTATGATGATATGGACGACAGACTGGCTGGTATTAAGAGTACAACCGACGAATCGATTACAATGCAGAACGACGATACACTTGTAATCTCGACTACTACACCTTCAGGAGATATTCCTGATAATGCGATAGGAGTGAGCTTCTAATGGGACTGAAAAAGAAAATAAATGGTCAGTGGGTTGACGATAGTGACGTCGACATTCCGGTAAAAGAAGTCAAGATAGACAATGCATCTATCGTTGATGGCACTACCGGTACTGCAGGTATAGCCACTACCGGTAATTATAATAGTGATAATACGTCGCCTAGCTATAACCCATTGTCTACGAAAGATTATGTTGACAGTCAGATAGAACACCTTCCGAAGCCTATGGTATATACTGGCGTTATGTCACTTACAGCTGATTCTGCGGATACTACCAGGTGTTCGATAGCAGTGTCTGAACCTTCATCGGTAGCTAGCATAAAGAAAGGTTTTACCTATAAGGTATCATTTATTGCTGCTAGTCCTGCATATACAGGTACTATTAAGATAGGTGATACTATAATAGCCGCTAAGAATGCACCGAAGGTAGATGCGACATGGGTAGAAGATACCGACTGGAATGTTGTTCCTTCAGGTGACGAGCCAGAGTATACAGTAGCAGCAAACGGTGGTCTACAGCTTACCGGCGAATTTCATAATGAATTCGGTCACTCTAATACTCCAGTAACACCGAAGACTGACCTTGGTATTGTTAAGGTTAAATACGATGCGCTAGGTCATATCACAGAAAGCGAAGATGCTCTAACCGATACTGCTGTAACAGGTTTGGTTACTGCTGCTCCGACAGACCCTGACCCTACGAATAAGATTACATATTATTCATATGCTAATGAGAGATTGACACTTCATAAGATTGGTTTCACAACCGACAATAGATTTGTATCAACTAAGGAACCTGCAAGAGTAATATCACGATATGTAAACTTTACAGCTAACGAGACAACACGTACAGGCAATCCTGACACACATCCCGTTTATATGGCTATCAACAGATGCAATGTATCTGATAATGGTATTATAAATGCATATTATGGTGATGCTGGATATACAGAAGATGGCTCGAATGGTCAAGTAATGGTTAAGATACCGAAATTCTATTACAAGGTTACACCTGATTCTGATGGTGGCCTTGATGTAGTAAATATCAGAAAGTGTACATGGGAGATATCCGATTTGCCAGTCGAGGGTTTCGCATTGCATCCTGCATTCTACGATGCTTCTGGTAATGAGATTGATTATTTCTTATATGGCGCATTTGATGCTGTGGGCCAGAATTCATCTGGTATGTATGGAACATCATACAATACTGCTTCTGACAAACTATCATCTGTTGCGGGTTCTTCTATGTTACCAACAAACTCACTTACACGAGCTACTGCACGCACAATGGCAACTAATCGTGGATCTGGTTGGTATTCGGCTGGTGCAAAACAGACTATGGCCGTTCAGATGTTAATGGCTGTTGAATATGGTTTCAATTCCCAGGTTGGTATCGGTCAGGGCGTTGTTTCCGCATCAGCAGCAACATATGCAGGACAAACAACCGGTAATGTCACTTCCGGTACCCAGAATAATAAAACTACTCCGGTTAACTGGAGAGGAATTGAAAACCTGTGGGGAAATATTTGGAATTGGATTGATGGTCTTAACTGCAATAATACAACCCCATATGTATGCAATACATTTACATTCGTTGACGATACTTCTACAGGTTATACACAAATCGCATTTAACCTTCCAGCAACAAACTACATTACAGCATTTGGATATGACGCAAACAATAGTTGGATACTTCTTCCATCGGAGTCGTCATCCACTGCTAACGTCGACGGTCCAATAGGTGACCGTGTCAGCTCTAATTCGGGGTGGCGCGTTGCTCTATTGGGTGGCAATTGGGGTAATGATTCTAGTGCGGGCGCGTTCTATTGGTATTGTGCTTATAATTCCTCCAATGCGAATTCGATTATCGGCGCGCGCCTTATGTACATACCTTCAGCTGTATAAACCACATATGTTCATGTGGGCATATTCGCCCACATGAATATTTTATATAATAGAAAGGAAAGTGATTAAATATGCCAGATTCTAATTATTTATCTGAAATAGAGCGCGAGGATGGAACTGTTCTCACTATAAAAGATGCTGAGGCTCGTGCTGAAATAGCTGCACAGCTCGAGCAGATTAATACAAATACAACTATCTTATCACAAACTTATAACTCTGCGGATTGTAATGTTTCTGTGTTTCTTTGTCAGGATAATGGTGCTATTAATGAAAGCACATACTATAATACATCTGAAAACAAAATGCATTTCCGTATGCGTTGGAGTAAAAACCAATCTAGGTACTGGGACACAGAAGATGAGGTGTGGACTTACAAATATAGATATGAATATTTTGGTCTGATAGCGACTAATAATGCGGAGAAGATAACATGGTTGGAAATAAATATACCAGAAACAGCTAATGAAACGTATGTGAAAAAATCCACTGTTCCAGACTCTCAGAGTGAGAATACGGGCGGTTATACATGGAACAAGTCTAACGTAAACGTCGGAGACATATGGTACATTAGACCATATATCGTAATGACTGATTTGCAATTTGGTAATCAGTTTATAAAATATGGTGCTGTTTATAAAGTAACAGCAGGTGTTCCTTGTACAATAGAGTGTGATACACTATCATGTACAGAGCTTACAGCAAAAGAACAAGCAAATGAAAACAATATTTCAACGAATGAGCGTCTGGGATATTTGAAGAATTATAACCTTTCACCTATTATTGGCGGACACTCAGACAGTGCTGGCATTATTGACAGAAAAGAATGTTTTCTGTCAGCAGGTACATATTACGTATCATGGAAAAATGCAGGAGCAGCAAACTCAGGCACAGCAACAATGACATTTTATGATTATAATGATACAAGCGTTGGTCAAGCTACAATTACGCATTCTAGAACAAGAACTGAGGTTTCAGTGACATTAACTGATGATTGTGAGACAATTGAGCTTAGAAATGATAGTAATGAATATGTTAGTATTGTTCAAGTTATGATAACTGAAATGGCTAATCAGTCATTTGTTCCGTATGCTCCATCAAACGCAGTATTATACGTAACTATTGATAACATCAATACAGTTCTGGAAGGAGTGTTATAAATTATGCCAGAACATACATTAGCTGAAAATTTAACACGACTTCAGAATGCTAAAACCGCTATCAGTGATGCTATCATAGCAAAAGGCGGTACTGTCGGTAGCGGTGATGGCTTCGAGGATTTTCCTGCTGATATCGATACTATCTCAGGCGGAACTCAGTTAATTGTATCTCCTAATGCTAAACCTCTGACTATGCATATTAGAGACAATGCTTGGGAACCTAAAGATGATTGGTCGGGTATACCTGCATATCTTCTTGGTAACTATATCTGGACAGACGAAGCAAACATCTATTATTCGAGCGGTACAATTCAATATGTTCTCAATAAATCTACATCAACCTGGACACAGAAAACATGGAATGGATTGACGAATTTTAATGGTAGCCGTATATGGGCAGACGGAACTAATATCTATTATTCATATGGTTCTAACCAATATGTTCTAGATAAATCTACTTCAACATGGATAGCAAAAACATGGAGTGGATTAACGAATTTCTATGGTAACAATATATGGACAGACGGAGAAAATGTATATTATTCGAGTAGTTCAACTCAATATGTTCTTGACAAATCTACTTCGACATGGACTCCAAAAACTTGGAGTGAATATTCAAGTCTTTATGGTCAATATGTATGGACAGACGGAGAAAATATATATTCTTCAAATGGTCCCAGCCAATATGTTCTCAATAAATCTACATCAACTTGGAGTACAAAAACCTGGACTGGATTGACGAATTTTCCTGGTAGCTCTATCTGGACAGACGGAGAAAACATTTATTGTTCACCTGGTTCACTTACTTATGTTCTTGATAAGTCCACTTCAACTTGGAGTATAAAGACATGGAGTGGGTCTACGAATGTTTCTGGTTCATATATCTGGACAGACGGTGATAATATTTATTATTCGTATGATACAGCCCAATATGTTCTCGATAAAGCAGCTTCAAGATGGATAACAAAAATCTGGAATACCTCGACAAGTTTTCCTGGTTCATATATCTGGACAGACGGAGAAAATATCTATTATTCAAATGGTTCTAATCAATATGTTCTTGATAAATCTACTTCAACATGGATAGCAAAAACATGGAGTGGATTAACGAATTTCTATGGTGGCTATATCTGGACAGACGGTGATAATATTTATTATTCGTATGATACAGCCCAATATGTTCTCGACAAATCCACATCAACTTGGAGTACAAAGACATGGAGTGGATTAACGAGTTTTGATGGTCAATATATATGGACAGACGGAGAAAATATCTATTATTCAAATGGTTCTAATCAATATGTTCTTGATAAATTAACATCAACCTGGACTACAAAGACTTGGAGTGGATTAACGAGTTTCTATGGTTTCAGTGTCTGGACAGACGGAGAACATATCTATTATTCAAGTGGTTCAACTCAATATGTTCTCGATAAATCTACATCAACTTGGAGTACAAAGACATGGAGTGGATTAACGAGTTTTGGTGGTAACCGTATATGGACAGACGGAGAAAATATCTATTATTCAACTACCACTGATCAATATATCTTAGCCAAAACTCCTACAACCTATCTATCCCCAGCATTAACCCCGTCCTTACAGGGTTAATAAATAAAAATTCTAAATCAGAAAGGTTCAATCCGACATATTCTGAAAAACCAATTTGATAAATTTTAAGGTGGGCGCAATCATTTATTTGGTTGCGCCTATCTTCGAATTATCATGACATAATCTATTATTATATTATTGAGGGACGGTGAGGTTGATATGAGCAGAAATCAGGAAAATCAAGAGTTGCTTAAAGAATACGCAAGAACACGCAACCCAAAGATTAGAAACAAGATTGTGGTTAACAATCTAGGGTTAGTACATCGATGTTACCAGATGTATTTCGCAAGTCGATATCCCGGTGAGACTGATTGTGAGGAGCTCGTGTCAGCTGGCACTATGGGCTTAATAATTGCAATCGACAGATTTGATGCGGATACATATGCAGTTCTAAGCACTTATGCATTTCCCTATATCCGAAATCAAATGAATAAGCTGGTTAATCCTGAAGTGGCCTTTACAGAATTTGAATGTGAGGATGCTGATATACCGATGGAAGAACAAATCGAGGATACATATTCATTTGACCAGAAGCAATCAGATATATCTGATGTTATGGAAGCACTATTAACACCTGAAGAAGTAAGTGTTCTTCATGTTATAAACAGAACTTCTGATGAGCCACCGTGGAGTGTAAACGAAATTGCAAAAGAACTCCACATGCCTGCAAAAGAAGTTACTGATTTATATAAATCTGGATTGACCAAATTATCGGTACCTTGTGTACAATGGTACCTAAGAAAATGTAAAGGAGTGTTATCAGATGATTAGATTAAAACTTAATCTTCCTGAAGCAACTGTAAGTTACAATGAGACAGGTGCTCTGTTAGGCTGTCCTGTCGACCACACACCAAACCAGATAAAGAATTTCAGCCTACCTTTTGAAATTTCTGGTTATGTATCAAAGAATGATTTTCTTGCCTATTCACTATTCTCATCTGCTAGAAAGTTCTCTATATCTGAGCAGATTTCACTGCTAACTCAGCTTGGATTTAAGACAGTACCTTATTTTGAGAACGAGGAGGGACAAGGTAATCAGCTTATTACTCTGAAGAATCAGTATTCTATGTACGACGCTATCTGGATTAGTCTTCCTACCGGTACAGAATATAAGATTCCTGAGCTTGCACACATCAATAGCGTAAAGTGGAAAATCGGTGCAGATAAGGCTTTGACATTAGAGTGTACAACTGATAAGGGTATATACGATGTCGTTGATATGCGTATGATTGCGTACTATCAGCCAGGTTGTACTGCTAAGGTATGGAATGGTGAACTACAGCCAATGAATACAGCACCGGTTGTTGAACCTATTCCTCCTATTTGTCCTAAGTGTAGCAATCCACTCAAGCGTATTCAGATTTATCCTGACCTACCTATGTTCTACAAGTGTACTAATAGCATATGTGACCAGATGGTTCTTGATGAAGAGCCTGTAGGAAATGTTCAGGATGAACCTGAGGTTGTAGCTGAACCTGAATCCTTTCCTAAGGAAGTTCATGAAAGCGTTGCTAACGACGAGATAGAAGCTCCTGTAGAACAAGAAGTTGAAGACGAGATTCCTGAGGAAGTTAAGGCAGAAGCTTTCGAGGAAGAAACTACAGAAACTGTTCTCAAGTGCTTCGTGGATACAGCTAAGGTTGATGCTGAGGCTGTAGACAAGCTTGTAGAAGCAGGTAAGATTGTTGTCGTTGACGAGATTGACCAGGCAGACTGTGTACTGGTAAAGACTAAGATGTCTGTATCTAAGAATGCTCGTAATCTTAGCAAGGAGTTTGATAAGGAACTCAAGCCTATTACAGATTTTGAATAAGGGAGGGATTTCCCATGGCAATAGATGATAGACTATATGACCTACAAGAGTCAGATGACCATCGTTTTCCTGTCTACTCATCTGTAAATGCTTACATCGCACCTTATTCTTCAGACACGCATGGTGGTGAACTTCTAACCGAGTACAACCAGCGTGCTGCAATAAATACATTGCTACGCCGTGAGGTTAATGCTGCAGAATATGCAGACGCTGTTGCTAAAGCAGTAAATGAAACCTACGGTGCTGAAGTGGAGCAAGATAGCACTACAGGTGTTATTGTAAAAGAAGGACCCGGCTTATACTCATTTAAAAATGCTCTTGTCCAGAATAAGGATAATTGGCAGTATACTGCGTATGCAACCGGAGCTCCTTCAGAAGACGATTTTAAATTATCATTAACTTATAATAAGCTAACTATTTCAGCAGGTTCGGCGTTAGTCTATGGCTATTTTATAGACGTAGATTCTGAGATAACTATTCCTGCAATTGAAGTTATCAGTCCTGATGAAGTAGCTGAAGTTAAGGATAATCCCGGTCAGAATACAGATACAGTAAGGACAAAGTTCGTAAAACTTGCTATTCAGTATACGGCGAGTGAAAGTGCTAGACATGATGAAAGATTAATACCACCTGCAGGTAGTATGTATCCGTGCGTAGTCATCGTTATCAACGATGAACTACCGTATGGTAATGAATTACTGTTAGGTACTGTTTCCAGAGACGCTTATGGTAGTCTAATGGTAACACAGAATCCTTCTAAGTCACGCCTTGTTCCATTAACCGGAGTAGAAGGTGCTGAGAATTATTCCGATTTAATTAACACACCGGACGATGATTCTATATATGGCATACAGAAAGATGGTACAGGTGGTTCTTCTGAAAGTTCTGTAACCAATTTAATAAAGATTGACCAATGGCTGTGGATACATTTCGGTTCATATCTTGGTCAATTATTAAGGAATATGTCTACAGAGCCAGATACAGCTGGTAACGCTCAGTTAGACGAGAAACCTACTCGTGGTGTTATCGTTTCTGATGCAACACCTATTGTAGGTGATAATCCAGTTGTAGACAGGTTTAACTGCTTACAGAAGGTGAATGCAAGGACTACTGCTGACTTTGCTAGAGTAACCTGGCATCAAGCACAGGTTCCTGCAAAGACACCTTCAGGAATTATAGATGCTCGTGCATTGTATCTACCATACGCAGCATTGAACCCTTCTGGTTCACCGTTGTCCTCATTGAACAAGGTTTGGGAGTCACCAGGCCCTGATAGCACTGTAACTAAGCCGGTATATGACATCAATACATATCCTAGCTTAGGTGGTTTAAATGGCATGGACGGTTTAATGACCACCCAGCAGCTTGCTATGCTAGAATTAGTATTCGACGATTATGCTAATCGTAAATCTAATGGCTTTGCTAGAGGCAGACAGTTCGGTCCATTTTTAACATTAGAAGATGCTAAGGAGTGGTTTGAACGATATACACCAGTAGTCGGTTTAGGTGATTATTTCTGGGTTATTAATGATACTGCTGAAGCTGGTGGAACTGAAGTAACAACCAACTCAGGCGGTTATACATTACAGAATATAATAGCAGATTATGGTACGGTTTCAGGTACAGTTTCAGGTACAGCAAAGCAAGCAAAGCTCACGGTACCAGTAACCGGTACCGTAACAGGTCATATGGATGATGCAGAAGAAACAGCTGTAGAAGGTGAAGTAGCTGGTACAGGTACGGGTACTATTAACGCTACTGTAAGCGGTACAGTAACCGGTTCATTAAATTCTTTCATACAGAATGTATCGAGTAGATATGTATGTCGCTATTATGACAGTAGTGCTGATGCTACAGGAGTGTGGAGATTTGCTCATGCGGTAATGCCTGGTGAAGAAACTATCAATACCTATTTTACATCATCTAGAATTGGTTCTGTAATACCAGGTACAGTTCGTATATTCGCTACGTCAGCACACCCGGTTCATAACTCATTATCAGGTCTTGACTACACTACTACTATCTATGACGACGGTGAAGGTTCGCTAATGACTACCGTTCTAGACACACCTCAGTATCTAGGTGATATCGACTATGATACCGGTTTAATAACTAACCTAGTACCTAATTCTTTAGTTCCGGTAAAGTTCCTTAGAAGTAATCCAGATTCTTATCTAGTGCTAGACCCTGAAGGTCAATCTAAATCATTTCAAGATACTTCTGATAGTAAACAGTCCGTTCTGTTTGTTGTTGAAGCTGTTGAGCGTGGTTTTGCTGTACCAGCTACAGCTGATGCTTACGGCGTTGTCCGTACAGGTACCGGTTCGGAATTGGAAGATATAATTAATGACCCGAATACACAAAGATTAAGAGTAACCGATGCCCTTCTTGACTTTGTTAAGAATGGTGGCTATAAGTTACCTGGTGCTAATCCTCCTGCTGAAATATCTATAAGTCCTAATGAGGATTTGACCTACTATCAGTATACCAGATATCCGGCAGGTGTAGTGTTTAAGATGACTGGTAGGGCTTCTGAGTGGAGAGCAGCTTCCGGAACATTAGCTCATCTAAGGGGTGATATTACTCTAGACTTCACAGATGTAACTGTCGACGGTACGTATAGTGACGGCTTACTATTACACCTAGAAGATATCGATTATCTAACTCTTAAGGGTGATAGCACAAAGCCTACAAGCTCATTACTGTTCGGTGTAAACCATTGTAAGGTAAACTCACCGTTCTTCATTAACATCGGCGAGTGGAAATATTCTGAGTTCTTAACCGGCGGTAATACACTTGAACTTGACTTACCATGGATGATATATAATGACCTATTTACCACTGTAAAAGCTAACAGCTTGTCTTGTAGATTTGCTAGCGTAACTATGGGTGAAAAGGGTATTAGTTCTGCTATGCTTGATGTTTGGGTTAAGCATGAAGGTTGGTCAGATTATAATGGAAATATCGATAGAATGTGGGCTTCATTAAAATATCTGAACTTCCCACCATTATTCTTTGAGTATACTACCAGTGAGACACAGGTAGCAGCAGACCAGACAAGTGAGGTAGAACCTGAAACTACTGAAAACTCTAATACGATTGTTGTTAATCAGAAAACTAGATTGGATATACCAGATAACCTGAATCTAAAGGTTACAGGCACCTCAGGTGTACATCAATCCTATGATGCTAATAATACAACATTCGTACCTAATGGTAATCTACTCGTTAACCTGAACTGGGAATACAATGGCAATCCTTCAAGTGCTAAGACAAGAGGAGGTAAGGTTTATCTGAATTTATACATGAAGAATTCTTCTCCAGATGTATATAAGCAGAACTTTACAAATCTTAGATTTAGAGCACCGGTACAGGTTATTAGGCTTGATGATAACTCGATGTCTAATACTATACCATACACTCAGCTATATCCTGACCCGGAAGAAACCTTAAACTAACTTCGAAGTGCGTGTGCTGTATATGTTATACTCGTTATGTGAGTAATAATAATTACGGTACACGCATTTTCTATCAAACTTAGAAAGGTGTTGATTTAATGCTAATGAATGAAGACCATGAATTTTTGTACGATTACTCTGACGTAGGAATTCCTTCTACTGTTACTCTAAGTGCGTACACAAGTCGAATGGAAAAATTAAGGCTGTCATCAGACAACCTGCATCAGGCTATGATTAAGCACATCTTACCTCAGGTTATTGAACCTAAGATAGATGTAACTAAACTATTCGAACCAGATTATTTCTTATTATTAAGACATCTGCGTATACTTACTTGGGGACCTTTCTGGACAGCTCAATCGTGGGTGTGTACAGACTGTAAGAATGAAGCTGATTTACCGGGTAAGTTCTATAATGAACCTAAGCAGGTTAATCTATCTAATGTTGGTGTACTTCGTCCTGATAAGGGTGAGGAGCTTAAAAGAACAGTCACGATAAAGTCTGAGGAATTTATGTTCCTAGAAGCAGACGTTAAACTGCATTTAAACCGTTGTCAGGATATGCTATTCTATACAGCTAAGGTTAACAAAGAAGTAGAAGATTTCAGACCACTAGCAGCTTCACTTTCTTCTGTTTCCGATATGGACTTTATAGATATTTCAGAAGCCTGCGATTGGTTAGGTAACCTGTCGGCAATAGATGCAGACTTGATTGAATCTAGATATAAAGAAGCCTTTAATGTAGGTTTAAGCAATAAGGTAGAGTTCAAGTGTCCGAAATGTGGAGGTCGTGCGTGGGCATACGTACCAGTCAATGACTACTACTTTCGACCGACCAAAGAAGACATCAAAGAATGGAAATCTCTATTGGCAAATCCTAAGAAATAGTTATGACAGAGTTGATTCTGAAATACGTTGTATATTAGCACGTTGTCAGGGTTATACTGCAGACTATGTAGAAGACCAACCAGTTCTATTTAGAACAAAACTGATACAGAAGTTTATTAAGCAAGACCAAGATGGTAAAGACGGTTCGGGTGCAGCAAAAAGAACATAAACTTCGTGTGTCGTCGTATAGTTATTGTATACTTAATATTATGTAACTATACATTAATTGCGTATGATATGCGTAGGTTCTGCGTGTATTTATATATGAGGTTGTAATGTTATACACATTATACAACCGTATAGCATGCGTTAGCGTGCTACGTGTGAGGTGATGGGAATATGAGTGTATAATTCACGAGTAGAGTTCCCCCTCGGTAAAAACGGGAGCAGTAAGTAAGGTATCCCCTTGCTAAAGTTAAAATCGATACTATATGAAAGGACTAAACTATCATGAACACAAACAAAATGGAAACTGGAATACCTGATATATTCAGTAATTCTAGCACAGTAACCGCTAAGGGACTTGATACAGCCCCAGCAGAAGAGCAGTTCTCTGCTGCTCATTATCGTTATGACCTTCCTCAGGAGCTTATCGCTCAGGAGCCTCTTCCTGACAGAGCAAGTGCAAGGTGTCTTATTGTAGACACAACGGTTGAAGCTACAGGTGAAGGTCCTGCAGTAGCACTTACAGACAAACACTTCACAGATATCTGTGATTACTTCAACGAGGGTGACGTGCTCGTTCTTAATAACACAAAGGTAATTCCTGCACGTGCTTTTGCTTACAAGAAAGGCACACAGGCAGATGAAGATAATACAGTAGAGATACTGTTCGTTCAGTATCAGGGTGGTTCAACCTGGAAGGCAATGATTAGCAAACCTCAGGAAGAGGGTACAATTCTTGTTCTTAATGGTTCTGATGATGCTGAAGTTACAATTAAGAGTTGTGATGATGAGGGTGAAGTATTTCTTGACTTTGCTAACTCATCTGGTTGGGATGTTCTTGACAAGATAGGTGAAACACCGCTTCCTCCGTATATTCAGGGTAGAGGTCATTCTGAGGAGTATATCTCTGAGATGTACAACACGGTTTATGCTAAGGAAAGAACTTCTTGTGCAGCTCCGACAGCAGGTCTTCACTTTACTCCTGAGATACTTCAGGCTCTCAAGGATAAGGGTGTAAAGGTTAGAGAGGTAACACTTGATGTTGGTCTTGGTACATTTAAGCCTGTTGTTGTTAAGGACCTCAGAAATCACGCTATGCATACAGAGCATTGCTTCTGTCCTGTAAATGTTATAAAGGACATTAAGCAGGCACATAAGGAAGGACATAATGTAGTAGCAGTGGGTACAACTTCACTTCGTACACTTGCTTCTATTCCTCCTGAGGTTTGGGAGAATCCTGCAGAATTCTCTACAGACACCAGCATCTTTATTTATCCTGGTTCTGAAACAGCTGAACGTGTAAACTGCATAGACGGTCTTATCACTAACTTCCACGCACCTGAGACAACTCTTATGATGCTCGTATCTGTTGTTGCTGGTTATGACGAAATCATGACAGCATATAAGCACGCAGTAGATAAGAGATATCGTTTCATGAGCTTCGGTGATGGTATGCTTATCAAGAGACACAGCTGGAAAGAATATCTCAAAGACGGCGAGTTTAAAGGTGAGGAGGCTTAATTATGGCTCGTACAGAAAAAGAATTAGAAGGTGTTACCTTATTAGGTAATCAGAATACTAAATATGAAACCGAATATAATCCAGGTGTTCTAGAGACGTTTATAAATAAACACCCAGACCAGGATTATGTGGTTACATTTGACGCCTATGAGTTTACAGCATTGTGTCCTAAGACTGGACAGCCTGATATGGCAAAGATTATAATCAGCTATATACCGAGTGAAAGAATGGTAGAGTCTAAATCACTTAAACTTTATCTCTTCAGTTACCGTAATCATGGTTCATTCCATGAAGACTGCGTAAATCAGATTTGTAAAGACCTGGTTAAGCTGATGGAGCCTAAGTACCTTGAAGTTCGTGGTATTTTTGCACCTAGAGGAGGTATCGCAATCTTTCCGTTCTCTACATATGTTCACCCTGACCACCCTGAGTTCAAGGACCTTGAAACTCAGAGACGTCTGGCAGTTCTTCAGTCAGCAGCGGAAAGGAAGGTGACTTACGATGCCTAAGGCAATCGTTCTTAGTTCAGGTGGTATAGATAGTACCACTTGTCTTGGTTTAGCAGTACACGAGCTTGGTGCTGCCAATGTTACATCAGTATCTATGTTCTATGGACAGAGACATAAGCGTGAGCTGGAAGCAGCAACTACGGTTGCTAACCATTACAATGTAAAGCACATCGAGTTGGATTTGTCAGCAATTTTCCAGTATAGTAATTGTCCTTTACTTCAGAATTCTACAGAAGCAGTTCCTGAAGGTGACTATGCTGACCAGATTGGCAGAAGTGAAAATGGTATGGTGGCTACCTATGTCCCCTTTCGGAACGGCTTGTTCCTTTCTACAGCAGCTTCTGTAGCAGCTTCTGTGTATCCTGATGAAGAAGTATATATCTATATCGGAGCTCATGCAGATGACGCGGCAGGTAATGCATACGCTGACTGCTCGCCGGAATTCATTGATTCTATGAATGATGCTATAGGTATAGGTACCTACGGTAAGGTAACCCTTAAAGCACCATTTGCTGGTTCGAGTAAAGCTGAAGTAGTAAAGAAAGGTCTTGAGCTTAAGGTTCCTTATGAGTATACCTGGAGCTGCTATAATGGTGGTGAAGCTGGACCTTGTGGTAAATGTGGTACCTGCATTGACAGAGCAAAGGCATTTTCTGCTAATAACGCAATAGACCCTGCTATTAAGGTGGAGGTATGAGTTATGGACTTCAGATATTCAATATCTAAAAGAATGGAGATAGCTGGTTCTCACCAGCTTTCTCTTGACTATGAATCTAAGTGCAGAAACATTCATGGTCATAACTGGATTGTTACCGTTTACTGCGGAGCGAATCACCTCAATCATAATGGTATGATTATCGATTTTAAGCACATCAAAAATCTAATTTCAGACAGACTTGACCATCATCATATCAATGATGTTATCACAGATATGAACCCAACAGCTGAGAATATGGCAGCCTGGATACTTTGTGAAATGAACAAGAAATTTGATGAACTTAATCCCCTAGATGGTGCAGACGGTAAGTGCTATAAGGTTACCGTTCAGGAATCTGAAGGCAACATTGCTTGTTGCACATTAGGAGGTATGCTATAATGAATGAGATAACATTTCCAGTATCAGAAATCTTCTATAGCATAGATGGAGAAGGTTCTAGAACAGGTTCTCCTGCTATATTCATTCGTTTGTTTGGCTGCAACCTGGACTGTTCTTATTGTGACTCTACTTATGCTTGTAAGTCTGAGTTAGACGACCTCGGTTTTGGTTTCAGAAAGATGTCCATAGACGAGATAATCTTGGCAGTAGAGACGTTCGAACCCTGTAAGTGTATAACATTAACAGGTGGAGAACCACTTATACATGAACACGTCGGTGACCTTATATCAGAGCTTAGAGTTCGTGGATATTGGGTAAACATAGAGACGAATGGCTCTATTGACCTAGAACCTATAATTGTCGGTCAGGCTGATAAGAAGAGCTCTATGGATTACTTCTTCACCATGGACTGGAAATCTATTAGTTCTGGTGAGTCATCTAAGATGTTATCTTCCAATCTGGAGCTACTTGACACGAACGACGTTCTGAAGTTTGTTGTAGGTAGTCAGGAAGACTTAGACCAGATGAAGGATGTGCTTGAAGCTAATCCTGAAATAGATGCTCAAATCTATGTAAGCCCGGTATGGGGTAAGATAGAGCCTGCTGAGATAGTTCAGTACCTACTCGAAAAGAGACTGGTTTATGTAAAGATTCAAGTTCAGCTTCATAAAATAATCTACGACCCTGGTGCTCGTGGTGTCTAATATGTGGAAAGATGCGTCAAGCGGCTATCAGACGAGAATTTCATAAACGACAGGTAAAGGAGGAAAATAGACATGAAGAAAATCGACACAGCAGCTATCGAGAAAGCAGTTAAAGACATTCTGGTTGCTCTTGGTGACAACCCAGAACGTGAAGGTCTTAAAGACACACCAAAGCGTGTAGCAAAGATGTATGCAGAAGTATTCGAGGGTATGTGCTACACAAATGATGAAATAGCTGATAAGTTCAATAAATGCTTCGAGGACGGTGCAACTGGTGACCTAGTTACCATTGCTGACATTCCAATCTTCAGCTACTGTGAACATCATATGGCTCTGATGTACAATATGAAGGTTCATGTTGGTTACTTGCCGAACGGTAAGGTAATCGGTTTAAGCAAGGTAGCTCGTATTGCTGATATGGTAGGTAAACGTCTACAGCTTCAGGAACGTATAGGTGCTGATATTGCAGATGTATTAGAAAAGGTTTTAGGTACTAATGATATTATCGTTGTCATCGAGGGAGAACACTCTTGTATGACCGCTCGTGGTATTAAGAAGCCTGGTACAAAAACAAGAACAGCAACTCTTCGTGGTGTATTCAAGACAGATTCTGACCTACGTAACGAGTTCTACAGCTTAGTAAGAAACGATTAATTCTAGTAACGGTATTGCTTATGTGCACGGTTCGTGGTTGTGTAACTATACACAAAACACCGCAGCAATACAGCAATACCGTTTGCTGTGAAACTTCGTTTCAAAAAGCTAGTCGTGTTATAATAGTGATATATTAATTAAGGAGGTATGTTGATGTTAGACTTTTATGCATCAGATTTAGGTACACAAGCCATAGCAGATTCTAAATACTATTGGCAGAATGAAGCTAAGAATTGCTGTATTGTAGTACCAGATTCAATTAGGGAGAATAAAGATAAACCGGTGGCTTTGTACTTTGTACAGGCGGCACCCGATACTCAGATTTTATGTACGAATATAGGTTCACCAGATGAAGCTGAAGTACGTGCTGTAGGTAACGTGGCTATTCATATCAAGACTTTTGACAGGGTACTTGGTATATGTCAACGACCTGCTAATTGTAATAAAATCTTAGACGCTGTTCTAGATTTAATAGATAATGATTCTTGGTCATTTCCTAGAGCAAAGGCTACAGAACCATATATTAGCGGTGTAGCTGCTACGCTCTTAGAAAATAATTTTAAGCTTATGGTAGAATCACCAGACGACGGTAACTGTCTATATGCTTCTATAGCATGTGCAGGTACTATGTTAGCTGATAGAATGGGCATTAAATCAGATATTGTATTTGATGTTCAGCATTATGATACAGCAACAAATACACAGGACGATGGATTAATTCAGGTTACAGAAACGAAGTGTACAGAAGTAACCGGTAGAAATGTTATCGTTATAGATGATTTAATTTCAAGTGGTAGAACTGCTCAGGCAGTAATTCGTCGTTTATCAGAGCTAGGTGCAGAAAAAATCTATTACTTTGCTTTGTACAGAACAATATCTAGTCGTGAGATTGAACTTCCAAAATCTGATAATATTCTTATCCAATCATACATACCGTGGTCTAACGCATATTGGACATATGGTCGTGGTTTTGATTTAACTGATGAAGAGTCTAGAGCTCTTCCTGATATCTACGCAGCCACCAAGCATTGGGACTGGGAGACAGAAGAGGATGTTAAAGATTTAATCCATTTCTTTACCTCAGAATCGTGAGTGCGTAGCATACAATAAGTAAAGAGGTACCGTGTGCCTCTTAATCAGGAAGGAGTGACTACTATGCAAATTATCAAAAGAGACGGAAAAGAAGTCGGGTTCGATGGGAGTAAGATTGTCAGCGCTATATCTAAAGCTAATGCTAAGATGAGCGAAGAAAATAAGCTAACAGATGAACAGATTACTGTGATTGCTGATGCTGTAATTTTTAGGTGTGAGCAGCAGACTAGCATTGTTTCCGTCGAAGACGTTCAGGATTTTGTAGTTCAAGAGCTAATAAATCAGAACCTCTCAAAGCTGTCTGAAGAGTATATTACATACCGCTATAAGCGTGCTTTAGCACGTAAATCAGACAACATGACAGACAACATAATGTCATTAATTCAGAACAAGAACGCTGTATTAAAGGAAGAAAATTCCAATAAGAATACTCTGATTAATTCTGTTCAGCGTGATTATATGGCAGGTGAAGTGTCTAAGAACATAACATTTACACACCTATTGCCTGAAGATATACAGGAAGCGAATAGAATAGGGGATATTCATTTCCATGATGCAGATTACTTCGCTCAGCCTATGTATAATTGCTGCTTAATCAATCTACAAGATATGCTCGAGAATGGTACTGTAATTTCCGGTACAGGTATCGATAGACCACATTCATTCTCAACCGCTTGTAATATAGCAACACAGATTATTGCACAGGTTGCTTCTAATCAGTATGGTGGTCAGACAATATCTATAGCTCATCTAGCTCCATTCGTTGATGTTAGTAGACAAAGCATTAAGAAGCAAATCTTAGAGGAATGTGCTGCTGCTGATTTACAGTTATCAGAGCGTCAAGCAGAAACTATTCTCAATAAAAGACTCGCTAAGGAAATATCAAAAGGTGTTCAGACAATTCAATACCAGGTAATCACACTAATGACTACCAACGGTCAGGCTCCTTTCTTGAGCCTTTCTTTATACCTGAATGAAGCTAGAACTGAACAAGAGAAGAAGGACTTAGCATTAGTTATCGAGGAGATTTTGAAGCAGCGTATTCAAGGTGTTAAGAATGAAAAGGGTGTATGGATAACACCTGCATTTCCTAAACTTATCTATGTACTTGATACGAATAACTGCGATGAAACTACCGAATATTGGTATCTAACCGAATTGGCAGCAAAATGTACTGCTAAGAGAATGGTACCAGACTATGTTTCAGAAAAGATAATGAAAGCGACGAAGATAGATGCGAACGGTGATGGTCAATGTTTTCCACCTATGGGATGCCGTTCTTTTTTATCTCCCTATGTAGACGAGAATGGAAAAGCAAAATACTTCGGTCGTTTTAATCAAGGAGTAGTAACCTTAAATCTCCCAGCTGTTGGTTTAACAGCTAGAGGTGACTTTGATAAGTTCTGGCGTATTCTTGATGACAAGCTTGAACTATGTCATAGAGCGTTACGTATCCGACATGAAAGACTTCTAGGTACAACTTCTGATGTAGCTCCTATTCTTTGGCAGCATGGTGCGATAGCTAGATTGGAGAAAGGTGAGAAGATAGATAAGCTACTTTATGGTGGCTATTCGACAATATCACTTGGATATGCTGGTTTATATGAATGTGTCAAAGCGATGACCGGTCATTCACATACAGACCCAGAAGCTAAGGACTTTGCTTTGGCTATTATGCAAAGACTTAATGATAAATGTATCGAATGGAAGAAAGCTGAGAACATAGGCTATGCTGTATATGGAACTCCATTAGAAAGTACAACCTATAAGTTTGCTAAGGCACTTCAGAAGCGTTTCGGTGTAATCGAAGGCATAACAGATAAGAATTATATTACTAATTCATATCATGTCCATGTAACTGAAAAGATTGATGCATTTACCAAACTTGCTTTTGAATCTGAGTTCCAGAAGTTATCACCTGGTGGCGCTATCTCATATATAGAAGTACCTGATATGACCGATAATATCCCAGCAGTTCTGGAAGTAGTTAAGTTCATCTATAATGAAATTCAGTATGCTGAGCTTAATACCAAGAGTGATTACTGCCACGAATGTGGATATGACGGTGAGATTGAAATAATCGAGGAAGATGGAAAGCTTCTATGGGAGTGTCCGAATTGTGGTAATAGAGACCAGACAAAGATGTCTGTTGCTCGCCGTACCTGTGGATATATTGGTACTCAATTCTGGAACCAGGGACGTACTCAAGAGATAAAGGATAGGGTTGAACATCTATGAACATTGCTAATATCAAGAATTTGGATATAGCAAACGGACCCGGTGTAAGAGTTAGCGTGTATGTTTCTGGTTGTACTAGAAAATGTCCCGGTTGTTTCAATGAGGTAGCTTGGGATTTCGACTATGGTGAACCTTATGATGAAGGAGTTCTACTCAGAATAATCCATATGTTGTCTAATCCGCATGTTCGGGGTTTGTCACTATTAGGTGGTGAACCATTTGAACCTAAAAATCAGAAAGAAGTCTATTATCTATTATCCACCGTGGTTAGACTACTACCTGGCAAAGATATCTGGTGCTTTACTGGGTATACAATAGAGCAACTATTATGCTCTGGTGTGTCTACTCCATATGTAAAGGATATTCTAGATTGTATAGATGTACTCGTGGACGGTCCGTTTCAGATTGAAAAGAAGAACCTACTATTAAAATATCGTGGTTCAGAAAATCAAAGACTTATCGATGTTCAAAGAACTTTAATGAAAGGTGAAACGATTTTCTGGGAAGATAAATATAATAGATTGGTGTAATTCTCTTTCATATATACTCCTTATAAACGCACAACGGTTTTGCTACTGTTGTGCGTTTAGTTTTCGTGTGTCTAATACGTGTGGTATAACATTATACATAGTTTATAAACCTTACGCATGCTGTAGCAGCATACGTGGTTATTACGGTATAATCTCTGATAATAACATATATAATAAACTGAAAGGAGGGATTATCTATGCCAGACCCTAAAGACAATAATACCAATACTACTAACTCTAATAGCACTGATGAGTCAACAGCTGGTGACATTCTAGAGCAACTTAAAGCAGATTCCGCATCGACTGCTAATCTGTATAAGCTTGAAATGAAAATGTTCAAGACTGTTACCAATATGAACAAGACGATGACCAAAGAGTATAAGTTGTTCACCCAAGCCAAGAAAAATCTTGACACGGTAACAACCACTCTAACTGCTGTCAGCAAAGATGTAGGCAGTATAAGGTCAACTGTATCGTCTGTCGATACCAGCTTAAAGCAGATTTATCAGGTTTTAGGTCAGATTAGCAGTAATGGTAGTGCCCTAGGTGGTGGTTCCTCTAACAGTGGTTCAGGTGTTAACGGTGCAGCTGGTAATACCGCGGTGCGTGATTTAGAACAGAGAATACGCACAGCAGAAGCACGGCTTGAACAGCTACGCGATGATGCAGCTAATGGATTAGCTTCACAAGACGATGTCGATGACCAACAGCAAGAAGTTGACGAGCTCACTTCTAGACTTGAAGATGTTCGTAATTCATTGAGAGATGTTCTGGGTATATATGATGATTACGAAACTAGAAGTGATTTGTATGAACGTCAGATTGATGAATTAATTCAAGCATATACTGATAATCAGATAAGTCTTAATGAGTTAAATCAAGGATTAGCTGATGCAAGAAGTTCATTCGATAGATATAACGACACGCTACAGGAAGTTGAACGCGCTTGGAATAGTGACGGTTCTCCTATCGGTAGCTTACGCGCAATGCGTGAAGAAGCTTCTAATAGGTATGATGCAGAGCGTAACGAGCTTACCGAAATGTTCAACAGACAGGTACCCGGTGCTGATGGCTCTATTATGACCGAAGACGATTATCTAGAACAGATGGGTAATCTAATTGAAAGTCGTAATGCAGAGTTAGCCTTCTATGATAATCTGATAAAGTCAGTTAAGAAGGTAGAAGGTTTAGTCAATACGATAGCAGAGGGTAAAACCTTTGATGCTAAGACAGGTCAAAATCACACAGCATCAGCAGTAGTAGGTGGCATTGGAAGTATCGGTGGCGATTTACTTGGTACAGCTGCGGGACAAGCTATCGGTGAAGCTATAGGTGGTCCTATAGGTGGTATTGTCGGTGAAGCTATAGGTAAATTTATAGGTTCTAAGATTGACGCACTCGCTACAATTGTAGGTGACCATCTAGATTATCTTGCTAATCATTCTAAGAAAACGCGTGATGAGATACTCAAAGCTGGTTTCGATAAGATTAGGTCCGATGTTAAAGACATGGCAACCTACTCTATCGAGATGTATGAAACAGCTTCTAAGAATATCTATGCTGCTTGGGATAAGAATCTAAGTCAGATAACTGCAACCCAAGGTTATACTAAAGAAGCTCTTAACTCTTTACAGGATGCTGTTGCACAGCGACTACAAGAAGAAGGTTATGGTACTACTATAGATGCTTCTCAGTATCTAGACCAGTTAGCTAATACATTAAATGCTAAATTAGGTGGACAGCTAGCAGAAGCATTTGCTGCTCAAAACCTAATCCTCCAGAAAGCAGTTCCTGAAGTAGATTTGTCGCAGAGCGCAGCTGAATTTGCTGCTATCTATGCGCAAGCTAACAAGGAAAGCGGTACCGGTGAGGAAGAAATGATTGCTGCAATGAACGAGATTGCAGGTGCAGCTAAAGCACTTGAATCCGTTACAGAAGGCAATAACCAATTCCTGAAAGAAACCAGTACCTTAATGACCAGAGCTACCGAGGTTGTAAACATAGCAGGTGGAAATGCTGACCAGATATCTAAACTAACCACCCAGATGATGGCATCAGAAGCTGCTATTACATCTGTAGCACCTCAGCTTAGTGGATTTACTAATGAGCTGGTTAATATCTTAATGAATAGTAATGATGCTACAGCAGTAGCATTAAGAGCTATAATGAATGATATTAACCCTAATATTGGAGTTAGTGCTACCAGCTTTATGCAGTCCTTCATGGAGGATACTCAAGATACATTAAGCACTGCATTTGCTGCTATTCAGAGATTTATTGACCAGAATGAGAACGAAGCATCGAGACAAGAATTCCTGAAAGCAATGGAATCTATATTCGGTGTTCAAGGTTCTAAGTTAGCACAAATCGACTTCGGTAATGTATCCGACTTGATAGCACAGGTAAGTACGTCTGTTAATATGGCAGCACTTACCGATGCTGAAAATCTAGTACGTTCAGGTGAAACCACTACTCTAGAGGAACAGTTGGTAGCTAATACCGCAAATCAATTGTTAGCTACTAACGCATTGTCGTCAACAATCGACAATAAGCTAATGAGAAAGCTCGAAGCTAATGAGCTTAATCTTGAAAAGCTTGTGTATTCAGCACAAGCTACTCAATCGGTTGAGTTGGCAGAAAATACATTAGGATTCTTTACAAAGATTTCTGATTTGATTATGTCAATTCTAGACCCACTTGGTCTATTTGACATGATATCTACATCTATTAATGCTCAAACATCAGCAATGATAGATGCAGAGCGATATGTAATAACATCAACTGCTTCTAATATAGGTTCAACTGTTGCAGATAGTACTGCCGGTTTAAGGAATACATTTGCTAACACCGTAGGCGGTGCGACAGCAGCTATACAAGCCGCTGAGACAAAGAGCACTGATATGATGGCATTAGCTATAGCAAATAGTGGTGTATCAGAATCTTTTGAAGAGATGATGATTGACTACAGTCTTGCTACTCGTAATGCACAGGCTGTTGCAGCTGAAAACCAAGCTGAATCTAATGCTATTAGTTATGCTGCTATGGAACAGCAAGCTAGAAATTCTTCCGAGTATAGACAGCAACAGCAGGCAGCTCAAGAACAAGATGCGAAGTATGAGGAAGAAAAAGCAGCGGCTAGAGAAGAACAGCGACGAATAGAAGACGAAAGTCTAGAGCGCGAAAAGGGTAATTATGAGAATATAGCTTATATTAGTTCCTATATTGCAGACTTAGACATGAGTGAGTATCTAGAGCCAATTCTAGAGGAGCATAGAACACATACAGAGCAGATTAAGGATTTACAGAAGCAGACAGGTGAAATTGTTAAGCTTATTAGTACGGTGTTAGAATATAGCATGGTTACTAATCCTGAATTTGAGTCGAGTTTGTCGTATGACGAACGTTCAAGAATTATCGACAATGGTTATGTCTCTAATTATCTATCTGGTCATTTTTAAGGAGGTGGCTTAAATGAGTTGTTACGATACCTATGCTAAAATGGAAAAGACACTTCCTGAAGAGCTTAAAGAAGCAGCACGGACTGATACTGGATATGGTTGCCTTGACTTAATATTAAAAGTCAGGGCAGCCAATTTCTGGCATGAAAGTCTGACTACCCTAACTACAGATGAGCTTATAGGATATATCCGAACAACCATAGATTATCAATATCCTAATCTTCCAATCAATAATCGAACTCTATACAACACATTAACTCTTCAGAATGAAGATTCAGATATTGAAAAAGAATTAAAGGTTATATATAACTATTCGTGGTGGCTTTGTTTCGTTATAGGACCTAATAGCTGTACTCGAGACATTGCGTATGCTAATGAATTGCTGAACTTACCTACTAACGAAGAATGGTCTGAGGAATTAGAAGCAACATTGATAAAATTCCAAGCCAATAGTCCCTATATCGAGAATGTTACCGGATATGCTTGCCCTGAAACATTTAAGCGATTAAGACTCCTAGAAAGGAGTGATGTACAATGAAATCTTTGGTTGTAATAGACGAGACCGTAACCGTAGCATCATTCAGAAGACAGGTCGTTCATGCAGAAGAGATTCTACGGTTTAATCATCTTCCTAATCGCACTTGCCCTTATAGCAGTATTCTTAATCAGTTATACAATAACGATTATCAAGCTATGAGCAAGATTGGAGTAGAGATTGAATATTCTGAAAGACAGCATGTCAAGGGTGTTCAATCTCAACTAAATGACAAGCTTAAAGCGAGTGTTATAGCTGAATTTACACCAGCAGAGTTTATTCGCTATGCAACCTTAGGAAGTGTTCCTGGCTGTCTGATTGTACCAGATGCATATGTAGATGAGGTCGTTGCCGTTTCAGGACATACTCAGCAAGCTATACTGCATGACCTACTTCTACGTGAAGTTAAGGAAGATTTGAGGAAAGACGCTCCTGAGTTAGAATATCCAAGAATGGATACCGAAACTGGTAGCAGTCAGGATAATTGGTATTGGAAGCCTACCGGTGATGTTACTATTCAGATTGAAGGTCAAGCTCCGTTAGAAATACCATGTTTTCCTGAGTCGGTTAATGATAGCACTTCAGCTACATGGTCACAGGAGATGACAACATATCAGCATTATGAACCACAGAATACATATAATAAATCAGGTCCTAGAGTAGTAACCTGTACATTTAAAATTCATCGTGCTATGTGGGACGGTAATCAGGATTCTGGTAAGTCAGAAGAGTTAGTCGCCTATATGCAATCTGCTTGTTATCCGAATTATGATACTCAAGCAAGTGAACCGCCTAGAGTAACACTAATTATAGGAAAATCGATACGCATTGTTGGCATACTTACGAATATGGAAACTACTTATAGCGGCCCGATAGGTCCGGATAATAAGTACGATTGTGTTGACATTAATATATCTATTACAGAAGAGTCAGACAATGTTCTTAGCACTGAAGCTGTTAGAAGCGGCTTAGCAGGTTGGAGGTGATGTTATGATACGTTATCTAAATCCCTATAACTATACCAAGACTTCTCGATATGCTAAACTTAGAACTATCAAGCGTGATGGTGTAGAAAAATCCTACCATGAGGTATCGAATGCTACACCAAAGGTTGACGTATCTAGTTGTCAATTATTCAAGGTTACTGGTTTATATATTAATAGACTTGACCTTATTGCTTATAAGTTCTACGGTGACGCATCACTCTGGTGGTATATTGCAAAACAGAATGATATTACTAATTTCGAAGTAGTACCGGCTGAATCAGTAATCCAGATACCTCCGTATGATTCTTTAATGACAGACGGTCGTGTTCTAGAACCATTGTCTTATGTATATCTGAATTTAGGAGAGGAGTGACATATATGCCACACAAACAGCCATATATGCAGTTCGTAATTCAGAACATTGCGTTACGCAGTTTGGGTTACAAAACTCCTTCACCATTGGTGGGCATAAGCCTGGTTAATTCCGAGTCCGGTATTCAAACCAATTTTAAGGTTACTATACACGTTCTAGGTGACCAGCGTAAGCAGGCTCATGTAGGTTCATTCGAAATGATGCTATATGAGTTTGCACAGATGAGGGGTGATTCAACTACACCTTGTTATCTAGAAATGGGTTGGGCAGACGAAACAGGTATTTTAGAGTCATTATCAATTCAAGGTATATTCATACAGTTCACATCAACTGTCCATACAGGATATACAGAGTATGTCCTAGAAGGCATAGGTAACTTTACTAATACAGCAACAATTCGAGGTATAGCTATACCAGCTATTCGAGGTAATTATAGACCATCTGATGTTGCTGAAGCAGTTCTAGATTATGTTCATGCCGGTGATGTGTTCGATTATGACATAGACCACGATGACGAGGTAGTACCTATATCGAAAGCTTCTTGTGTAACCAGCTTAGGTGAATATATTAACGGTAGTAGTACACAGCAAGGACTTATTCAGCAGTCTTATTGTGAAGGTTCTAAAAGCTGCGCTTATGGTTTACCTTATAATAGAACTACCGATATGTATCTAAAAGCGGGCTATAAGAAAGCTGAGATACGTAAAATCATGGGTACTCCTGTTGCACAAACACAGCGTTCCGCTTCGAGCTATACCTTTAGTATAACAGAGCCGACATTTCATACCCGTGGCGTAATACGGTATAAAAACAATGTAAACCTCGCTAATTATGTATCGCAAGACGTACTAATGTGGGGTGGTTTATATACAAATATTCTTTCTATTTCTGCGACATATCAAGGTGTAACTCAGACACTATTAGGTTCAGGTGCAACCGTACAGACCGGTATGGGTATTACATTAAAAGGTGAAACTCTTACTACACAATCCAATAGACAGAATTCTTATAATGCTACGTTACCAAGTATGTATTCAGCAGGAAATGCCATCAATAATCTAAATGCTATCTCTACGCAGTTTAATACTAATGTTCAGATTACCATCGTAGGTAGTGCTAAGATATTTAGAGTTGCGGATGCTGTACGAGTAGTGGTGTATACAGGCGGTACCTTGAACCCGATAACCGGTGTGTATCGTATAATTAAAGTAGCACACAATATTAATGGCACATCATACACTACCACATTAACAGTACAAAGATTAGACTTGATTACTGCCAATAATACAGCTACTTCTATAGCAGGATATACAACCACGTCTAGGATAAATAACACACAAGCAGCAAGTTCTAAGCAGCAAACTCTGCATTTAGGACAACCATTCCAGCACATTATTAACATTCTGAAACGAGGTAAGTTATGATTAGGTATATTGGTTATGTCGAGAGTATCGACTGGGAAGAAAATACGTGTAAGGTGCGTATACCTAATCTTGATGGTTTAGGTATATCAGCGTATAAAACAGATTTTATGAGAAATCTGTTACCAAATCGACCACCTACAGATGCATTAGAAGATGCAGACATTCCTTATCATCTACAAGGACTTAGGGTAAACGATGTCGTCTATGTGCTAGATTCTGAAGACCCGAACGATAAATTTACCATTGTAGGATTTTATGGTGGTGTCTATGAGGAGGGATAAGTATGTTCACAAATTCATTTGCCTATCCTAATTTATTTAATGCAGCTACTGGTAATTGTGACTTGAAAGAGGATTATGCTAGTATCGTAAATCGTGTTGGTTTATTGATACAATCATATAAACAGGAAGAATTTATGTTTCCAAATTATGGTTCATATTTTCCTGATATATTACTAAGCTATAATACAGCTACTATAATCGAGAAAGCTAAGGAGAACATAATAAATGCCATTTCAGAGTTCGAACCTTATGTAGATTCTCGACAGATTAAAATCACTGACCAGTCAGAAGGTAACCATGTTAAACTTCAGGTAGTTCTTGTACTGGACAAGAATTATGAAGAGATTGCTGGAACAATAGAGTGGTCGTGGGATGAAACGCAAGGAGGTCAGGTTAAATGAAATACACCAGTAGAGATGCTCAGTCTAATATCCAGAATTTAATTGAAGATGTTAAGGCTGATACCCACATCTGGAATCCTGGTTCAGAGTCCGACCCAGGTATGATACTACTAAAAGCTCTTTCTGCTAATGTAGACCTACTTTCATTCAATCTAGATACACAGGTTGATGAAATGTATCTACAGTCTGCAACGCAGATAAAGAGTATACGGCGTATCTGTGTTGCAAACGGTTATGTACCAGGTTGGTACAGAGCTCCTAGGACAACTATAACGATAGAAAATCAATCCACAGACGCTACGGTAGCGTTAGATTTTAGGCTACCGGACGCGCCTAATAATGTATGCTATGCTTCTACTAATGCATTAGAGGATTTGACTTCTATTCCATACTTTATAATTCCTAAATCAGAAGTAATAACAGACGATGACGTTGTAACTATACAACCTAAGGGTAGCAAATCCGGTACAAAACAGCGTACCGATATTGTAACCCGTATGGCTGTTCAAGGCACACTTAAATCTGTTATTATAAATCCTAGAATGATGGTAGACGGAACGAAAGGTGTCAATACACTTACATACCGCCTTCCTGCTCAGAACGTTGATGGTACGTTAATCTGGGTACAAGAGTTGACATCTACACTGGACCCTGTAAAGTTTACAGCAAAGGAAAAACCGTGGCTAAGAGATACTAAGAATGATTTTATTGACTCTACCCAAAGACGTTATCAGGTATCGGTAGATGACTATAACAATCTAATTCTGGTATTTAACAGGTTTATTAATGATGTTATCCAATATAACAGACTTATCAGAGTTTATTATATAGAAACATACGGTGCAGCTGGTGAAGTTTCTGAGAATGTAATATCATTGTCTACGGTAGACAGTGCTGTGGCACAAGTATTAGGCGTAACGCACCCGGCTAATACATTGGATATGGCAGACGGCTCTGCCTTAACCGGTAAAACACCATTAACCGCATCAGAAGCTGCAAAGGAAGCAAAACTTTATGCTAATACGCATGACTCTATAATCACACTGCCTAACTTTACTGCTTGGATAAACAGACAACCTGGTATCGATGCGGGTGTAGCTATAGATTGCCAGAAGGCTCTTGAAATTAACTGGGCTTATAAGTTCGATGAGGATATGGACGAGTCACTTAAACCTAAGAAATATCTATATCCCGGTAAAGATATTAATGGTGGATATGATTTCCCTGGTTGGGTAGAAGACGACGAGTATGACCCATTAACCGGTACTATGTTCACACTAGGTAATCAGGTATATGAATTCCCACATAAATTCCAGACAGCTTCTTTGCTGTACTATTGCATCTTTAATAACTTCCTAGATACCTGGAGTACGGGCTATAAAAATGCTGATGGAAAGCAATGCATGATTAGCGGTACAGGTGAGTGGGAAGGCGACGCTTCTGAGTGGAGTAATGAGATGATTGATAAGGGTAGGCCTTATCGTAGATATAGACCGTCTGAGACGATTAGGTCAATGATTGTACAGAAGTATCTAGGAACATATAACCTAACAGCTGATATATCATTCGGTTGGCTTCGTGTATTCGAATGGTCTGTAAACGGCATTATCTGGACAAATGAACCAGTATCACAGTCTGAAGCAGACAATATCGTACAGGTAGTACTCAAAGCACTGCGTATTCGTTTCCACGCTTCTAATATGGAGATAGGTGTACTTCCCAGAATGATGGATGTTGTAGATTGTGTTCAGCAATGTGATTCACGTATTAGGTACTTTGATGCTGGTTTACTGAATAAGCCAATGATAAATTGGGGACCGGTACGTGACGGAGACGGTAAAGTTACCGATTCGTCTATAACCTATGACATAGCATACTTCAATGCTATTAGTTTTGCTAGATTTATCGATGGAGATACTGCACATTATCTTAATTCACCTGTGTCTCAGATTAGCGTTGCTAAAGAATGCATTATTAAGGAATAAGGAGGTGTGAGCTATGAAATGTGAACGCATGATTCCGAACATATACGAACAAAGTGCGGATATGCGTGCTATGTGTAGGTTCTTTGATATAGAACATGAATTATTGGAATATTACACTAATCATATTCTAGATTGTTATTCTCCTGAACATTGTCCTAGAAACCTATTACCTGAGCTGGCAGAGCATATCGGTTTTGATTACCAGGAATTAAAGTCGGTTATGTATAACCGAGTAGTTCTAAAGAACTTTATTCGTAATCTGATTAGATATAGAGGTAGTGCTACAGGTATAGCTAACGCAGCAGCTATCGACATACGTTATAGACAGACGTATCCTGATTTCTATTATGTCTACGACGACACTGTCCCAACTGGTATTCGTAAGGTAGAACATGACCCAGACGCTGGTAAGCAAATTCCGATGAACTATCATGAATCTATAGATATATCCAAGACGTGGATTGACGTAGACCATGACGCTCATATTATATATCTGTTCGTAATTGCAAGTGATTACTTTCCTAAGATTACTTCAGATATGGACGAAGAAGCTAAGCAAAAGAACTATGAGGAAAGAATGCGTCGTTTGCTAGACTTAGCTTATCTCCAAGAGTATGTAAGACCTGTTGGTATGTATCTACTGCCAATGGTAGCACAGAAAGCTAATCCATACACCGATATGACGGTTAAATCGGTAGTTATACCTAGAATGGAAAGAAACAGTAGAAACGGTGTAGTGGGTGTTCCTAACGCTACTATGTTACATGAATATGACCGATTATTGTTTGCTAGGTTAGAAGATGGCAGTGATGATTTAGCTGTAGAGCCGTGGATACGTACATTATACCACTCTCAACTTGCTGGAAAGCTCACACATGAGTACTTTACCAAACCGGTATATCACATCGAAGGTAAATTTCTGTATTATGACCACGACGAACTACTTAATATCTATCAAGACATACAGCAGAATGTACCTGGTATGTTAGGTATGAAGATAGGTGATTCTTTGTATAATCCGAATATTATTAGAGGAACTCAGGACTTCAGCTACGGTCCCGACGAAGCTGATGAACCTAAATCTATTCAAGAGTTAGGTAATGCAAAATATACGACAAGTTCTATGCCACTTCCTTATCCAGACCATACAGGTCAGTTCCCGGTAGCTGGAAGAGTATATGAAGATATAGATGACATTACATTACCGCCAGAAACAAGTTCAGATGCTGGCTATCCGATTTATCAAGACCCACAACGCTATACTCAGCAAAGAGATAATTATCTTGAGACTCCTTGGAAGGGACTGAATACACCTACTATCGATACACCTGGTGACGGTGACGACGGTACTAATAAGAACCTAATGATTAACCTATTCACTGTAGATGACGAGGATAACTCAGAAATTACAGGTGCTCAAGATGTTCTTATTTCTGGTAAGAAAGCAGTCGATAGGAATCCCGTTCCTTATGACCCAGAAACTAATGATTCACCTACAGGTGATGATGCTTATTGGATTAAGAAGACCAATGACGAAGAAGAGCATCCAGAAGATTATGTTCCTTAATATGCTTACAAATCATTTGTAATACCCTTTCTGTTGTGCGTAAATGCTACGCGTGATGGTGTACTATGTACATAATATCATGCGCGCATTTACGCATTTTTATTAAAGTTATGATGGTAATTCGTATAATAGACTAACAGGTTATAAACCTAAAGATACGGAAAGGGTGGTCTCTATGATTAGAAAATATGCTTATAAAGATGCAATTCAGTTGACTGAACATTTTAATTCTTCGGAATTCAGATGTAAAGATTCTGGTAATCATGAGTATCTAGTCGACGATGAATTAGTTCGTGGACTAGAAGCACTGTTTACTAAGATTCCTGAATTGTTCGATATTAAGGTATCTAAAATCATTGTAACATCGGGCTATCGTTGTTCTAAGCATGATAAGTCTGTAGGAGGATATGGTTCAGGACCTCACGTAGACGGTTTAGCAGCAGACATATGCTGCTACGATGAGGACGGTAAACCTATAAGCAGTAAGCTGGTATGTTGTGCAGCTCAGGAGATAGGATTCCGTGGCATATCTAATATTACTTCAGCTTATATCTATACACATTGTGATACGAAAGACCGTAAGAATGCTGCGGGTAGGTCTTATAAGTGGTTTGGAAACGAGGTATATGGTACGAATACCATTACAGACGACTTCTGGTCGTATTATGGTATTACCCGCAAAACCAACAAAGCAAACCCCGAAATCGTTAAGCTATGCGGTATTGACGTTTCTCAGTGGCAGGGTGATATCGATTTTGCCAAGACAGCAAAAGCAGTTGACTTTGTAGTTGTAAGAGCTGGTTATGGCAAACTCGCATCACAGGTAGATAAGACTTTTGAAGCTAATTATAAAGGCTTTAAGAAGCAGAAGAAGCCTATGGGTGCTTATTGGTATTGCTATGCTGACTCTGTAGAAGAAGCTAGAGAAGAAGCGTATGCTTGTCTAGAGCATCTAAAGGGTAAACAGTTCGAACTGCCTATATTCTATGATGTTCTAGAAGATGACCACATTCCGATTCTTGCTAAGAAAGGTAATGTGTCTACACTTATCAATCAGATTATACCTGCATTCTGCGGGATTCTAGAACAGGCTGGCTACTTCGTTGGTGTTTATTGTAATACAAATGGATATAAGAATTATATCAATGATAACAATAAACAAAGATACGTTCAGTGGGTAGCTGATTGGGATTCTGGTACTTGTGGCTACACCGGTGAAAAAGTTCTTTGGCAGTATAGTAGTCGTGGAACTGTTCCTGGCATTTCAGGTATGGTTGATAAGGACTATGCATATACAGATTTTGCTGTTATCAAAGAGAACGGATTTAATGGCTTTAAGTCTTCTGACTATGATACTACTAAGGATGATGCTAAGGAAGCAGCTGTTCAACCTGTGAATAAGGAAGAACCTACACCTGAGGAAGCACTTGATGTATTTGAAAAGATACTTAAAGAAGTGCAGGCTATAAATAAAAAATTGAATAGATGATGTTAAGTCTAACAGAAAGGAGGTGACGTTTGTGCCAGAAATTGATAAAGCTAGAGTGGATATGAATGTTAAGGTTCAGGTATTAAGAGACGGTAATGTCGTATCAGAACATCATTTTAAGAATACAGCTACACGACTTATGACCGAATCTATCTGTAGCTACATTGCTGGTGCAGAAAACTCATATAGACGAGGTAAGGGTAGACCTAATTACATGGGTATAGGAACCATGGGTATAGCTATGCAGAATGAGTTCCAAGATGCTATATTAACTCCTGATTTCGCATCTAAAGATTATGTAGAAAATGTTACTACTCGCCCTTGGTATGACTCTACATCGTTAGGTTTAACTAGAACAGATAAACCTGCTGTGTACGATGACGACGGATTTGTAACTCATTTCTGGAAACCTAATCGCGGTTGGGGTGATGATACCTGGGATGATGAGTCGTCTTTTGAACCTATATTCCAAGGTGAATTATGTTCTAGTAGAAAGCCTGATACCAGTCTGGATGAACACGGTAAACCCAAAGAAACTTGGATACCGATAGAACGTATACCTATTCAACGTGTTGATATATTTTCAGATTGCCCGTCGGACTGGGATTACGGTACAGACGGTTATTTTTCTCAAGCTGTATTCTATGGTCATGCCTCTGCAGATTGGGTACATCAGCTATTCCACCCTGAGTACGGTCCCCAACTTAATAGAATTGCTATTTCAGAATTCGGTTTATATGAGAAGAGTAATCTAGACCCTCACGGTTTGGAAACGATGTTGGCTGGCTTCAGAGTACCGTCTAAAGAAGACATTGTCTATATTACAGACGGTGAGACTATTCTGATAGAATGGACAGTATCTGTTAGAGCACTAATGCCTTATGAGGTAGCTACTAAGGTTTTAGACATACACCCTGTTCGTGATAAGATTAGGCTTGAAGCGGTCGCACCTTCTATTAATGTGGTTGATTTCACACAAACTATTATAGGTGACTTTGAACCTAGTCAAGAAGTTATCTGGACACTATCTGGTCACACCTCGCCTGAAACTACACTAATCGATGGTGTTCTAACCGTAGCTAATGCAGAAGCCTCTAATCTTGAAATAGCTGCTATAGCAAAAGCTACACCATCGATATTGGCAAGAACTACTGTATTCCCGATGTTAAAGAATAACTTTGCGTATGCTATAGCAGTCGACGGTACACCTTTAAATTATCAAGAAGCAACCTTTACTGCTGACGTCTACGGAAAAGGTGAGTATTCTCAGGACGTAATTTGGTCAGTTCAGGGTAATAATAGTGCAAGCACAGAGATTGATGAATCTGGTCATTTACATATAGGATTAGACGAGGATGCAGATGTATTCTATGTTTTCGGTACGTCTGTCATGGATGAGACTGTATTTGGTAAAAATACGATAACATTATTAGCTAAGACTATTCCTTTTACACCGCACCCTACAAGTCAACCTAGTGTATCACCAGTAACGGTTGGTGATGTATCTATTAATGCACTGCGAGATACTACCTGCATCGCAGGATTGGTAATGACCGTGAATTCATATAGTGTTCAGACTATAACTATTCAGCTTAGAGATGGTAGTAGTATCTTAGGTAGTTTCGAAAGAGAATTAGTAGCGGATATGTCCTATGATATTAATATAAGAATGCCTTTCGTAGCTGAGAGTACCGTTCATAATCTTAGCATTACTGTCGAGGGTGACGTATCAGTACCAGCTGTAAATTCGTATGTCTACGGTGCATTTATTGAGAGAGTTCAACTATAATCGACAGATTTTCATATAATTTATTAAGAAAGGAGGAGTATCATGATAGATAAGATGAATCCCCATGTTCATGCAAAAATCGAGTCTAATGTTAAGGTAACAATCGTCGAAGGTAAGTGTGTAGTTCAGCAAAAGTTATTTAAGAATACAGCTACTCGTCTGTTAACTCAGGGTATATGTAATTATCTTACCGGAGCTGACAGTTCATATATACGAGGCGTCGGTAGACCTAATTACATGAGTTTGGGTACTATGGGAATAACCAGACAAGGAAATACAGGCGCATGCGAGTTCGAACCACAATTCTCAGAGCTTAGGCCCGAATCAAAAGATAGAACTCGCCCTTGGTTTGAATCTACTTCATTAGCTTTGACTGACGTATGTGGAACTAAGATAATAGACGATGAAGGTAGAAATCCCTATTTCTGGAATCCAGAATATGGCTGGGGAACACCTGATACTCCTGATGAACCTAGGTTTGAAGGTGAATTATGTTCGGCTATTGAACCAGGTACAGAACAAGAATGGCTTGAACAAGGCTGGGAGCCACTATCAAGACTTCCTATTCTGAGAGCTGATGTTGTGTCGGACAATGCGTCTGATAGAGACTTCGGTATAGACGGTTATTCATCAGCAGTAATATTCTATTCATATGCATCACCAAAGTGGGTTAATAAACTATTAACACCTCAGAAACACACATTTGACCCTATAACAATGACAGACACGGTAACTCCTGTAGGTCCTCAACTAGAACGAGTTGCTATTTCAGAGTTTGGTCTATATGAGCGTAGCAACTTTGAACCAGACGGACTACATACTATGCTTGCTGGATTTAGAGTACCTACAGAAGAAGATGTAATGTATCTAAGTCATAATCAATCTATGATTCTAGAATGGAGAATATCTGTTCGCGCTATAATGCCAAATGAAGAAGTAAAAGAATTCCTTAAGCCTATACCACAGGGAATAGCAGTAAGTGGTAAATCTATAGACGAGAGTACATTACAGTTCCGAGGTATCGTACGTGGTGATGACGGTGTAAGTCAAGACGTAGACTGGTCTGTCTCAAATCAAACTCCTGGCTCAGATACATCTATTTCTGATGATGGTTTGCTGACCGTAGCTCAAAATGACCACTCAGACTGGTTATATGTCACAGCTACATCAGCAGAAGATGCTGAGGTTAGCACTACTGCTGTTCTTTTTAGAGGTGCCCTTAATAATATGGTTACGTCTGTAGTTGTAACTTCTGAGTTATTACAGGACGGTACAGTTCAGAATATAGCAACAGTTACCGGTAGCGGTACGTATTCTACAGATGTAACCTGGAGTCTAGACGGTGCCCTTAGCGAACAGACAACTCTATCGAACACTGGTTTGTTAACCATAGGTAGTGATGAGTCTGCTGAGTGTCTAAAGGTAACTGCTACGTCGGTAGAAGATGAAAATCTGTTCTCATGTAATATATTGATGCTAGGTCCTACCTTAATAGTGTTCGATACTAATCCGATTAATCAGGTTAGTAACCTTGTAAAGTCTATTGGTAGGATAGCAGTACAAGGTATGTCTTCAGCTGTAGATGTAGAGTTTACGCTAACATTTAGAGTTCAAGGTGCAGATTTAGGTAATTTACGCATAATTATTGACCAGACTACCGGTAGTGCTGAAACTGCAAGTGCTCATACAATTCCGGTTACTTCCCTAACCGATAAGATGGTAACGATAACCGATACTATTCAATTATCAGGTGCTCGTTCTAGAATTGTAATAACAGCTCAGGGACCAGCTACACTGTCTAATGTTCATGCATTTTTAGTAGGTGCTGGTTTCAAGGAAGTAGAATATTTCGATGCCACTACTACAGATGATTATCTGATTGCGTCGAACAATGAGCCAATCTACTATAAAGGTTCGATTACTAAGCCAATGCTGTTAGCTGAGGTTGATGGTACTCCGATAACTCATGTAGCTAATGTTCTAATGGACGGTAATCTGAACATAACAGAAGTAGGTATTCCTGAGGGAATAGAATACATAGAATGAGGAGGTATGTGAGATGGCAACGACAATTAATGTGAGCACATGGACTGAATTTGAAACTGCTATTTCTACCAATATAGCTGGTGAATATCAGATAGATATTCACCTAATGAACAATATAGATTGCAATGAGGCTATACCTGAAGGTACTACTGGTGTTGCCTTGATGGAGGGATTAAGCGAGACTACAGTGCGATATGTTAATATCTACGGTCATGGTTATGAAATCCGCAATCTAAGGAATAGTATAATCAATCCCGGTAATATATTTAATCTGTCGCTAACAGGCAATAGTAGAATTTGTTATAATTTCTACGATATTGACTGGAGAAATCTATTAATATTAGGTAATCATTATTTCGTATTCCAGAACCATCCGACCGGTAGTATGCATAGTGACCATCAGCAAGTCTATTTCTACAGATGTAGATTTGTCGGAAGACGTGAAGCTCAACTAACCTACGGTAACGACTGGAAAGACTATACCACAACATTCCAATCTTGCTTTATCAATGTGCAAAATACTAAATCTGACTTAGCCACGAACAACGACCGACGTAAACTTACGAACCAGCGTGCTTACGCCTATTATTCTTGGATACGTGAAAATTGGTATGCTACCGATATACCTTCGGCTGCACCTACGTATGGTACTACTACGCTCGCATGCTCTGGTTGCTATATCGATGGTGAGTTTGTGTCTGCTAAAGGATATGCTTGTACGATAACAACAGAAAATCAATATGACGCTACTATGCAGAACGTCGTTGATGCAAAGCTAACTCGTATTAATGATGCTGGCAGTACATTTACGATTAATGCACCTAAAGGTGTTTTCAAAGACCTGGTAACTGACCGAGATGACCCAACTATTGTTTATACGAATTTTACCCATAATTCATATTCTATACCTGCAACACCGACTGAAATGACCGACCCGCAGGCTCTGTACGATAAGGGATTTGATATTATTGTTCCGTATTAATCCAGAAGGTCTGTTAGATATATTCATGATTTTATCAAGAGAGGTGAAAAGTTATGGCTACAGTAGAGGTAAGCACATGGGCGCAGCTTAGAAATGCTATTACCGGTGCTGCCAATGGCGATACCATAAAGCTTATAGCAGACATTAACTGCAATGACGAAATACCGGAAGGTGTTAGCTCGACTATCAGAAAGACTCTTAGTAATCTAACAATAACGGGCGAATATACGGAGAACGGTGTCACAAAACGACATGAGATAAGAAATCTTAGAACATCAGCATCTTCAGCGGTTCCGATATTTAAGTTTGCAGCAAGCGCTACGACAGCAAACATTACCATTAAAGGAATTGACTTTATAAATCTAATATTAGGTGCACCTTTATTTCAGACAGAATTAGTATACTATTGTGACATATATATGTATATAAGAAACTGTAGATTTTCGGGAAAAAGAACAACATACCTCGTTTATCTGGATAATAACGGATATTTATATATGTACAACTCTTACTTCAATGTACCCTATTACAGTACTGACGTTAATGGCGTTAGGTTATGTTATATTACTATTGCTGGTCATGGCTATATGAATAATTGTCGTATTCATGAGATGTTTTCAGGTACATACACCCCTTCTTCAGCAGATGGTGACGCTACCTGTAGTGTGTTTAATATGCGATTAAGCGGTTGTCGTGTAGACGGAGAAGTAGTAGGTGGTAAGTATGCAAGATATCACGCTGATAATGTAATAAGCGGTTATACACCGTCTATGCAGAGTGTATATGATGTAGACTTTAAACTTACCAACACTACCGATTCATCGGTTCCTCTATATGCGTTTAAAGGTGTTGTAAAGGTTCCTATATGTAGACAAGATGATGAAACTATTACATATACAATATCCAGCGCTTCGACTGGTGTTATTCAAGCAACAGAAGCTCAGATGAAAGACACTAATTGGCTTATAGCTCAAGGTTTTGATGTTGCACCTTCAGGTACATAAGGCGGTGAGTATATGTCTTGGTATTTAGACAATAACAATGAACTGATGCAGGATGACTTCCCAGAACCGATAGATTATCTTACTCCTCCTTATCCTGCATCAATGTGGCAGCTAGATTCCAATGATGAGTTAGTGCTGTCTTTCTTTCCAGAACCGATAGCTGCTATGACACCACCCTATCCTACTTCTATCTGGTATCTAGATTCTAATAATGAGTTGGTTCTTTCGTTCTTTCCAGAACCGATTGGATATCTTACACCACCACTCCCACCGGATATCCAAGACTGGTGTTTAGACCCAACTACCGATATAATTACTCATGTAAGATTACCTGAGCCGATAATCGGTAATCTAATCGACGGTAATGATAGTGGCCCTCCATATTATGGTTATCCTGCATCTTATTGGTATTATGACGGAACGCAGCTTACAATGAATAAAACCGAAGGTGCACATCCGTTCACGCCGATGATAGGTCCGGTTGTTGATTTAGATAATAACATCAATGATAATAATCTGATGATGCCACCATATCCCGCAAGTTTCTGGAGATTGACGCCTGCAGATTTGATATTAAATGGATTATTACCTACACCTATAAATGAACCATTACTTACCAAACCTTATCCCGCAAGTTTCTGGTGGTATGAGGAAGCAGATAATCGTCTTGAAAAAGCTATAATACCTAATGAGTTGTATTGTGGTTCGTTCTTGGATTGTACCAGTCTTACCTATGTTAAAATACCGTCAACTGTAAAGCAAATAGCTGAACGAGCCTTCTGGAATACTCGACTTACATTAGTCCGCATACCAGAAGGCTGTAGATATGGTGTAACCTCATTTCCTCCTGGCTGTGAGGTTCAGACTTATTCTGTTAATTGAAAGGAGATTGAATTATGGCTACATATAATCTAGAAGTTAGTACCTGGAGTGAATTAGTAGACGCTTTAACCAGAGTAGATGCAGGTGGTGATGTTTTCAACATCAGATTAGTTTCCGATATTGATTGTAATTTTGAGATACCGTTAGGAGTGGTATCAACTATCGATATACCTTCAGGAACTAGAGTGTTAAGCGGCGCATATCAGGAAAACGGTGTAACTAAAAATCATGTAATCCGCAATCTAAGAACTCATGTTACAAATCCTGTAGCTATATTTATGTATAATCCAGGTTCTAGTCATGGTGGTTCATTAAGTGTTAAGAACATTGATTTTATCAATCTAGTAACGGAATCCCGGTTATTTCAATTCAGTTATTTTTCAAGCCGTAATGTAGCTTTTTCTGATTGTCGCTTTGTCGGTAGAAGAACCAGTAATCTATTTAAGGGTGGAAATTCCAATACCGGATATCTGACGTTCACATCTTGCTTCTTCAATGTACCTATAGCAAGTTTAACATCAACACAGACTGACGACGATAAAGATACACTCAGTATCGTGTCAGGAATGTTCGGTAATACTAATTATTCGAAATGCAATGCTAATTTTTGTTGGATTAGATGCACATACAAGGGCTGGTCTGTGTCTACTAGCTATGCTAATGAACTAAGAACATTCCATTTAAATGGTTGCTACATCGATGGTACCATTGTAGGTGACGATGGAATACGGCTTAGGTATTATACCTATAACTCATCAATTCAGAATGTTGTCGATGCGGACTTGAAACTTATAACTGGTGCTGCTACTCCTGATATTGGTATGCCCAAAGGTGTATGGAAGAACTATGTTACAAACCGTGACGATCCTTCTGTTGTTTATACAACTAATAATCTAAATACTCAATATGGTATACCCGCAACACCAGCTCAAATGAAAGATACTCAATGGCTATATGACCACGGTTTCGATGTTGTAGTCTAATTAAGATAGGGGGTATCTAAGATGACAGGAATCGGAACAGCTGCTGACCCATATCTGGTTAGTAATAAAGCTGAATTGAAACAAGCTATGGAAATTGACCGTAGTACGGGCTTACCCATATATATTCGATTAACTGCTAATATCAATGTAAATTGGAATAGTACCTGGCCGGTGATTACTACTGCAGGTCATGATTCGGTTGATGTAGATTTAAATGGGCATACGATTAAGAATATGTATCTTAAGGATATAATGTTTACCTTGCATAATTCAGATAGGATACATAATGGTAGAATTATAAATGTCTATACTGATTCTAGTTTCGATAAAGACTATATTATCAGCAGTGGGGTACTTGAGAACGTAAGCATGAATTGCTCGATTACTGTACCTACTGCTACTGTATTTAATTGTACTAGACTAATAAAAGACGCTATCTGGTTACATTATGACAGTGCTACTCCGAAGTCAGGTCAAGCTGTGTTCAAAGCTATTATTTTAAAAGCAACCACCAGTGCTACTGATATTAATCAGATAGAAGATTGTGACATTAAGATTATGATAGATACATTCGATGCTGCTGGTGGTACACTAATTTCAGCACCAGCATCTGGAAGTTGCTATATAGCTACGAGTAGAATTACCGGGGAAATTACAACATTTAATAATGCAAGTGCTACGTACTATCCTATAATTTCTGATGTGACTATGCGAAGCTCTGTAGTCGAATATATAATACCTAGTTATTCTGGTTCGGGTTCACCTACACCGGCTCATAATCTAGCTACAGGTGATGCTGATTATGTCTCTGCTATTAATGTCGATATAGGCATAGTACCTCATGATAGTAATCTTAATCCTATCTATAGTCTGGGTAACGGTTGTGCTGCTTGCACTTCAAATGATTTACGAAGTCAATATCTATTATATCAGAAGCGTTTTGAAGTATATCAGATACAAGGGAGTTGAGTAGTATGAGTAGAATACTAAAACTTAAATTTCCAGTTCGGTGTACCTTTACAGCCGGTACCCGTGACTTTACCATGACCACACCATATATGCCTAGCATTAACTTCTGTTGGCCTAATTCAGATACAGGATATCGCACAGCTCATTTTTATATATACCCTATGGTACCAACTCAGGAAAGAATATATTTCTGTTTTTTACAGATTAATGCTGATGCTAATGCTCGACAGTGGGTTACTACAGAAACCGGTTATGTTCATAATAGTTTTGCTACCCACTCCAGTGTATCTAATATGCCATTTAAACCTACACCGCAAACTATTAATAATGGACCTGTATGGGTTTCGATTGTAGATGCCCCAGAAGGTCATAAGGGTTATGCCTGGACAGATAGTGAGTCAGGAGTGACTTATTATCTTTCAGAATGGTTCGTTAATCTGGTAAATACTTCAGCTTCTAATATAGGTGATGGTATAATCGACTATGTGATAACATTAACCTATCTATTTGCAGATGACGATACGGACTATGAAGCTTGGCTATCTGATTCTAGACTTGAGGGATTTGTATCTACACTTGAAAATGATTGGGTTACCTTAAATACTGAGGATACATTGGCTACTAGGTCAACTTTTCCTGAAATGGTAGCACCAGAAGCTCCCCAACCACCTCCGGCTCCTGCAACCTGGTGGATGACTGATGACGGTCGACTTACTAATGCTGATATTCCTGAAGAAATAGAAGACGGTGATGACGGCAGAATGGTAGCTCCATTCCCGTCTGCTTCTTGGGAGTTACAAGCTAATGATGTTCTGACACTGAATGACCAATATTACCATTGGATAATCGAACCGATTGTAGATGAAGATGCGGGTAGAAATGACAATAACATATTTATGCCACCGTACCCTGCTTCTTTCTGGTATCTAACTCCTGAGGATAGACTTAAGAATGGACTACTACCAATACCGATTGATACTGCAGAATTAGTTAAACCGTACCCCGCTTCTTTCTGGTGGTATGAGGAATCAGACGATAGGTTAGAAGAGGCACTTATACCCGATTCCATTCCTATAGGTGCATTCATTAATTGTCGAAATCTTACATACGTTAAAATACCTAGTACGGTTACCAGCATAGGCAGGGAGGCATTCTACAATTCTGGATTGACTCTAGTAAGAATACCAGCGGGATGCACCTATTATCCTACATCGTTCCCACCAGGTTGCGAAATTCAGACATACTCAGTATAATAGAGTGAGGTGATATTATGGGAGCATATACCAGTGGCAATTATCTAGGTGAAAGCAGCTCAGAGCAGCTTGTAACCGAATTAATAAGGCAGATACGTTATTCTAAAGGATTTCAGATACAGACATTTCCTGTCGTTCATGGCAGACCTATTACACTACCTGGTGACGCAGAGCATTGGGTAGCTTATGGTACTCTATTAACTCTAAACGAAACTGTATACTTAACTGACCGCACAAAGATTAGGTTTATGATACCTACATCATTGCCCGGTACAGACGCAACTCTTGTGCCAGCTATCTATAAATATTCAGGTATTAATGAACAGACTAACATACCTGAGTGTACTCTAGTAGCTTACGGTGACAGCCTTAATGTAGAACAAGGTGGTTGGTATGAAGAAGCATTACAGCTAACTGATACTAAAATACTAACTCCGGCTAATTTTTATTATCTGGTTTATATCTATAGTACAAATGCTAGTCTTAGCATGCTGGGTAATCCCGGTACACATAGCGAGTATGCACCTTATCTGTCATTCTCAGCACTTCAGGAATCTTTTGTAGGTGTACCGAATACTCTAGAAATGACAGGAGAAGCTCCTGTGCATACATTCGGAAGCATATATGCTAATGGTGATGTAAGGTGAGGTGTTGAATATGAACACTGATATTGTCTATGGCAATAAGCCTATATATGCCTATGTTCACATAGGTATTCGTCGTAGCGTAGCATTTCCCTTATACCAAAGACGTCAGCGTATACAAGGGCACCTACATGACCAATTTAAGATAGAATGTTATTCAGAAGAAGAAGTATCGTGGTACCAGCAGCTTTGTGCTAGAATGAAGCATTGGCTTGTTCTACTATACATAGATTATGCTTGGATGACCAAAGAAGGTTATCTAGATAGAATTGACGGCGGAGGTAATCTAGAATTTACACCAGACACTACAACTGTCCGTGAACATTATGACGGAAAAGAATTTGGAGAAAAGACAGTTAGAGAAATCTATGTCGATAAATCATTTTAAGGGGAGGTATTTACCGATGAAGACAGAGAATGTAATTACAATCGTATGTGCAGTACTTGGTAGTGGTATAATCAGTATGCTACTCCAGAGATATTGGTCAAAGGTTGATGAAAAGAAAGCTGAAGAACGTGCCCATTCGGAAGAAGCTAGACAAGAAAAAGCTCAGCGTGATTTAAACACCTATATGATAAAGAAGCTATTCAGAACTAACCTTAATCGAACTATAACCTATATAAGAAATATCCTTAATGACCCGAATGTATCAGAGTCACATCTACGCTTAGAGCTCTCTGATTTACATGATGATATGGTAGACTACTTTGAGATGGGTGGTAATGGTGGTACCCATGCTGCCTATGTAGAACTGTATGAGCAGATAAAAGAAAAGAGGCCGGAACTAATAACCATAGTCTGGCTTGATTTTATAGCAAAAGATGTTAAATAAGAAAGGACGGTTTTTATGGACAAGGTAACTGAAGTTCTGGTAGACATTATTGCTACCGCATTGGCAACTGCATTGGTTTGTCTAATCAAATCTGGTATTTCTCTAATAAGTGCTAAATGTCATTCTGAAAAGATAAAGACGGCACTTCAAGAATTCCAGACAGTGCTTGCAGACGGCGTTCGATATGTAGAACAGACGTTCGTAAGGCTGGCTAAGGAGAATGGAACATGGGATGCTGAAACACAAGGTGTTGCTCTGGAAATATGTAGAGAATATGTATTCAATAATATAACAGAGCGAACGGCTGCGATATTGGCAGAAGACAAAGACAACATTTCGAAATGGATTGAAGCTAAAATAGAATCATTCATTCAGCTTGAGAAGCAACGATAACTGACAAGAAAAGCCCTTGGCAAATAGGTCAAGGGCTTTTCTATGGTTGTATGTATTTATACTATTTATATATTGTGTATATCTCACTTTATTCTTATGTTTTGCTGAGGTATACCACGTAGACATTATAAACCACTATACTTTATATGTAAAATATAATCACGTGGTATGCTGTAGCATGCGTGTTATTTTAGTAACTTCGGTATCGAGGTTGATAAACGTGTATAATATTGCGTTGTAGACACACAAACATAAAACAAAGGAGAGATTTGTCATGAAGAAAATCAAATACCCGATACTAATTATGGCAGCCGCTCTGATGTCTGTTTATTGTAGTCTAGCAGGCAGTCTAAATGAGCACGATGCTGCTAAGACACCAGCTGTAAGAGCTGAGAATGTCGAAACAGCAACGTCGACTACTACAACGTCGACTAGCACAACGTCAACCACCACGACTAGCACAACCACAACCACAACCTCGACTACCACGTCTACAACTATAACCACGGTAGTCACTGAACCTATTACAGAACCTGTGATAGAAGAAACACACGCAGAAGAAACAAACCAAGAAGAATATATTCCAGAAGAACCGCAACCTGAACCCGCTCCAGAATATGTCGAACCTCAGGTCGTCGACACGGGATTACCTATTACCGATTATGAACGAACTTTACTGCGAAATGTAGTAGCACACGAGTACGGTTCAGATTGGGTAAGTGTTCAAGAAAAGGCTAAGGTCGTCGCAGTTGTAATTAACCGAGTGAACAATCCTAAATTCCCGAGTACGATTGAGGGTGTGCTTACACAACCTTATCAGTTTAGTGGATATTGGGCTTGCAGTTATGAGTGGTCTACAGTGACACAGAGTGTTCGTGACGCTGTAGACTATTATTTTGCCCATCCTGAGGAATTCGGCGGCTGGACTGGATTTTGGGGAGATGGACATTGGAACTATTTCTATTAATAAATGAGGTGATTATATGAACCAGCAGGACGATGAGCTAGATGCGATGCTAAAAGCACGTCAGTATATCTGTCCTATATGTAAGAAGAAGTTTTCAATACCTTTATATGTGTCTACATCTAAATGGGTCTATATGGTTTCCATATATGACCGGAAAGAGAAAAAGAGGCTGCAGAAGAAATGCTGCAGCTATTCATGTTACAGAAAAGGTCAACAGTAAACTTCGAGTTTACACGATACAAAACTGTATAATAAGAATGTAGTTAACCACTACTACAAATTATCCTTAATACTTTTTCTTCGCCTATCTTTTGTTCACCTTAAAGGGAAGCAATTCCCTTACTTTTTGCGGATGTGGTGAAATTGGCAGACACGTCAGATTTAGGTTCTGATGCCGAGAGGTGTGCAGGTTCAAGTCCTGTCATCCGCACCAATCAGTAAGGTTAAACCCATACTTACTGACACTTCTATGCTTAGCGTGTAGAAGCCACTTTCCTTAAGATTCCGGCTAATGCTCACACCATTAGCCGAAACGGTCAGATTGAGGTAATGACTTGATATGACCACCAGGGGTCTTATGTTTTCCAACCCCGCATTCATAAAGTGCTTGCCAGCAGCATCGAGTCGCGTCAATGTTGTTGGCAGTATGCTGTCAAGTAGGTAAATTACTATAAGATGGCACCAATAGGTGAAGAGTACACCTACATTAACAGAGTAAGCTGCTCTGTAAATTTACTTCGACGAGAGCGACACTCGGGAACCACAGGCGTTGAGTGGTGGGCACTAAAAAGCCGTGCTAGGTATTCCTTCGCACGTTAATACTTTGGAATCATGTGAGTGGTCTGTGACGCAAGGCGCACTCACCTAGGTTAGAATCGAGGTAATGACTTGATTCTAGCACCAATCTGTAATGAAGGAAGAAACGCAGCTTCGTGAACGATACGGTCGCATGTATGCAGGTATGCTGACGGTCATTACAGGTACCAACCTGGTTTCTGATTACACAGGAACCACCGGGTTTCGGCCGGCGTTTGATTATTACCTATGGCTGGTGTAAGATTAATCAATAGTGTAGCACGATAGTCTGCACACCTTAAACTGAACGCTATCCCGGCAGACGAAAGAAGAAAGGTCCTGTATGAAATGCGGACATTGGGATAATAGCAAGAGTGTTATAAAGCTGAGAAGATACTCGTTGTTCAGCCTCACGAACGTTGCTACACGTTCCGGTGTAAATCCGGCGTCAAGAACCGAAGGTAGCACTTTGAGAAGATTTGGCAGTTACGATAAAACTGCAAATCGCAGCCTGAGCGAGATTTACTTATACACAAGATAAGGGCACATCAAACCTGACCGGGGCAATAGTCTCGAACTTGGAAACGATGCTTGTGAAAGAAAGGTAAAGCCCTTCTACTTGAAATCTTCAACCTGGCTTTGCCTGGTCTTTTGTCAGAGGGGAGTATGTTACCGCACATACATACTTCCCTCCTCCTACTTCAAGAAATGAGGGTCTAGAAATGATTGAGAAATATTCACCAGATGGTTGGGAAAATCATCATATTGTTCAGATTACATTCAATAAAGACGGTTACATAGGACATATTTCTTTCCCAATCGGCGGTAACTGTCGAGGTTCAGAAATTCTAGAAACAGGTTTGAACTTTCTAGATGACTGCGATGGAGATATTATAGATAATTTGGCTGAAAATGACTGTAAGCTAGACATTCATTTCGATGATTCTGATGATGGTTGGGAACCTTGGTTTTCAATCGAGTTGTCTAATCCGAAATACACCTGGGGTGAAGATGTTCTTGTCTATGACGACATCGACCTAGAGGACCTGAAAAACCTGATTGTCAGAGTACAGATAACTGAGTGTATGTCAGAATAGTGAGACTAACTTCGTAACCTTGTGTATAATATGTTATAATATAGGTACAATAAAACACAGGAGGTACGGGTATGCTTAAGCTTAATATGGCAAAGGGTGACAAGAGTTCAGAAAAAACCGAATTAGGTGAGGCTTGGATGATGCGAGCTAAGGGTCAGAACTATGAGGTAATACCGGTTAAGATTCATATCTACGGTGAAATCGGTGACCTTGATGCTAACGCTGAGGCAGCTATCTGGATGTTAAAATATAGTCCGTACGACAAGCTCAAGACATTTCTTCAGAAATATGTCGGAAAACAAGCTGGTGACGGTATAATGTTCACTACCGACGAAAATGAGTTCAGAGAGCGGCTTGGTAAACACCTTATCAATCTTCCATTTAATCTAGGGGAGACTGTAGGCTGGACTAAAGAAGAAACAGCTCAGTTCTTACTCGATTTGGTTAAAGACATACCTGTACTTGACTTGTATGACCTGGGTGATGATGTTAATGACCACACAGGTGACTTCGTATGTAAAGACCTTAACGAAACATTTATTCGTGTTCGCATGAACGACGAGTATAATGCTGGTGCGTATAATGGAACTTGTTACTTCAGAATTGGTTCTACAGGTAAGAATTGGATAAATCAAATCTGGATGTTCGTTCATGATAATGACCGCATCAAGTCAGTCGTTGTAGAACGTGACGCAGAGTCAGACGGTATGGAGGGTTCTAATCGCCGTAATGTCATGGTAGACCATATGCCTAGAGAACAATTCTTAGCAGAAGAAGGTGTACCATTCTTAGGCGCGAAGGTCGCTGACGGTATTTCTAAGACATGCTACGATATACTCAAAAATGGTAAGTATTCTGATTTGGATAGTGTTAAAGCTAATTCAAGCAGAATTCAAGAAATCTGTGCTAAACTCAGATATCAGGAGATTAGTCTTAACTATAAGAATATAGAAGCACCTTGGGCTACAAAGCCTATGAATAGATAAGGAGAATAATTATGTATACACGCAGAGAATTCAATGAGAAAGAAGTAGAGTTATCTCAGAAAATACGAGAGAAGCTGATAGAAGTTGAGCAACTTTTAGATAAAATTCCTAATTGCAGAGAAAAGAGCATCGCACTAACCCATATCGAGGATGCTATGCTTCATTCTAATCTGGCTATTACAGAGGAAGGTGTAAAGCATTCCTATATAGAGAGTCAGGAATAAAATCAAAGAGTACCCCATCATATGCTGCCAGCAGGTTCTTCTGATACTTTCAACCTGCTGGCACCCCCTTATATGGTGCAGATGAGGTAACGACTTGTCTGTGCCTTGGATTCATAATATGTAATGGCAAGTGCCCGTTCGCAGACGTGCCGATGAGGAATCGGGTTCCTTCTCCTGGGAATGTAGTGGAATTTGAGAAACAGCTTGCTATTACATAGACAATTTACAGGTTTACTGTTTACACATACATAAAATGCTGTAGTTCATGCTACAGCATTTTTATTTTTGCTGTACGACAATCGTATTGCGTGTGTAATTATACATTATATACACATACACAGCAATCGTTAGCGTGCTGTGTGTTTACATAACTTCGTAATCGTACTTTTTATAATGTTATAATATAGATACAAAAAATATATAACAACAGGAGGTTGATTATGGAAAAGTGGTACAGTCGTTTCAGAAGAGGAGATGTTTGGTATCTTCACTTTGAGACGGAAAATGGGGACGGAATCAATAATTCAAGTGTTCAGAAGAAGTCGAGACCGTGTGTGATTGTTTCGTGTGAGGAGAACAATCTTAATTCACCTACATTCAACGTATTACCAATCACAACAAGAAATTCAGACACATTACCGCAGCATCTGTACTTCAGGTATGAGGACGGTAAGCCAGAAGCCCGTAATCAGGTAGTTCTGTGCGAACAGATAATGACCGTATCTATTCTAACATTCGAGCATCCTAAATCTTATTTCATGTATTCTTTTAGCTTAGCGTTCATGAATAAGATTGATGATGCGTTGACTAGACAGTTAGGCTTAAAGCCTAGAGTTGCTGACATGAAAGTCTTAGAGCGTATTGTGCAGGAATTAGCTGAGAACGAGCGCAAGAAGATTGATGCATGGAAGCAAAAGGATACTGAGGTTAGGGTTGAAAGATTAGCAGACATGCTGTCGAAGAAGTTTGACATTAACCTAACTACCGCAGATATGGTAAACGGTACAGAATATCGAGACGAAGAGTTGCAGCAGGTTGATAAAGAAAGCGTAAAAGAAATGCGTAAGACAGCATCAACTCGTAAGGGTATAAAACCAGAAGAAAAGAAAAAACCTAAAACTAAAACTAAAACTAAAACTAAAACTAAAGCTAACACTAATAAGAAGAATAGATACTCAGCTGAAGATAAAGCACAATTTCTGAACGATTATCAGAATCTGACTATGCCAGATATGTGTGAGAAATACAAGTTAAAGGAATCTTCAGTCAAGTTCAATGTGTCGGTATTTAAGAAAGCATTAGGAATTCGATAAGGAGGTGATATAATGTCAGATATAAGCGACATGCTGCAAAAATTAGCAGACAAAAGAAAGACCAGGCCTTTATCAGTAAATGCAGAAGATTTATTCTATAAAGGTCACATAACAGCAGAGGAATTACTAATGATACAGAAAGGTGAGGACGTCGCAATGTCATTTTCTAAAGAACCAGAGTTAGATATTAAGCAACCGAATAGTCTGGATTCATTATCTTATTATGGTAGGGCAGTAGAAAAAGTATCCGGGATAGTATTAACCCAAGCGACTAAGTGGATACCTAAACAGCTTAATAACAATCTAATCAGATATGAGGTACTGCCTGCTGAGCACCTATCTAAACCTTTACATATTCAGTTCGAGGTTAGATTTACTATACTGAATTTCGAAAAGGAAACACAGCAGACCGTAGGTACAGCTATACCGATAGATTTGGGTATGTTAACCCAAGATGAGGAACAAGACCAGCGTTCCTGGGAATATTTCGAGTATCAGATAGCTGACCACTTTCAAAAAATCATTATGCAGATGGTTCTTGGCTTAAATGCCAATGATGTATTAATTTCATAGGAGGAATAATTATGACAGATAATAAATATTGGATATTTCTTGAGAAATTACGCCGCTCTGGAGCTACGAATATGTATGGAGCAAGTCCGTACTTAGAAAGAAGATTTGGAGTGTCTAGTAAAGAAGCTATAAACATTCTAGCAGATTGGATGGAGAATTATAATCCAGATGACTACAAGGAATCTGATAAGAATGAATAAGAATGATTATCTAGAAAAGCTTGGTAATATAGCCAAATCATATAAAGATACTGGCATGAAGTCGGGACTTACTCTCGGTCAGAGATTAGCTCTTAGAAACTATGACGACTGTATCCGACATAACAGTTCCGACTTCGAGATTACCGAATTACCGCCAGAAAGTATTCTAGAAGATTTTATGAATACAATACTTCTAGCAGATATTCACTCTATGGTAATTACAGCAAAAGACACCTCGGTTATAGAATTTTTACACCTAATACAAAGACGTGGTTGGCACATTCAGGGGTTAGAAAAAATCGACCGTAAGGACACAGGTTGTTTCGGTGTTTACGATTACGACGTCCCTGGCATAAGAGTAAAAATCGGTTAAGGAACTTCGTTTTCATTATTCGGTGTATGTTATAATAGTGATACAATATACAATACAGCATTAGGAGGGTGCAGCAATGCTAGTCCTTAACATTACACACCAAGTCGTCCTAATAAATGGTGATTTAGTAGTACATGATTTTCCTAAGCAATATCTAAATGCCATTAATCAATTTCTGGTATATATTAATGTGAAAAGCCAGGCTGTATATTGGCATATTTGTGCTGATAGATTTGAAGCTGTACAATTAGCCAGCAATATATGTGGGCATATGGTTCAGATAAAGTCTATCGAGAGGAGTTAACTCATGGATAAGAATACTAAGGTGATACCTAGAACAATATGTACACCTATTAGTTATAAAACACTTGAACAATTCTGTGAAGGTAGTAATCTACCAGCTACAGCTACCAATGATAAAGGTGAGAATGTAGTTATTACTACCGAACCGTTCGAGTCGTCTAAGTGCTATCGTCTTGACACTTATCAGGAAAATGGTTGGATACGGAGCAATCATTATTACCCGAATGGTGACACAGATGAGTGCTATGACAGGTAAGGAGAGATATTATGGATTCAGGCATAACGATTATTAGCAATGAACCAAATAATGGTTATATTGCGTTAGTGTTCACAGATAAAGGTGTGAACATGAGTTCAGACTGCAGTCTAAAAGATGCCTACAATGGGTTAATCCAAGTCGCAGCTGATGTTATAATAGATGTAGCAAGTGGCATCACACCGCCTCCTAGCGTAAAAGCTAAGGATGAAGAGGAATATGATAAGAAGGCTACCGCACACATTAAGGAGTTAGACAAAATACTCGAAAAGTTTACCAGAGAGCTAAAGGAAAGAATTATGATTGAGTCCGCGGCGTCTCAATTCAAATCTACAGGAATGAATGATACATTTGCTCATATGCTAGCTGAGGGTATGCATAAATTGCCAGGAGTCTTTGAGGTTGTAGACGACCTATTAAAAGAGGATAAGAAAGATTCGAAGGACTCTGAGTGAGGTACAACTTCGTTTCTACACAGATTTTATGTTATAATATATGTATAAAATAAATGTGTAGGAGGTGCCTAATGAAAGTCACAGTTATCGCATTTAGCGAAGCGGAGTCTTACAGGGCAGAAGAAGGATTAACAAAGCTTACCAGAGGTGTCAACAGGTTCAAAAGAGATTTGAGAGACAGACGTGTTGACCAGAGTACCGTAGAGTCATTTGTACGTGGTTTAAGAGCCATGGCAAATTACTTTGACGAGTATCTCAAGGACGAAACGGTAACAGAAGAAGTTACTCCCGAAGAAAGCAATCAAGTGTAAAACCTATATATGCTGGGATATCGGCAATACGGTCAAAGCATTTTCTTTTATTCCATTATACACCATATTGTTTAATTTTGTCTAATCTGTTTAGCCCAGGTTATCCTGGGTAAATCTATTGGGGTATAGCCAAGTGGTAAGGCACAGGACTTTGACTCCTGCATTCGTGGGTTCGAATCCCGCTTCCCCAACCAGCGTAGCGTGACATGGCAACTTAGCACACAGCTCTTTTAATAGCAGGGAAGTTGTATAGGGCGGGTTCGTCTATCGGTTAGGACAAGAGATTTTCATTCTCTAAAGAAGAGTTCGACTCTCTTACCCGTCACCAGCAGTCTTCTGGCATGATAGACTGTATCTTCCATTTATCGTAGCAGTTCTTACAGCGGGCTGCTACGATACTATGTTCTCATTCAGTGTAATTCTGAATTAGAGCACCAGCCCCATTTTGCCCTGGGGCTTAACATCCTTTCGGTTTCTAGCAACCATTTCGTCTTCTATCATATAGGGGACCTCCTAAGTACTCCTGGCGAGTTGATGCTAGATAGACTCGCCAATTATTTTATCAGAAAGAAGGTCATTCAATGTTCGGTTCAGCAGATTTTATCAGGTTTGGTCAAGAACAAATAGCAAAGTATTTCAATGGTCACAGAGACGTCACAGACTCTCAGGAGCTTAAAGCAGAGGACGTATATAACGTCTGGTACTGTAAGTCACTTCAGAATCATAAGGGACTTTTCAGCACTCCAGTGTCTGATGGCATATATTATGAAATTACCTATAACGGTGACACCAATGAAGCTTATATAGATGTATATAAGAAATGGGAAAATGTCGTTGTTAAAGAGGTAGTAGCTAGATAAGATTTTCACTGTCAGCAATTCTAGATTGGGCCTCCGTTATAATTTATCGATGGGTGTGATTCTAGATTAACACCCACCATCTTAATAAGGAGAATTAGGTATGGACAATGAGATAGAGAAAAATGTCAATCACCCTTCGCACTATAATCAGGAGGGTAAGAAAGAATGTATCGTAGAGATGCGAGAACAGTTCGGTGACCTCGCTGTGTATTGGTTTTGTAAGCTAAATGCCTATAAGTATGCATACCGAGCTGGTAACAAGGAAGGTAACAGTGAAGAGCAAGACAAAGCTAAGATAGCTTGGTATGAAGAATATGCAAGACAAATGCACCAGACTGTTATGTTACCTGACATAATGAAAGCATTAAACCCATGGAGGGATACAGATGGCTGAGTATAATTTCTGGGACGACAGAACTGTCGAATGTAACGATAATATGTGGTGTCCTATTGCCAATGATTATTGCTACGACCACACAAAATGTTCTGAATGTGATATCCAGAAAGAGTTCGATAAATATGTAGATGAGGAGTTGAGCAAGAAGAATGATAAAAATTGAAAACACCGAAGTCTATGGTTGGGAAGCTGCTATCCGTGGTATGAGAAATCCAATGAATAGCTGGGACAAATCAGATAGTGGATATAAGTATAGATGTCCTGAAGGTACCCAAGTCTGGTGCGATAATTGTGGTTATGATATGTGCAATCCGTATATGTCTGAACCTGAATTTATAATAGGTGACAATGATAGAAAATTAATGCTACAACTAATTAAAGCCGGTTCAGACCACGCTAAGTTTCTTAGATACATCGACGTCACCGTAGATATTACTGCACCTATGTACTGGTGGAAGGAGATGGATACCTATAAGGTAGGCACTGTTCGTAATAGCTGTTCAACCATGCATAAGGTAATGTCCAAAGAATTCCAACTATGCGACTTTAGCACAGACCACCTATCAGATGACTCTATCGTTCGGTTACAAGACGTCATAACCTGGTTAAATGATTGTAGGAGTCATTACCTTAATCTACCTAATAGTGCAGTCGAGGAAAAGAAAGAAACATGGTGGCAGGTTATTCAGCTACTACCTAGCAGTTATAATCAGATGGCTACTATGCACCTTAATTATGAGGTAATACGTAGAATGTGGTTCTCTAGATGTAAGAACCCGCACAAGCTAGATGAGTGGAGAGTCGGTTTTAATAGCTGGGTGAATGTGTTACCGTATAAAGAATTAATAACAGGAGGTAATATTGAGTGAGTATGAAAGAATGGGCTAGACATGAGATAGAATTAGCTATCGAGCATGAGAAGGCAACAGCTCATCCTGATGAGCTAGATTTAATAGGCTACTCAGAAGCTTGCTATCGTAGTGCTTTGAAAGCTTATGAGTCTTTATGCGACGACGGACATAGTGGGATGAGCTTTGCTTTTACTTCAAGCATACTTAGAAAGTTAATGGCTGAGCAACCGCTTACACCTATCGAGGATATACCAGAAAACTGGAATGTACTTGAAGACAGAAATGGTCATGAAAGTTATCAATGTCGTCGACTTTATTCATTGTTCAAGGACGTTGATAAAGCGACAGGTCAAGTCAGTTATCATGATACTGACCGGTTCATCTGCTATGATAATTCGGGAATAAGCTGGACAAATGGATTTGTAAGTAGAAAGATGAAAGAATTATATCCCATCACCTTTCCTTATATGCCAGAAGGCAGGTATAGAATTTTAGCAAAGGATTTTGCCATGTCTGCCGTTCCTGGTGAATTTGACACCATGGAAATTAAACAGGTAACTGAGCCAGATGGTTCGGTTAAAATCCTGAATTGGTACTTTAAGGAAGTTGGTAACGGTTTTGAACAGATATCCGCTGAAGAGTTCCAGGAGAGATATGCTACCTACAAGAAGAATCTTGAAGTACTAAATAAGATAAGGGAAAATGACACGTAAGAAACTATCTAGAATAATGCTAGGTACTAACTTCATCTGTAACTTGTTCTATGCTTTGAGTTACCCTTACATATATGCCGAACTGGTAAAGGCTGTCAACTCAAGGTACATCTCAGCCGAACAGATTATACAATGTTCAGGTATAATTGTTCTAGGTGTATTATGGAATAAGATAGGTGACTTCTTGTACAAGCATTTTCGGGTATTGATAGTTGCTGAACTGATTGCAGACGCTTTCTTATTCGGTCATGTCTTTATCACAGGTGACCTAAAGTTCTATTTCGTATTCAATGTTATAACCTATGCCTTTGTTAGTAGACACATTGCTAATGGAGGCATTCGACTTAGAGCAAAGGTACACCCAGATGAGAAAAGCAGAGAACGATATGATAACAACTGCAATATAGCTAACAGTGCCGCTACACTTATAGGTGCAGGGATAGCATTAATCTGTCCCATGGGGTTGTCACTTCTATTTGTAGCTGCAGTGATAGGTAATACCTTTGACAATTTTTGTTATTGGTACATCTATAATAAAATCAATAAGATTGTTGCTGAGGAGACGAAGAGTAATGCAGATAGATAGATTTAGAGGAGAGTATGAATTCCTTTCGAACTTTGCACCCACAATGCTAGAGTACGAAGGAGTACTATTCACTTCTGTTGAAGCTGCGTTCCAAGCCGCTAAGACACATGATATAGAACTTAGAAGGCGTATAGCCAGATACACTCCATCTGAAGCTAAGCGAGCAGGTCGTAAACTCAAACTCAGGTCAGACTGGGAATCTGTTAAGGAAAATATCATGTATGAACTTCTACAGCAGAAGTTCAAAGACGATACTTTTGGCTATAGAACTAAACTCTTGGCTACTGGTGACAGTGAACTAATAGAAGGTAATCATCATGGAGATACCTACTGGGGTACTGTTAATGGTGAAGGTAGAAACCGATTAGGTAAACTCTTGATGAAACTTAGAAAGGAAATTAAAGATGGAAACACCTAAAGAAAGATTTATTCGACTATTGCTAAGCACACAGAGAAATGGAGTAGAAGCATTAATCGATGCCTTAGAGCATTCAGATTGGTTTGTCGCACCGGCAAGTTCTAAGTATCATTGTGCATATGAAGGCGGTCTTGTAGACCATAGCTTAGCTGTATACGACGAGCTTGAAAGGCTATATAGTGCATACCCAGAGCTAGATATAGCAGAGCAGTCTAGAACTATCGTAGCACTGCTGCATGACCTGTGTAAGATTTATACATACACCCAGGTTGAGAAGTTTAGAAAGAATGAATTCGGTCAGTGGGAGAAGTATCTGGCTTATGAGCATAACGAGTCCTATAAGTTTGGAGGACACGGTAGCAAGTCAGTATTCTTAGCTAGCAGATATATCACACTAACCGACACTGAAGCGGCAGCTATCAATTGTCATATGTCTACCTGGGAAGAAGGTAAGGTTCAGGAAATTAGTCAGGTGTTTAAGGTTAACCCACTGGCTTGGCTAATTCATGTAGCAGACGAGTCAGCTACTTTCATCCAGATGAAATGAGAAGGCATTATACAATAGTCTATCACCCACGAGGAGTAGCTGAGGTAGATTTAGAAGTAAATCCTTACCTACCAATATCGATGCAACCTGAATTAATCGATACAGCAGTTCTGGATAACATCAATGACTCGGTAGACGATACATGGCGGATAGCTAATGTACATGATGAAAATGGAAAATGTGTCTATACATACTTTAATCCTAGGTATTATAGATAGGAGGTGGCAAGATGGTAGTGTTACCATATACACTTAGGTACTTTAAGCAACACCACAAGGAAGACGATGAGTTTTTAACTGAGGTGGAAGTAGAAGTAGAGGTTAACCCGAACGAACAGGAGTGCTTCCAGAAAGAAGTGTTCGATAAGGTAGTTAAGGAGAATCAACCAGAGCTCTGGGCAGACACCTGGTATAAATGCATCGTCGTTGACCAGCAAGGTAGAGAGGTACTTTCACTCTATACGATTAAGCCAGCTGGTTGTGCTTAATATAGGTGTTGTAAATATAGTAAGAAACGGTATACTGCTGTGCGTTAGCTGCTTGGTGGTATACCGTGTTCATTTCTCATAGTATAATTAGTTATATAGGAGTTGTATACTCTGTAAGCACACGTTAGCGTGCGTAACTGCTGCTGTACGTGATGTATATTGTATAATTATAATGTGTAGCAGTTAAGCACACAAGGAGGAGGAAATGACATGCTAAAGGTACAGCTTAAATCAGAACCGATAATTCTATGCTGTTCAATTAATATACCTAGGTACTTAGCAGAGCAGTTGAAATTGAACTGTGCTAATCTAGGTCCTGGAGTTGACAAGAAGATTAGGTATTACCCTAAGCCTGAGGAATTACAAAAACTGATGGATTATGTGAAAGCAGCACCAGCGTCGCTGTTCAGGTTCGACTGTTTGAAAGACGGTAAGGAAGCTGAAAGTAACTTCGCACAGGTACTACAAGATTATAATAGAAATCATCCAGACGGAAAGATTGACCACTCCGATTTAATCAAGGCGGTAAAATCGATAGATGTGAAAGACCAGCACTTTGCCGGAGCTAAGAGAGCTAAGACAACCGCAAAGAAAACCAAGTATGACTATGGAGTATTCTATGAATGGAGAATGCCACTATCAGTTCTATTTCCAGATACTGCTGCAGTTGATGAGACTATAAAGGGTAGCAAGAATCCACTACATCGAGATGCTCTGTACATCAAGCTATTCGTTCCAGATGAGCCAGGACGAAAGGGTTATTATTATGAAGACCAAGATGAGGTACAGGTAGCTAGTCTACATAGAAACTCGGACTCTAGATTCTTCGGGTATAATAAGCAGAAGGAAGACGCAGAACGAGCTAAGCTAGGTGACGAGAAGTATCAAGAACGGTTGAACAAGAAGAAGGAAGCCGGTAAGAGATATTTTAAGTCTAAGGAAGAGGTAGCCGAAAGACAGATAGCTCGCCAGGTAACGAAAGAAGCTGACTACAATGATGAAGAGCCAGAGATGGTGGAATAATTAATAACTTCGTGTGCGTGTTGTATTTATGTTATAATATAGATACAATAAGAACAATGTGTAGGAGGTACAGCATGGGAAAGGTTAATTCAAGAGTTATAAGCAACGAACCTGTATCAATGCGTCTGGATTTAGTGAGTGTATTACTCGATGCGTTCACTGACTTTACAGAGACAGGTGCGAATAACTATCAGGTCTCTCTAGGTCAGAAGTTTAATCTCACATTCAGAACAGAACCTAATATCTATAGCCCTGACTATCCTGACTACATATTAACTATCGCAGACGAAGCAGGTAAGACATTCGAGGTAGACTTCGATTATCAAGACATAGAAAGGACAGTCGACATCATACTGGACGGTTACGAGAATTACCGAAAGGTATGAGTAAGAACAGCAACAAAGGTGATAAGCATTGCAACAAATCGAACTAAAGCTGAGTGAGCTACTTGCTATACTCAGCTTAGAAATTATCAAACTAGAATTCGCACACGACTACTCGAAGCGGTATTGGAAGTTAATACATCTACGTGATGCGTTAGAATGTTTATATAAGAAGTAATCAGATATTTAAAGTATTAAACTATTGCGAAGTCAACCTTCGCAGAGTTAGGAGTTAAGAATGAGCAAGAAATTCAAACAGATTTTAGAAGGAAAATTCTGTAACAAGCATTATACTGAAATGCCAGATTCAACAGCTTATATAGTTGTACATGAAATCTGTTCTAACAAGCTTATGTCGTCTTCTCTGAAGATGTCAGTGATAGATAGGTTCTGCCATGACGAGCTAACCGTTCAGGATTTAGTAAAGTATTTTAAACAGGAGAATTGTGACCTATAATCCATAAAATTCAAAGAATAATCGAAACCCACCGTTGACACCGTTGTCATGGTGGGTTCTTTTATATCCAAAAATGCAGACATGATTGTATATGTAAAGAGGAAAATGCAGAGCTCTGACTAATAGCTAAAAACGGTTGGAAGTCAGGGCATACCCTAGAAATCGTAGACACACCTTAACTAAGGTTATAATACTCAGAATTAGTGTTCAAGAGTTCACTACGGAAACCGCCCGCTTTCCACCAAGAATAGGTAGTATCAACCTGACGGAGGTCGTGAACGACCAATGTCATATAGAATTAGCTAAAATCATAGGAATCAGTGTTCACAGCACACCACGGTAACGGTGGTCTACTCAGCTATTTGTGAGAAATTACTAGACTAGCAAACCAAGAGTTCACTATGGATTGCGCCACCGTTGTTATGGTTTTCAATTTCGCGTCGTTGCGCCTTAGGAATTCAATTCCACATTTTCTCATCTTGCGGGTAACGATAAACCACCACTCCCGAACGGTGATTTCTATACATTCTAACGAACAATCCGGGCAATTCCAATGTTCTATTCCAATGGTATTGACCGTATTGCTGGTGTATACCGTATACCAAAAACAAAACACCGGTATGCCGGTGTCCTTAGCACGGTACGGTAGGTACCAGATATCGGAGTTCGATAGAGTTACAACCGGTACCAGGTATCTAGGCTCCAGATTCAGGGTTCTAACCCAGATATCAGGACCCATAGCACAGGTATCAGGGACCCAGGTTGGTAGCACAACGCTTTTAGCACAGGAATCAGGCAAAGATATTCGTTTTCTTGCTACGTCCTGCCAAGCTACCTTACCAAAGTGCTGAACCAATCTACTCCACCACCTTTCACCTAACCGAAGCCCTACCGAAAATTCGGACACAAGGACCTTCCAGAACTTCCACTCGTAACGGTATTCACGAAGTTGTTTTTGTTAATATAATTGTAACATTTTATCTTAACAAGCAAACGAAGTTGTAATACCCCTACCCCTTATCTTCTAGAATATCTTCTACAAAACCATAATCGTGGTGACCTTTAGGACTCGAAGCTCGAGCTACCACACCGAAACGCACAACTTCTGGAACAAACGCACAGTGCGGTTGCATTTAAAATCAACAACCCAGTGTTAAGTCGAAGCTCAAGCAAACGCTGTAGCTGGTGTGTTTATCTTCGGGTAACCACCTTCTTTTGTGTTACGCGCGCGTGCGCGTTCATTTAAAATATAAACACCACCTTATTTTGTAACTTCGTTTCACCACCACGTGTATGTTATAATATAGGTACAATAAAACAAACAAACAAAAACAAAGCCCCACGGGGCGGAAGTACTTAGGAGGTACGTTTATGGCTAAGAAGAATGTTAAGGTAAACACACAGGCAACAGAGACAGAGGTAGTAGAGGTTATCGAAGCTCCCAAGGAGCAGGCTGTAACCGAGGCAATCCCAGAGGGTCCGAAGTTCACACTGCTGTTCACAGCATCACGTGGCAACAACAGAAGATTCACCTGGTACCAGATAGAAGTCAAGCCCGAAGATGCCACAACCAAGGTCAAGGGTTGTGCAGCTCCACTCCCAACTCCAGTAGTCGAAGCTCTCGGTCAGGACAAGTTCGTGTCCTGGATGGACCAGTCCATCATCGAAGCTTGCGTACAGGAGGGTAAGGTAATACGCGGAATGGCTAGCACAGTGTCCGACGTATACGCACGCTACACAAAGGTAACCGACTCGAAGGGTGAGCGTGTGCCAGTAGCTCTCGCAGTCTTCAAGGAAGTACTCGAAGCTATTAAGGACGGCAAAACAACCGGAGCATGGGAGCGCCCAGAACCCGAAGTTAAGGAGGAAGCTCCCAAGGCCGAGACTCCAGCAGCATAAACCATAACTCGAAACGCGGAGCGGGGCAATAGCCTCGCTCTTGCTTTTTGGTTTCACTAATTCGAGTTTTACTTGAGAAATATGTTATATAACACATTTCGTGATTGGAACTCGAAGCTCGTGAGCTCTCCCACCAGAACTGCGGTTTATGCGACACAGTACGCTAACGCATACCACGTGGTTCAAAACCACGTATAGTTATATTAATAAGTATGTAAACCATGGTTTTGCTGTAGCATAACACCAGCATCATGGTGTGCTGTACTGTTTTTAATACTGTATAACCACGTCCCGCTGTGCGATACGCAGTTCATAATCACACTATACTTGTTAAGTCGAAGCTGCCGCTATAGTCAGCATGCGGTAGCTTTCTTCGGATGCTACACCTGTATATGTTATAATATAGGTACAGTAAACGTAAACCGGGTAACTACTTAGGAGGTAGAGTTATGGATAGACAGAGACTTAGAGAGTACGCAGAAGCTCAGCGTAGGACAAAGGACTTCGTATGCCACGACGAGCGCGAGCGCGAGATACTCACCAATATGTACTTTGCGGCTTGCTCATTCATTGGTGGGTTAGAGAACTGCCTCTGGGACTACGCAGAGGACGAGCCCGAGTACATCAGTGCTAAGAACACCCTGTCCGATAAGGACTATGTTCGCTCCGAAGTTAAGTACCTGTGTATGGACGGGTTCTACGGTTGTGGTCTCGAAGGCCCTCAGCGAGCATACCAGAAGCACTACAACCTTGCCGGTAACGAATTTATCGACAAGTGTGCGGACGCAGTAGTAACGGCGATGGGCTATTAAGCCCTCGCCACACCTACACAGCAACTTCGTGGCTGTACCTACAGTATGTTATAATATAGGTACAGTAAACGTAAACCCGATAAACCACTTAGGAGGTGCCCTATGGGTAAGTATAGTAATTATAATGCCGCTCCCGTGCTGGAGCGTGTCGAAGCTCTCATCAAGAAGATGGTAGAGCATCCGTACCTTAAGCGTATCAAAATCACCGACGTCTACGAGGAGCTCAGCATCTTTGACTGGTGGCCTGAGTACCTTAGTAAGTCGAAGCTCATCGAGATGCGTCAGTTCCTTACGACAGCAATAGCCCTTGGCTATACCGGTTACGTATGCTTCAAGGTTGGAGCTACCGGCTGTGCCAACGGTATGTGGGCAGCAGTCGAAGAGACCGAGACTGGCTATAGTCCAGACGGACCTACGCTCTACCGTAGCTTTACACCAGCATATACCTACTGGGATATCACCGACAAGGACGGTAACTGGAACTGGTGTGAGGACAAGGGTTACGACGACCTTAAAACCATCAAAGAGCTCAAGGCATTTATCGAAAGACATGCCGACCAGGTGTACCGCGGATAAGCGGTACCCTGATGAATTTGAAACTTCGTTTACAACACCTATATGTGTTATAATATAGATACAGTAAAACAAGTAACACGTATAAGACTTAGGAGGTAATCATATGGCAGAGAACGATAACAGAGTTATAAAACTCACAGAGGACATCGAGCAGTATCTGGTGCTCCAGGCTCAGATAAAAGAGCTTAGCAAGGAAGCAGATGCTCTCAAGGAAAAGCTCAAAGCCGAAGCTCTCAAGGAGCAGGCAAGTGTGCTTGTAGTAGGACCCCACTCAGTACGTGTAGACGAGCGTACCCGCTCTACAATCAACGTCAAGGAGTTCACAGAAGCACATCCTAGACTCGCAGCGCAGTTCACAAAGGTATCCGTTTACAATGTGGTCACTATCAAGTGACCACACTCTCCTAAGGAGGTAGCCATGGATAAACTAATGTGGAAGGTATTCTATGGTCTTGGTGACGCCGACTTCGTTATTATCTATGCCGACACTGACAAGGAGATAGCAGAGGAGTTCCACAGGTACCACCCAGACAAGGAAATTATGTGTGTTCGAAGATATCGTTCTGAGAAGACCTTAAGGTCATTCACAACCAACCACTCGGATGCTATCCTACTTCAAGGTATAATCGGTGCACTCGAAAAGCTACAGCTTGACGACACCGTAGCAGAATACCTTATCAGGTATGCCGACTATTAACAGACGAAACTTCGGTACCACCACTTTCTAAGTGTTATAATATAGATACAATATTGTATACTTAGGAGGTGCCTTATGGCAAAGTTTCTCACGATTACCCAGAAGGGGTATACGTTTACTGTTCACGATGCGGACAAGCTTGTCCGCGATGAAGAATGGAACATCGAACGTGTTTCAGCGTTTATGTCCATTCACCATACGCTCAATATCATGGCAACAAAGTATGCCAAGGGCATGACGTATCGTCCAGCCATTGCGTGTATTATGTACACCTTAAACTGCGACCCTGACACATCGAAGGACCTTGACAAGCTTAATGCTTATCTAATCGGTAAGCTCTGTGGTATGTACGAGAATCCAGAACAGCAAAGAGCGCTAGGTAAGGACTTATCAAAGGTACTCGACGAAATCGAAGCGATGGCACTCGAGTATGTCAGAAGCAAAGAAGCACCGATAACGGTATTTGGTAAGGAGATGAAACCAGCTCCGTTCTTTCAGCGTCCGTCGAAGCTCGAATACGATGCGTTACTCGAACGAGAACGGACACAGGAACAGCGGTACTGGGATAGACTGAACGAGCTTGTAAAGCAAGGTACAGCTCGTGGTCATAAGATACTCATCAGAGACGGTTCAAACACCTACACAGGTATCATAACGGCTACATCGCCGAAGTGTATCTACTGTGATGTCAAAGATGAGTATGGGAGATTAATACAATCAGGTGCAAGATTTCCAAAGGACTCGAAGCGTTTCATTATAGAATCCTTAAGCTAACATCTTATCTCCTAAGTTTTATATACCAAAATAGGCACCGAAAGGTGTCTATTTTGGCGGTATTAGATTATAAAAAGGTGTACAAGAGTTCACTACGATTAGTGGTAAATTTCGTTATTTCGTAGAACCTTACGCAATTGTCTTGACTTTCATTTATCGACTTGTTATAATGATTACAGTAGTTGAAAATACTACTACCCCCGAACCTTGACGACTGTTCCACGATACGGTCTGAACCTAATAACTCACACGGGATAACGAACCCATTAGCTGACTAGACCCCAGCTGATGGGTTTTGTTGTGGTATTTCGACGGTTTTCGTATACTCTGTATAAGACTTTAAATATTCACCGAAGAAATTCATGTAAAATTCTTTAATCTAAACCTACTGTTACCTCACAATATATTATATGTTCGCCGGCTTCATGCTTTCGCCTATCGAAAAGAAATTCACTTCGTTCTTATCTTTTCTTCTCTCACCTACACTCTTGCTTCGCACTTCGTTGCGGGGCTGAACATATAATACCGTCTCCGTTCGCTTCGCTCACTTCGACACCCCCGAACCTGCCGCCTGTTCCACGAGCTTCGAACTTGCCCTGCGGGCAGCTTTATATAGAGTCTGCACTTCGACACATCTACCCAGGGCTGACATGCGAGCGCCTGGTGTACAATACAAGTCTACAGCATTCTGCTACCGAACTCGAAACTCATCTATAATCACAAGAATAACAAGAACTCGAAGGCGTGGCCTTATATACCGAACTCTTCGAGTTCTTTGCTTTCAGCTGTTATTTATAATTACTATTATTTAATAATGCGCACTATACAATATACAATAATAACACACAGCAACACGCATACCACAGCAGAACCAACGCAACACCATATACCAGTATACTAATACTACCTCATATAAACCACGTAGCAAAACCTCGCATGCTGTGGCTACCAAACTTCGTATCTCAGTTGTAGGTGTTGTATAATATAGGTACAGTAAAACAAACAACGGAAAACACAAGGAGGTGTAGTGTATGACCGAAAAGGAGCAGGCTTTAGCAGAGCTAACTATTAACCTTTATAAAGAGAACGACCTGGAGTACGCAGAACATACCATAGCGTGTGATGCTAATTGGCGTGACCTTATATGCCGGGTGACTATTAAGTCCGAGATACATTTCTGGCAGGTTAACGCAGAGGGCATTAAGAAGGACTATGGCATAGACATACATAGCTTCTCGAAGGCGTCCCTGGCACGTGTAGCTGGTGTTACTACCGTTATTATTAACAATATGGTAGACACGCTGGTGCAGAAGTACAGACCAGGTAAGAAGGCGAAGAGAATGCCAATCTGGGAAGAACCCACAGAGCCAATACCCGTTAAGGGTAAATAATAAACTTCGTTTATGGCACCTAGGTGTTGTATAATATAGGTACAGTAAAACAAACAACGCCCACAAGGGCAACGACCAAAGAGTACTTAGGAGGTACAGATTATGGCTAAGAAGAATGTTAAGGCAAACGCACAGGCAGTAAACACAAAGGCTAACGCTAAGGAGGAGAAGGTTATGGCTAAGAAGGCAAACACAAAGGCACAGGCAGCAGAGACAAAGGTAGAGGCTATCGTAGAGGCAACTCCCGCTTACCCGAAGGACGTAATCCTCTTCACAGCATCACGTGGTAACAACAAGGCTCTCAACTGGTACAAGTTCACAGTCAACGAGGGCGACGCAGTTAAGAAGATTAAGGGTTGTGCCGCAGAGCTCCCAGTACAGATAGCAGACGCAGTCGGCACAAACAAGTTCATCGCACACGTAGACAAGGCAGTCATCGAAAGATGCGTTGCCGAGCAGAAGGCAGTACGTGGCACAGCAAGCACATTCTCAGACGTGTACAACCGTTACGCGAAGGTCGAGGACGTTAAGGGCGATAAGGTTACAATCGTAAACGGTATCTTCCAGGGCATCATCGAAGCAATCGCAGGTGGTACTAACGAGGGCGCATGGGTAAGACCCGAGCCAGAGAAGGCAGAGGCAGAAGCCGAAGCTCCAAAGGCAGAGGAAGTAGCATAAGTAAACAGTAAGGGGCGCAAGCCCCTTACCCTTGAAACTTCGCAGACCAACCTCAGGTATGTTATAATATAGGTACAGTAAACGTAAACCCGGTAACTACAAGGAGGTAGCGTATGTGGAAACAGGATATAGAAGCATTACTTAAGGTGTGGCCTCAGGCTCGACTCATAAAGCAGATGACCGCAGTATACAGCGGCATAGCAGTCGAAGACACGTCAGGTAATCATTACCTCTTCAACCACTACACCAACGAGCTTAAAGACCTTGGCAAGTCGTGGAAGAAGCACTCGAAGGAGAAGGCAGAATAAGGGCTCGAAAGAGCCCTTACCTTTTCAACTATCACACTTCGAGTTCTCACCGCAGTTCTGATTAATAATACACAAAACCACACGTAGCAAACCACACGCAAACCGTGTGGTATTTTTAGTGTATAGTTATACACCTACATACGTAAACCATTAATATGCGTTAGCGTGCGTGGTGTGCTGTGTATACTGTACACCTGTGTAACCACTACAATGGTTTTACAAACTTCGGAAGTGAACCTGTAGTATGTTATAATATAGATACAGTAAACGTAAACAACAAACCCGATGTACTTAGGAGGTAGCGTATGGATAACAAAAAAGGTGACCGTTTCTTAGATTTTAAGGATGCCCTTATCAAGTATGGTATTAGTAACCTTCCCGAAGAAGAGGATACCTACTATGAGGAGGACCTCATGTGCGATGTGTACTCACTGTTCGAAGAGAAGTGGGGCATAGAGCTTGTTCCCAGTACCCAGTGCGGTATGGGTTCAGTCGATGTCTACAGAGACGGTAGGTGGATAAGCAGTTACGATTTCGAAACAGAGACAGAACGTATGCTGGAGGCAGCAATCGAAGAGGAAGACTACGCCGACTTTATACGCAGAGCAACAGAGATAATCTGTGACCTGGCTCATATCGTAATCATCGAAGAAGGACCCGAGAGGAAGGAGGACTAATATGGTAACTTTAGAAAGGTTCAACCAGTTCCTCGAGCTGTGCGTCGAAGTAAACAAGGACGTTATAACAGGGGACTTATGCGATACAGTGGGCTGTGAGAACTGCCCACTGGACCATATCTCCGAAGAACCGGAAGAGTGTATGGAAGCCATGCGTACGCTCCTCAATCGAATAAAGGAGGTAAAGAATGGGAGTTATTAACGAGTTTATCGAAGCCGCGAAGAAGGACAGGTTAACCTATAAGATAGCCCTTGCCGCTGTGTCGAAGTACCAGCAGGACCGAGCTACCAAGTTCTGGGACTGTCCAGAGGAAACACGCAGACAGTTCTATAAGGACTATGTCGAATTTGCTCGCCAGTGTAAGGAGCTTGGACAGTTGGGCGGCGTGTCTGGGTACGGAGGAATCAAGGACTACGAACAGATACGAATTAAGGAGATGTGCCGCGGCGTGGACTACACATTCCCATACGGGTGGAGATAACTTCGTTGCTGGGCTTATGTTATGTTATAATATAGGTACAGTAAACGTAAGCCCAGCACAAGGAGGTATGTGTATGCCAAAGGTAATGGTACTTGTAGAGGCGAACATATGTGGTGACGGATACCGTGTGATAGTTCCGAAGGACGGAGACCATGCCACAGAATGCCGTTGGTTCGGCATATGGCAGAAACCCGAGATGTATAAGTTCATCAACGGTAGGGAAATCGAATGGCTACCAGGTGAGAATGCCTGGGCGGAGCGAGAAGTGTCCGAAGGCTTTTTCAGGACAATGGTCAAGAATTATAAGGACGTCGAAGAGCACGAGAACTGGCGTAAGAAGGAGGGCTATGCGGAGTGATAAAGGAAATGCGTAGATGGTTAGATAAGCTCGAAGCTACCGTTAAAGAGCTGGCCGAGAAGTACAATCAGGACCCTGAGACTGTCGAAGAAGCATGGGAGGAGTTCTGGTATGACGATGGGGCAGGTTATGACGAGGACTGGGGAGGGCAGTCTATCGAAATATTCCGGAAGTCTTACGCATACAGAATGGAAGACGGGGAGTACGAAGAACCCGACGACACAGAGAGCGAGTATACTCGAAGCCGGGTAACTATACAGCCAATTGTAGGCGCGGACAAGACATTTTTCTACATTAAGGAAGGCATCGAAGGTCATACAGGAGATTGTTTTGATGCCGATAAGGAAGGTATCGAACGTCTTAAGCAGGTAGTAGACGGACGGGAGATAGACTGGGTAAACGGGTACAACGCAAGTACCAACGAGGACCTCACCGTAGTCGAATTCAACAGGTATGTAGATATGTACCTTAAATCCTAATACACGCAGGGGCTCGAAAGAGCCCCAACTTCCTGGTGTTCACACATTCGAGTTCTATGTGAGAAATATGTTATATAACACATTTCGCGATGGGAACTCGAAGCTCTAAAAGTCACCACTATCACCGCAGTTGCGAAATCCTTCACCTCGCAAAACGTGGTATACCACGTGGTTGTATATGGTGTATACTTATACATCAACAACGTAAAAACCACAGCATGCGTTAGCGTGCTGTGTGCTTTTGTAACTCTATGTACTCGTGTAAACCACAATACTGGTGCAGTTGGTGTTAGAAAACTTCGTAATGCTGTCTTGAATATGTTATAATATAGGTACAATAAAACAAGTCCCAGACCAAATAGGAGGTACGTATGCGTAAAAAGAGAGATATAGGTAACCCCGAAGTTTTATACAAAGCCTGCAAACAGTGGGCTAGAGACGAAGCTAAGTGCTACGCAGAGCCTGCTAACCTGGCAGAAGTTTGGCATAGAGCTGTACAGCAGGACATCAATGGTCAGACATTTAGAAAGCATGTTCTTCATAACTACGAAACTGCACTGGCGTGGAACGACCTGTCGTTCTGAGATAGGAGGTAAGGTATGCTTAGAATTACAGCATGTAGAGAGCCGAAGACCGTAATCTCGTATCGTCGTGAGTTTACCTACGAGGATGGATGTGGCGGATTCACATTCCCATGCGACGCTGCTGGTAATGTCGAACTTACCACAGACGCAGCCCGCGAGAACTATAAGTGGGCTATGGCACACCCGGAGAAGTTCCCAGAAGCCTACAACGAATTTACCAGGCACGAGCACACATACGTCGAGAATGCTCGTGGCATATGTAGCTGTGGTGAGGAAGTCGAGTTGTACGACCAGTATCAGGGTGCTTGTCCTTGTCCAAAGTGCGGACAGTGGTATAATATGTTCGGGCAGGAGCTTATAAACCCTGAGTACTGGGACGACGATATCTCCGAGAGCGAGCCTTGGTAACTTCGGTTACCAAGCTCAGCTGTGTTATAATATAGATACAATAAAAAACAAGTCCCCGATGTACTTAGGAGGTAGCGTATGGAAGACGTTAGACAGGATGTTCTGGCAGTCCTTAAGGAAGAGCACGGTATCGAATGTGTCAATGCATGGCCGATAGGCCCGACAGCCTGGCAGGCAGAAGGCACAGACGGACAGATATACACCCTTAGGTGGTAAGGGTGTATCTTGAAACTTCGTATCACGCACTGTAATGTGTTATAATATAGGTACAGTAAAACACAAGCCCATTACTTAGGAGGTATTGGTATGGATAAGGCTCAGCTCAAACTCGTGGCAGACACAATCTCATTCCTGGCTAAGGCTGGAATAGAAGCCGTTGACAAGCCTACTGCTGACGTAGCATATAAAGGAGCTGTCGGCTCTATCTCGAACTACAGGAAGATAACACTGGGTGAGGTTTCACCCAGACGTGACCCTTGTGGTGACCCTCATCTGGCTGTCTATGTTCATTACATAGCAGAGCGTGAGTCAGGTGAGGAACTGTGCGATTTCTACCGTGAGGAGAAACGCTATGTTACTCTCAAGGACCTTCCCAATTACCTCAGTAATATCGGCTGGCCGTGTAGGAGGTAATTGATGAAAGCAAGAATACAATCGGTAGACCAGCTTAAGAAAATGGCTACTAAGCAGCTCGAAGACGAGTTTAACTCGCGCTATCAATGTGCTACCCTGGAAGGAGCTATTCAGGGAATCGCATTGGTGATGTATGCACTAGAACAAAGACAGGGTTGGAAAAAGCAAAGACAGCAGAAGCTATTCGATGACCTAAAGGTAATGCTGAGTATGCCGTCATCAGCACCGTGGATACAACCTTATCAAGCAGTCGAACTTGTAAAGCACGCAGAGGAAGAGTTTGGCATTGATTTTGATGAGATACTGAAGCAGTTTGAAGCACTGCCGCCTGACGTATGAAGTGTTCACTACGAGTTGATAGCACGGGTAGGACATACGTCAGCAACTCTGACCTTAAGATAAACCTTACTAAGCTAAATCAGGTGTACCGCGTCTGGCAATCCACACAAGATTTGCTGTGCTACGCTAATTGGTTACCTGAAGTAGTTGGTACGGTTGACGAGTTAAGACGTATTGGTTCTGTTCCCATGCTTGTGCTGAAGGACGAACAACAGCATGACGACGTTGACATACCTGAAGCGTTCTTACAACCTGAACTGTTTAAGGACGCAGACGTTAGTGGATATAGACGATTACTTGCGAGGTTTCGACTTAAGCATAGAAGTAGGACTTAATCGGTTTAACTGCTATGCCCTATCGTCGTGTGCTGTTTACAGTAACATAATATAATAGCTAGGTGCGCTAAACGAATTTATCAATTTCGACTTGCGCACCTAAACCCATCTTTACGTGTGCTGTTTACAGTAAAGATTGTAACATATCTTTAGAAAAACGTCGAAGCTCCGCTATACAAACAAGGGTGTGAAACTTCGGAGCTTTACGTCTGGAAATGTTATAATACAAGTACAATAAAACACTAGAACAACAGCGTAAAGTTACTTAGGAGGTAGCGTGTATGGCAAAGAAGATTACAGAGATGGGTTACACAGCAAAGAGCGTTATAAGTGGCAGGTTTTTTGACTTGGACAACGTAATGACATTAGAAGAAATGGCATTACAGTACGGTGGAGAGTACGACGACAGGTGGAGAAAAGACGACGAGCAGATGGTGGAGGAGTTTAGAAACGCAGGTTACGAACTTATAGGCTGGGTTAATGTTAAACAGGAACTGGGAGAGGCACTGGCAGACGCTTGTATATACTGGGACGGAGGCTATTTAGTACGTGGAGGTTGGGAAGGACAGAGAAAACGAAACTATATAATAGTAGACATGTGGGACGAATCCCATGGGCAGGGCGAATTTAGAGCATACAGGTTTAACACGTTTACAAGAGGTAGCTTTGACTACAACGAAGTAGACAAGGTGTACAAAAAGGTAATGGGCAAGTAATACAAAGGAGGGCTAACACGAAGTTAGCCCTCCTGTTTATTTATGTAGAGCTTCGAGTAGAAATGCTATTTATGTTATATCACACATCTAACATATCTAACACATCTAACATATCTAACACATCTAACATTTTTACTCGAAGCTCCCGCTATCCACCGTGAATACCACGGACACAGCATGCTGTGGTATACCACGTGGTTGTGCTTATTGTATAATTACACTAGGTAGTGTATAAACCTCAAGCAAACACCAGCGTGCTACGGCACTGTATTGGAGTTACATTACTATAAATACCGTGTAAACGGTGTAGTCTGCTACTGTTCGTGAACTTCGTATTTTAAAACCGCGAAGTGTTATACTTATGGTACAGTAAAACAAGTCCTAGGAGGTGTAGACAGTGGGTGAGATAAACAAGCAGGACTTACAGCTTAAACAGTTCTTTGAGGACACGCTTGGGCTTACAATTAACAGAGCTGGTTTCAACCGCGGTACGCTTACATATTATATGTATAGCAAACAGCACAAGCAGCAGGTGTTATTTGAGCAAAAGCCAGACACCTCGATGAGCTGTACGATAGCAGGTGTGACACGTAACATACCTGGGCGAGAGGCCCTGGCAACTGCCTTAGGGCATACGCCTACAGCACTTGAGATATGCCGTATTGTGCAGGAAGTAATTCTCAAGATGTTTGACGACCAGCGTGACGAGACAAGCAGACAGGTAGGTAGGGACTTTGACAGGTTCAGCAGAAGAGGTCCCAAATAACAAACTTCGTTGTACACACCAGCGTGTGTTACAATATAGGTACAGTAAAACGAACACGTCCTTACAGGACAAGACTTTAAGAGTACTTAGGAGGTACATATTATGGCTAAGAAGAATGTTAATTCACAGGCAGAGGTTATCGAGACAGAGGTAGTTCTCCAGGACATCCCAGAGACAGCAGAGGCTCCTGCAGCTCCTACACTTCCTAGATTCCTCGACGTAATCAAGCCCGCAGACGAGGAGCGCCAGCTTATCCTCATAACCGCAACTCGTAACAAGTACAACGCTATGTACTGGGACTACATCACAGTTCCAGCAGGAGCAGACCCTCGCGAAGTAGTCAAGGGTGCAACCAGCAATAAGTTCATCAACCTGGTAGACGCTCGTCACATTAGACAGTTTGTCGAGACAAACACACCGATAAGAGGTATGGCAAGCACATTCGCGGATTTCGCAGCAAGATATGCCAAGACCTTCAACGTAGAGGTAACCGACAGGGTAGCACTGTTTGCCGAGTATATGGCAGACCTCCTCAAGCAGGTAGACGCAGGCGTAACATCAGGTGTATGGGGCAACCCAGAGCCCGAAGCTCCCGCAGAGGAAGCACCTAAGGCAGAGGAAGTAGCAGACCCCTACGACGTAGCAGACGCCCAGTAATCTATATAGATACTACCTCCTTATATTGCCCCAGTCGAAAGGCTGGGGCTCTTTTTATCTCATGTGGCAACTTCGTGTTCCAGGCGTGCATCGTGTTATAATATAGGTACAATAAAACAAGTCCCAGACAGTACAGGAGGTAGGAGTATGCCGAAAGATTTGTTTGCTTTCCTTAAGGACATTTACCCGGCAGAGTTTAAGGTGACCGGTTACGAACAAGATGGCAAGTACCACGATGTGACCTTAGACTTTGGGGACGACGAGGTTCTTGACCTTACAATCGTAGAGAACAGAAACGGATACCGCATCATGTGCGGAGGTTAAGGAGGAACGGTATGGATAAGACTAGAATGACCTGGAACGAGGCAGTTAAGTACCTCACCGAATTCAACGAGCGGTACAACATCACGACTAAGGGCGGAGGACCGCAGACGTGTACGATGGTAGCTGTAATCACCCAGGATACCTTCGGTAAGGAGTATACCGTAAAAGAGCGTAGCTATGCGTTCACAAACCACAACAAGTTCTTCATTCCGTCGAACATAGGTAATTCAATCTTTGCTGACTGTCTGGACGGTAAGGACATAGGCATACGCCTTGAGCAGTACGTCTGCCATCTTAATTGGAATGTCGAATACTGCTACATCAAGGAAGAGACGGGGGTGTAATCATGGGTATCAATCTTGAGAAACGTCAGTGGAAATCAGTGGACGAGATTGCCATGACACTTCGGGATATCCGTGCTACCGAGCCTGACGAATACAAACACCGTGTCTGGTATTATTCTTGGCGTGATGACCGTCTGCAGATGAAAGCCTATAAATGGTTTTCTGAGCAGCTGTCGAAGCGCGGCTGTGAGCCAGTGTACCTAAATGACCTGAACGATGCGATGCATCAGGTCTATGACGCGTGATAGTAGTCGAGAACTAACTTCGTTGCTGTACCCGGATTATGTTATAATATAGGTACAGTAAAAACAAACCGCGAACAAGGTACAGGAGGTAGGTAATATGGCAGGTAAGAAAGAGTATACAATCATATGCCACCACAGAGGCAGAGCACACGAGTACACCGGCACTTTGGATTACCTGGTTAAGGAAGTGTTCGGGTACACTCTCGAGTCAGGTGCGTCCTGGTCAGGTTACCCAGGCTGTCGTAAGGTCAACACCGAGCCTAAGTCTGGCAAGGGACTGGTAACAGCTCTTAACAATGCCAAGCACAACACCCAGGGCGGATGCTTTGAGCAGGACTGGTACGAATTAAAGGAGGGTTAATATGCCGAACGGTTTCCAGTGGACTCCCGAAGACGTGCACAATGCCGAGCGTTTAGCTGAGATACAGGCACGTGCCAATGCCAAGGCATACAGGGAAGCACAGGAGCGGTTGGATAGAGACCGTGAGGAAGCAGAGGAGAGACAGGAGCGTCGAAACTCCTGCTCTCGCCCGCTCCCGCATGCCCATAGCTCTATCGACGCGGATTTAATAATGTTCACTTTCAGGTTAGCAGAGATTAAAAAGATGCCCGAGAACACCGCGGAAGAAGTGTTAGCCAAGCTTAAAGCAACTGCTTCATTCTTTGCCGAATACTACAATAAGGCGGAGCAGGAACACCTTCGAGCTCATAAGCTACCAGAAGGAAAGGGCATAGCACTCCTTGCTAAGCTTGGCGGATACAACAGAGTACAGAAGAAGGTAAACTCCGAAGCGATGGTAAGCATCAATAAGTACGGGGTTACCGCAGACGCAGTTCGGAAAGCATGGCAGAACTACTATGCTTTTAAAGAGCAACATAACCTGTAAGCCCACACAGCATGCTACAGCATGCGTGAGGTGTAGTGTAATAATGTAATTACACATCGTATGGGTTTACCTCAAGCAAAACCACAGCAAACCATAAGCAAACTAAAGGTGTGTATTAAGATGCACACCTTGTTTGTGGTATTATTAAGCTATAACCAACTTCGGAATCCTAACCTAGCTGTGTTATAATATAGGTACAATAAAACACACAGACAAAAGCATTAGGCTTAGGAGGAAAGTATTATGGGTATAGTTATTTGTGTAATGGCAGTCGTTATCGGTCCCGCACTCCTTTTTACAAAGGAGTCCTATTAAGTAGGAGGCAGACATGGCAAAGAACAAAAGAAAGAAGAGACGGTTCAGATGGGACAGACTTTGGTGGACGTTGGTGACGATATGGCTAGCATGGCTGGTCATATCCTACATAGACATAGTCATCCACAACACCGAGGCGCAACCCGTGTACTTAGCTTGGAACTTGTTTGCCAAGCTAGGACAGCTCTAACTTCGTTTAGGGCACCAGCGTATGTTATAATATAGGTACAGTAAAAACAATAGTGGGTTGGATAAGACGGTTGCATTGTAGCGTAGGTCACAACAACCACAACCCGAGTTCTCGCAGTAGTGGGAGCAATGCTTGTCCAACCCAGCGACCGTAAGGAGGGTTTTATATGTTAAGATTAGAGTACATCGCGAGCGCAGGTTACTACAGAATTTACAGCATAGATAACCCAAACCGCACAGTGGGTTACGAGTCCGATTACTATAAAGCACTCGAAAGAGTTAAGCAGGGCTAAGGCCTGGGGCGGGGAACCGCCCTACTTGAAACTTCGTGAGTCAACCGTAAATATGTTATAATATAGATACAATAAAACAAGTCCCAGACCAAATAGGAGGTAGCTTATGGATACTGTTTTTAAGACAAAGGCACAGAGACTTGAGCTTTACAGAGCGGTCAAGTACCAGGTGGAAGAGTACGCAGCAGATTGCGGATACACACTTCCACAGCTTTGGGCAAAGATACACGAGAACACCGAAGCAGGTAAGTTCTGGCGTAGAACAGTGTGTGTAGACTACAGGGAAATGCTTAGGGCGTCGAAATAAGACGCCCCTACCCATAAGGAGGATATATGGAAAAGGTAATCGAAATGCTTAAGCAGAGAGCGTGGAGCCTGGCAGTAAAAGAGTTGGAGAACGTGGCAAACAGCTTTAGCTTTTCAAAGTACGTACCAGAGTACGCACAGCAGCTCGAAGACGCAGGCGTAGGAGAGGAAGCCTACGTGCTGTTCACAGCGTTTGTACTGACAATGGTACAGAGGTACCCAGACGGTAGGTGCGAAGACAGCATACGCATGGCAAAGAAGATTATAGCAAACGGGTTAGGGCTCGACGACCCAGCACCATTAAAGGAAGTCGAACTGCGGGTCATAGGAGCTTCAATGCACCCGACAGTGATGCAGCAAGCAGCACAGCTCGCGTTCTACTTCTTAGACACGTGCGGGGCAGTCCCGGAAGAGATTAAGGTCGACACCGACTATAAAACCTGGTGGAGAATGCCGCTCATCTGAGTGGCATCTTCTTTTCTCAACCTAAGGTATGTTATAATATAGGTACAGTAAACGTAAACCATGTTCAACATACCTAGGAGGTACATTATGGCTAATCGTAATCTTCTTTCAATCCGTCCGAAGTGTGCGTGCTGTGGCGACACTACCTCAATCAACGTGCGTTTGTGCTGGAAGCGTGACTCCGACGGTCTGCTTTTTGACATCTGTCTGCTGTGTGCCGAGACACCTGGCAAGGTTAACGCCGAAAGTGTCAACGCCTACGGCCCAAGTGCTGTGCAGGATGCTGACCTGTATAAAAAGTGGTCCGACGCTCGAAGGGCAGCGTGCTACCCCGATTAATCTAGCAGGGCAGCAGGTAGCTGCCCTTTCCTTTAGGCTATAGGAGCTTCGAGTATATGTGCTAGATGTGTTATATAACATATCTAGCAGCAGATACCGAAGTTTTAACCGGATATATCACAGCAAAACCGCCTGAAAATACCGGTAGAAATTCGGGTTTTGAAATACCTTTCAACGGTATTCCGATACTACGGACCCGCTTTTTGTGTTTTTTCTCTGACAGGAATTTTCAGAAAAGTCTCCATATCCAGCTACCTGAACCTTAAAGCTGGGAGCTAGAAATCAGGACCTTAAAGCTGTGAGCTAGAAGCCGAAAGCTGAGCGCCAGAAATCGGTGTTTGACTAAACCGTAAAGCTGTGAACCGTCAGCTGTCAGTTGTCAGCTGTCAGTTGTCAGCTGTCAGTTGTCAGCTGTCAGTTGTCAGCTGTCAGTTGTCAGCTGTCAGGTAGTCGTTCCCGATTCCCAAACCTCCCAGACTCCCGACTCCCGGTTTTTCAGCAGCACAGATTCTGCACAAAATCCCAGACATCATACGTACCGCAACTTCGTTATTCACACCGCAATATGTTATAATATAGATACAGTAAAGGAGTTGATACCGTGTCTAGCAAGAAGTATAAAGAAGGACTCAAGAAAGCACTCGAGGAAGCCGCTGCTAGAATGTTCCACGACCCCGGCAAACCGAAGAAGGTACATCTGTTCCTGACTCGTAAGCAGTATGAAAGCGACCCTGACGGGTGGCATGACGTTCTGAGACAACGCGGATTACCTGATGATGCTATTGTAATCGTACCGAGTGTGTTCGATACGAAAGGAGGTACTATTATGCCAGAATTAACCGAAGAGATGCTGCAAGAAGCAGTCAAGAACTGCAAGTGGAAACAGAACTTTTGCGGTACAGATATCTGTACCGGAAACTGCAATGTCTGTGCTAAAGAAATCGAGGCAGGACGCTGCGACACGCTAAGACGGCTCGTTGCAGAGTATAAAGCTAAGGAGGAATGAACATGGCTGAGTTTAATTGGACGGTAGACGATATAGAAAGAGCGCAGCGTGATTTTAGCTATAACTTCATGCGACTTGACTGTATTAGAACAGAAAGCTATAATGTAGCAATTGACTGTATGACTGAATGTATCGAGAAGAAGTCCACAAACGTACAGCTTGTTGATAGGTGGATAAATGCTCAAAAGAATCCACCGCCTATAGTAGATAGAAGAAGTATGACATCTGAATCAGTTCTTATTCTGAGAGACAATGGTAGATGCGCTGTTGCGTATTACTGCTATGATGCTGAAGATGGTAATTATTGGACAACTGATGATGATAAGACCATGTATGAATGGGGAGAAGTCACACACTGGCAACCGCTTCCTGAACCCCCTAAGTATGAAGGTGCAGAATTTAAGCCGATGGAGAATCCCAATGGAGGATTGAAATGAGAGAACAATGGGAAATATTTACCTGTGACTATTGCGGTGCGGTATATAAAGGCAGAAAAGAAAATATTTCTAAGAACAATTCATTTCTGAAAGTGTATAAGGTTAAAGACGTTGTTGATAATCACACGCATTATCAAGAGTTTTGCGGCGTCAACTGCTGTCAGAAATATATAAGCGAAATACTACTATCTGGATTATGTACAGATATCTCATTAGATAGGCTAACCATATCCTATTATGATGAACGGAAAGATACAGACAATACTATGCGAAGCCTTACCGATGAAGAAACTGAAATCTATGATAGTTGGATAGAGAGCGAAGCCAAAGATACAGGCGTAGATATAACGGGAGGTAGTGAAGATGGCTGATGGATATATAAGAAAATCAGACGTAGAAAAGGCTATGCATAGCAAGTATGCTGATGATATGCGGAAGTATCCAGAATTGATTGCTTGGCTTAAGAGTGCTGTTAATATTGTAATATCGGAAATACCTCCCGCAGATGTTCAGACTATATGCCACGGACGGTGGGTAAATGAATATCTAGAAGATGATGTCTGGTGGGCTGATTGTACCAACTGTAAAAATGATACACACAGCAAATTCGGCAGAGTATCGTCATATGCTTTCTGTCCTAACTGTGGTGCAAAGATGGACTTAAAGGAAGGTGATGTAGAATGACAGATTCAGAATTACAAAGATTAGAACGTTGTAAGAAATGTTCTAAGTCCACAGAAGCAGAAGACTTTCAAGGAGGAACAGAATTATATTGTCCACTACATGGCTATCCTTGCGACATGATAATTCAATGTGCAGATGGTCCTGACAGCAAGAGATACGAATAGAATTTCACTTTTATGGGAGGAATGAAAAATGGCAGAGTATCATGTTGGTATAGGCTTTGCAGGTGTTATATACGCAGGAACGCTCACAAAGGATAAGAAACGGTGGGTTAATAAGTCTGACGTTACTGATGAAGTTGTCGCCGCTTTTTGGGCGTGGATGCAAGAGCAGTATGAAGAATCCGCAGAAGAAACAGAGCTTGAAAGTGGTCAAAGCTTAGAGAGAATTATTAGCTATCCTAACTCGGAATATGAGATAGTCTTTAGGAAGAAAAAGGACGGTGAGCTGAATGACAATAGATGAAGCAATTTCTCACTGCCTTGAAGTGGCAGAAGAGCAGAGCAGATTATATTCACTATGTCCTTGCCCTTGTGACGGAATGAAAAATTGCATGAGTTTAAAGAATGGCAAAGATATGGGTTGCACAAAATGCGCCGCAGACCACAGACAGCTTGCCGAGTGGTTGACGGAGTTGAAAGAAGCCAAAAGCATCATTAGAGTGTGTAACCGAGTATTAGGATATCTGCTCGAATGCGAAATTGAAAACACATCAACAAGGCATGAAGTAGAAACCTTGTTGAAAAACATGACAGGCTATTTGTCAGGAGGTGATGAAAATGGCTGAGAACGAATTACAGAAACTCATAAAGGGTATATTTAGCCGCATAAAAGAAAAGTATGGGTATACCGATGAACAGGCTCTTATCTATTTGCAAGGATATCAAGATTGTGCAGAAGAAAATCAGAAAGCACTCGAAAAGCGTGATAAAATGCTGAGAGATACAGTAGCGGAGCTGGTAGAAACAAAGCGGATTCTGAAATCTGCGGCAAACGTACTGAATATGTTTCTACCGTGTGATGAAGATTATAATTGCAGTGAGTGTATAAAACAAAGACAGAACTGTGCTTACGATGACAGCTTTAAGTGGCGTTACGCTGATGAAGCCCGTGCGCTTATTGGAGAGGAGAATGACCATGAATGATAAAAAGCAAACAGAACTGATTAAGTTCATTCAACATGAATTACGCCACGCCTACTGCGACAACTGTCGTGGTAATGAAGAGCAACGGTTCGAAGGCTGCGAAGACTGCCACAGAAAGTACATCGGCTGGGAAGTAGGTTTACCAACCGCAACGCGAATCGCAGAGAAGGCAGCACGGATTTTCAATAAGGAGGACTAGAATATGACTATGATTGAGTTGCAGGACTGCCTGTCTCGTGCTCTTTCCGATGTACTGGATACCCAGACGCAGCCAGAAGAGCATGCTAAGGCTTTGGCTAATGCAGAAGCGGTTGCGAGAATCGCTAAACAGATGATAAATAACTCAGACGTTATCTTGAGGGCGGACAAGCTATCGGGTCGTAATGACCGTATCGACCGTATAGTCGGATGACATCTGCACATCACAAGCTCACCGAGGAGCAAGAATCCTATCTGCGTGAGCACGCGCCGAAGGAAAGCAGAGCACAGCTGGCTGAAGGTTTCAACGCTACGTTCGGTACATCGTATGCGAAAACAACTGTAACCAGCTGGTGTAACAAGCGAGGTTTACATAACGGTAACGACGGTAGGTTCAAGGATGGTCACCGCTCCTGGCAAACTGGTTTACAAGGTGAAGAGTATCGAAAGCACTACACCGATGAAAGCTGGGAGAAGTCTAAGGGCGGCTTGGTTTTTGCTGAGCAGAAATATCAGGAAGGTGACCTGATTATCCGCCACGGTCTACCCGCATTCTATAAGGGCGGTGATGTTGGCGTTGAACTAGACGACCGCATTGAGTATGCCAGCACCGCTGTCTGGGAGCGTGCGAATGGTAAGCTGTCTGACGACATGAAGCTGATTCATCTCGATGGTGATATCATGAATTATAACCTTGACAATCTCCGTGCTATACCTAAGTCATGGCTAGCAGATTTACGATATACCGGAGGGCTTACTGATAATAGGGAATTGAATGAAGCAAAACTTAGATACTGCGCACTCCGTGCAGCTCTAAGGGAGAGGAGGATTGAATATGGCAGAAACAATCAGGAATTTTACGACTAAGCGTGAATGTAGCGACGGAGATTGGAAAACTCAGCTTGCTCGTGGTTATGCAAATATCCCAGCTGGGCGTCCTGTTCATTTCGACAAGCTCTGGATGAACATGGAAGGAGTCTGGGCTCGCGTTCAGTGGCAAGGACGTACCTATGACGTTAGACCTGATGCTCTGCGCATTGTAACTCAAGAAGTGGTTAAGGCTGCCGCACCTAGACCTGGAATAATGGCACAACGTAAGAAAGAAGACATACAGTTGGTAGGTCAAATACCTCTCTGGGACGAAAACCTACAGCCTGTTGCGTCGCATTGTTGGCTGGCTATTAACTCGGTCAATGACATAATTCAAATTCAGGAATCTGAGTGTGAATACTTCTATGAGCTGAGTAATGAGTTCGAGGAGAGAATACGTTGGAATGTTCTGGACCCGTCGAACTACTATTTTGAGAAGATAGAGAGGTGATATTATACTTCTGAAGGTGCTTCATGTACCATAAAGTGGCGGTACGCAACTTCGTGTTTCGTACCGTTTTATGTTATAATATAGGTACAGTAATACAACACAAGGAGGGACCGAGTATGAAAGATTTATCCATAAAACGTGACTTGAATGAAGAAAATCGAGTACAGGATAGCATAATTGGTAAACACGGTGACGGTAAAAGAGTGATAGTCTCGATGTACGAGCAGAATGGTGAGGTAATCATAGCAGATGCCTATGACCCCACGAAGATTTACCAGATTACTTCTAAAGAATTCTGGGACGCATTAGGATAAGGAGGTACTTATATGGCACTGATAGAAGTGGGTAGCGGTATTTTCAGGGATACAGATGACCTGGAGCAAGCAGAGTATCACTATTTTAGAAAAGCGGAGAGTTTCGCTGGAAAGGTTCCGAACGCTAAGGATACAGCTCGAAGAATTCTGCTGGGTAATCTCACAGCAGAACAGATTGATACGCTGCCAAGATATGAGTGGCTTCGTACTCCGGACGAACAAGCAAGGAGGTAATCTTATGGCAAAGATAATTTGTACGCAAGCTGAGTATGACAAGTTATCGACTGTTCTAGAAGACAATCCTCAGTTCCTTGCAGATGTAAAGGTCGTCTACGACATTGTCGAGGATGTATCTAGCATACCGAAGGATTATGGCACTGATAAGAATAAAATCAAACGTCATGCTAATAAACCTAAAGAATTTTCAGAATATATAGGCAAACCGTTGCGAGACCTTGTTAACGCTATATATCCCAGGAAGACAGGTGATACATACATTTACGGAGTATCTGGGTGTCCACATCATTATACACTCTTTAGTCGTGACTATTGTCTATGTGATGCTTCAGGTGGCAATTGCTCAGACTGCTGGGACCAGCTATATACCGGATATCATAAGGAGGACTAATTATGGATAATCATTGTATAACTTGTAGATTCTGTGACCACTCAGAAGGTCACGTCTGTACACTCGGAAGACTTTCGATTGACGACCCCTATTCAGACAGCTGTGCATCTTACGATGCTCAGCAGCCTTATACCGTTGGGGTTAATCTATCTTCAGAGCACAGAGAGGACTATCGTCTTTGTCCGGACTGTCAGCAGTCAGTCAACTATGACGATATGGTTTGGCTGGAAGGCAAATGCACTTGTCCGAGCTGTTATATCAAGAGAAGAGCTCGGTTAGATGCTCAGAGATGAGGTGACGTCGTGACTCTAGAAAGACTTGAGGAAGCTAATAGGCTATCTGATAAAATTAAGGCATTAAAAAGAATGCTAGATGACCTAACATATATTCAAGAAGCACCGGAAGTAAGCATAGCTGCTAAAGACGGTCGCAAGACTTATGAATCCTATGTAACCGTTCCCGTCGGGTGTGTTCGTAATCTTATCCTTAATGAGATACGATATCGCCTTGAACGGCAACTGTATGATGCTGAACAGCAACTTAAAAATCTATAATCAAGCAAGGGTGATATTATGATTAGCATAGACGAGTTAGCTGAGTATCTCGAACCTAAGATATGGAATGCATGGCCGATGCCTTGGTTTGCAGAGCTATACTCGATAACTGGTCCGATTCATCTAAAATTCAAGCTAGAGTATTACAATGAGCATAGTTATTCATACCGTCTTTACGATGCTCATGATAACTGCTTGATACGTGGTGTAACTATACATGGATTAGCGGCGTACCTTTCGCCGTTCATACTGAGAGCCTTTAGAGAGAAGGAAGAATTTGAAACCATCTTGTTCTTTATCTGGCTACAGCGTTGGCAAGCGTCACACATTCGATAAACTTCGTGATAATATGTCGCAATGTGTTATAATATGGTACAATATGATGTGGGTAACCACAAAGGAGGAATTATCTATGGCAATAGTAGATATCACCGGACTGGATAAGTCAAAGGTGTTGGTAGCACTTTGGCAGGCTTCAAAAATGCAGGGCATGAGTTTCTTAGGTTATACGGGTGACCTGGATATTCAGAAAGCTAAGAAGTGTATCGAACAAGCTCGTCATATAGGAATGAACGGTAAAGAAGAAATCTATTTCGACTATCTTAATGGTAAGGTAATGAAAATAGATATCGCACCTGATATTATCGATACAAGTCTCTATGATAGAGATAATGGTGAAGGTGCAGGAGAAAAAGCTATCGAAACACTCCGTATGGCGTTAGAAGCTGCAGATAAGCATATGACTGCTCAACAGATTATTGATATGTGCGAAAAACGAGAATACTGGCCTAGGATAAATGCTGAAGAAATCTATAAGATGGCAGGTCTCGACAAGAAACCATTCAAGGAGGATTTATAATGATTTGTCCGAACTGCGGGGGTTATATCGGAATGGATGCATCTGATATTAGTGGTTGCTGTGATACGTGCAACACGCATGTAGAGGCAGGACAACTGGTATCTGATGAAGCCGCAGAAGAAATAGAATCTAAAAGTGGTCAGCTGCGAGAAAGAAAGGACGGTGCGAAGAATGAAGATAATTAATCTACCGAAATTTATTCTCGGTGTTATCAATTGCATCTTAGCTACCGCATTATGTCTTATCGCTATTCTAAAGAATAAAGAAGGACATAAAATTATAATTGCAGCTGGCTGTCTTTTCGCAGGTTATATGACAGTTCGCGATAGCATAGAGACTAAAGCAGAACGGTTAAGAAAAGCTGAAGAATTGAAAGAAAAAGCTAGACTATACGGCTGGGATAGAAAAGCTGAAGAAGTGGAAGAAAAAGCCAGATTATACGACCGGGATAAGGAGGATTGAAAATGAACGAACGTTGGACTGCTGATATGACTTTTCTACATCTATGTTTGTCAGTGCTAGTAAAGTCTGATGATTTTGCTGTTCAGGAAGAGCTGTTCGGTATGGAAGCACTGCTTAATATGAGAAAAAGACTAGATTCTGTGCAGGTAGCACAACTATTATGGTTTAGAGAGGTAATGTCACCTAATTTAATACAGAACTTCTTTAACGGTTATCGAACAGCACTTGCTAAATATGGTTTGGTTGAAGGTAACGCTAGGATTAAAGAAAAGGTAATCGAAATATTACTTAAAAATAGACCAGATTTAACTCGTGAGTCTCTATTAGACTTCGTAATACAGGTTAATGAGGAGTCTAGACTTGCTACTATCAAGGACGTTCTAGCAGCGGGTATTCATCTTAAGAAGAATACCGACGGAACGTACACAGAGGAGGAGTAAGTCGGTGGAGAATAAACAAGAAATTATTACCATGCAGTACATGGGTACTGAAAAAGAGATAGACGACTATATTGCTGATTTCTTAGAAGACAATCCAGAATATGAGTTGATAGATAAGAATTTGCAAAGATTAGATTGGCATTGTTCATCTACGATAGTCTTTAAGTTACGTTCGTATCAAGCTAGACAGTTCGTAGAAGTGTATGGAGGTAGTCCTTTAGCTATTCGGGATTACATCAATGACTATCTAAAAGATAATCGTGATTATAAGGTAGTAAGCATTACTTCTAGTGAGTTCGAAGGACATTTGCTTGCTTATGTTGTATATGAATATTCACCTATAAGACGTAAGGTAGGAGCTTATTTTCCTACAGCAAAGAAGGAGTAAATAATGAAATATCTAGCAGATGACGGTAAAGTATTCGACACGAAAGAAGAATGTTTAGCACACGAAGCTAAAATCGAAAGGCGGGAGCATAGTTTTCTTGTCTATGACGAGAATCTCAATAGAATTAACCAAGATAGGTTTAATTCATATTGCTATATGCTTATTAGAGACAATCCTGAAGAAGTGGCTCAGTACCTATATGAAGAGATGGGCTGGGAAACTGGACTAAGAGGTAAGGGTATTTATCGACTTCACGATGAAGGCTATTGGGAATATCTACCTGAGATTATCGATGACCTCCAAACCGAACTGAATACTCTTCAACTAACTATGATACAGATTGAAGAGGACGCAGCTAAGGTAATAAATCCGGAGGATTGAACGATGTGGGAAAATCAAGAAGAACATAGAAAATTAGCTGACCAGTTGGTAGAGAAGATAAGAACGGATTACGAAGCACATAAAGAACGATTCTTACGTCATGCGTCAGAATATAATCAAATGGAATATAACGATATTCAGGAAGAGGAGATTATAGCTACATTCGCTTTAGAATCAGCTATTCTAGATTGGGTATGGCGTGCTATATTGTCTGACAAGTCAGCATATCTATTTAATTCTGCCATCAGAATGAAAGGCGACCAGGCTGTCTATTATTGTAATAAAATCGATATAGATATATTCATGAAGGAGGATTTTATTATCCGACTCCTTGCGTATATCAATTCTGCCAACAGGTTAGGGTTATTATATACAATATCTGATATGGACATATGCCACAAGTTGATATCGATACTCGATAGAGTGAAAAACGATATCGATAAGTTATAAACTTCGTTGCTGTGGTGTTTATGTGTTATAATATTTATATATTGTACAAGGAGATGATTTAGCATGCCTTACGAGATTCTAACACCACAACAACTAATCGAGGGGTTAACTGCAGGCATACACAATAATGTGCCGTGGATAACCTCGCGTGCTTGTGGTAAACGGTTCACGCTGAGCTTGATAAATCAACTTAATCATCTTATAAAGCTAGAAGATGAGTACAGGAAGCTATTAGCAGAACAAAAGAAAGCGAGGTTAGAAAATATGTCATCATTTGTTAGTCGTACTGATGAACCACAACCAGGTGATTGCGCTACATCAGATAAATTTGGTAGTGTAGTGCTTATCGGTGAGGTGCAGTTTGCTATTACAAGTCTAGACTCTATCTGGGTAGTTGAAGACGAAAATGATGGGTTACATATGGTTAGATTATCTGATTTGTATGATATAGGTTATTATGGCGACTAAGCCAAATCTAGGAGGTAGTTATATGACAAAGGCAGAAAAATTGAAAGCATTAACAGAGGAATATCTGAAACGGTTTGCGGAAATCGAGAAAGAGTGCGACACGGTCGAGGAGAAACCAGAAATTGCTCCCATCGAGTATATCAATAAGATTAATAATTCTCGTTCTTATTTTCTCAACCAGTCTTGTCTGATAGGACATGGTAGTTTTGAGTTCACTGAGAATGAGAAAAATCCCTATCAGTATTATGTAAACCAATCTTTAGCTAAATTAGCATATGCTAACAAGAAACTTAATGACATGCTGTTAGCCTATAAAGCTGCTTATGACCTCGATTATTGTCCTGATTGGACTAATAGCCATGCCCAGAAGCATTATGTGTTATATAGTGTTGATGAGAAAAAATATTCAAGTAGTTATTGCTACACATTAGCCTACCCGACAGTATTCTTTAGTAGTTATCGTATAGCTGAAGAGTGTGCTGATTGGCTTAATAGTCTAGGAATTACGCCTGATAAATTATATCATGAGCTCGACAATTGAGGATTAGCGTATGAATAAGACTAATACTACATTAAAAGAGCACGTTCTGGTTCGCTATGAGGTGCATAGAAAGTGCCCACTCTGTGACTATCCAATCGAGATGCAGAATATAGACAAGAAAGTCTGGGTTGCTGGTTGTTTTAACCCAGAGTGTCATGTTAAGCCCTTAATCTGTGAATCTACAAAGCATAGAGCTATGCTAGACTGGGAAATGCTGGCAGATACATTGGTTAAGGTACGTAAGATGTATGAAAGGAATTGAATAATGAGAAGGTATGAAGTAACCTGTGAAGTTCAGGTTGACGAGGACGATGTCTGGGATTATCTCGACAGTGAGGGGAAAGATAGTGATGAATTGCGTGAGAGCGGTTATGAGCTAACCAACGATGATTGGCGCTCAGCGGCTGAAGCAAAGTTCTTGGATGATGATTATACCTATTATGACTTTAGACGACATTGCTAATAGAAAGGAGGATGTATATGTCTAGAAATTATTTTGATTCTAGCGACGACAGAAACTTTAGTAGCTTAGTAAAGGAAGCTAAGAAGTATAGTAAGGACGATGCTAATAAGCTCAGAGACCACTATGAAACGAAAGGTGTTCTCATGGCGTATGCTGGTATTGCTATCGGTATAGGTCTTTCTAAGCTTATCAACTATATGTTTAAGAGTAACTAATAACTTCGTTACCCACGTCTTAATGTGTTATAATATAGGTACAATAAACAAACACATAAATCTTAAGGAGGTACCTATGGAAAAGAGAATCGATATCTGGCAGCTTAAAGATAGTGATGAAGCAGATGAACGCCTGTTCAAGTCATACGAATTTATCGAGCGTGAGTTCGGTTCAATCGACCCGAAAATGTATGAGCATATCTATACTGGTATGCGTAGTAAATCAGAAGCTACTCCGGATTCTATCTATTGGGAGTTTAATTGTAATCACCCAGCAGATTTTGACGGACACTCCCTTAGCGTAAGCGACGTAATCCAGATAACAGAAGAGGACGGTTCGATACGAACTCTATATGTTAATGACTGCGGTTTTGTTGACATAGACGCAGAGTTAGCAGCTCAGCTAGGGAAGGAGTAATCGTATGGCAGTATCTAAAGCAAAGAAGCTAGAAATGGGTGTGTATCTATATAGAGGTTGGACTATAACCCATGACCTACTTCAGCATGCCTGGGCAGTAGAAATGCCAGACGGTACATTTATGAGTTACGAGTCTACGCTAGGAGATGCTAAAGAATATATCGATGACTACATAACCTGCCATTATAAGGAAGCATATAATGGGTATTAATAGATAAGCATAGTTCTCAGAACTTCGTAAATAATACCAATATGTGTTATAATATAGATATAATAAACACAAGGAGGTTAATAGCATGTGTGCCATGTTATCAGAGTTTATCGGTAAACCGTTACGTGATATAATAGGAGCAATTCAGCCCAGCAAGCTTGATGTATCCTGTGCTGGCGGTGTAATAGGATGTCCTATGGATTATGCTGGTTTCGATGATTCTTACCGAATCTGTCCTGGAGTAGACACAGCTACTTCATGTGATTGTGATAAGTGCTGGAGTCAGATATATCAAGGTAATCGTGACTGCGAAGAAAATGACGAGGAGTCCGAAATTATTACTCTGCGTGAACTGGCGGACGCCTTGGTTAGACTATGTGATACATACCCAGAAATAGCTGATTGCGAGGTTAATGTAGCTACAGAGTGCGGATATAGCAGTGCCGGTGTAGCGAAGCCAGTTCAACTATATAAACGACGTGTTCCATCTGACCTGATATATCTACATACGACAGATGATTCTATCTCAGGTGCCGATGTAATCTATATTGCAGAAGAAGGTGAGCTAGAATGACCTTTATAGGTGTAGGAATAGCAACTGCATTAATGATATTTGGTATATTAGGTGCTTACATATTCTTTGGAATATGTTTTGGAATGGCTTATGAAAAGTTCAACCCAACGAATAATTGTCTAGGATGGGTAGTTTGGTTTTGGCCGATAGTATTACTATATATGGTCACGTGCTGTCTATTCGGTTGTATTAACAAGTTATATCGTTGGTTAAATATCTAGGAGGATTAGTTATGCCAAGAGTATATTGTGCTGACACTGGTTGTATCCATAACCAGGATGGTGAGTGTCAGGAGACAGAAATAAGCTATGCATTTGGTAGATGTCAATCTCATGTTAGAGAAGGTGAAGTATCTACATTAGCTGACCTAGCTGTAGGTAAGTGCTTTAAAATGCAAACCAGTGGTGTTATCTATAAGAAGATTAGTAATGTAGAAGTAACCAGTAAAATCGGCACTACAACACCTAATGCGATAAATCTAATAAATGGGCATAGAGTAATGCTTAGAACAGATTTACCTATAGAATGCATACCATGTCTACCGGAAGTTCTTGATAAGGAAGAAGATAAGGTTAGATTTGCTGAATTACCTGTAGGTAGTAAATTCAGATGGGCAACTACCTGTGGTACGAAGGTAGCTAATATAGACTTGCCTGATGATTGGGCTAAACATCCTGGTGATTTTCCGCCGAATCATATTAATCTAGATAGGAATTCGGCATGCTTAATGAGTCCGGAAGCATTAGTCATCCCGTTAGAATAGGAGGATAGATATGACCAGTACTCGTGGCGAATTTCATATCGAAGACTTAGCGAAGTATATAGAAAAGAAAGTCTGGTCTCAAAATATACCGCAATGGTGGTGTGTATTAAAGGGTTCACCTAGACCTTGGGACTACCGTATAGAAGCAGCGGCACGTAAATCGAAAGACTGTTATTATAGGGTATATGATTGTACGAATAAATGCGTACTGCGAAAGGCAAATATATATCAGGTGGCTGCTTATCTAGCACCGCTTGTAGTAAAAGCAATGAGAACCACATGAGTTAGCATCTTCGTAACTCATGTGGTTTTGTGTTATAATATAGATATAATTTGTGTAAATATACAGGAGGTTTGCTATGAGAGAATATGATGCATCTGACACACAGATACAGGAACTACAAAGAAAGTTGCGAGCACATGGCATAACAGAAGAGCAGTTGGATTTAGGTATGTATGCTGGTTTAACATATAAATCCTTAGCTGCTATCGTAGATAATGCCATTTCACTCAAGGAGAAGAAGAATGGAAAAGCGTGAAATTACTCTATTAAGAGCAGCTCGTGATTTACTTATGAAACAGAAAGAAAGTCACTATGTGCTAGATTTAACTTCAGAGACAGTGTTCTATGATGAAGCGTATTGCGACGGTAGTTGCTTGATAGACGATATTAATGCATATCTAGAGGAGGCAGGATATGGACGAGGAACTGAATTATGAAATAATTACCGGTTACGAAGACGGTAAGTACGAGATGTACATGAACGTAACACCATCAGTGCGTATTCATGTAACCAACTCTTATATGAATAATCCGTATCTAAAGGATTTGGTAAAATCAGCCGCTAAGGTTGTTGACGATATAATACCAAATCAGATAGACGGTAACGATATTAAGGTAACAATAGATTCGACTATGCAGTCAGATTTTTATCATGAAGGTCCATTCGAGATTACAGTTAGATTTGGGCTACCAAATAGACCTAGATTTATCTGTTTCAGTACTAGAGGTGCGATAATATTAGGTGGTGATACAGAGTTACTGCAAGAAGCATATCTAGGTGCATTAGCTCAGGAATTGGTTAATGCCTTAATGGTCTTAATTCATTTCAGTAAAACCGGTAAATTTGATAGTCAAGCATATGATAGATTAGTATTACGCAAGAAACGAGGCGAGAAAGATGAGTAATGTAAACAGTCTAAATACTATTCTTGGATTACGTACCAATGTAGCGATATTAATCTATGAGTATTTCGGTGACCGAAAGCTATGTATCGGTGGCGCCTACTATGCTGATAAGAAGTTAATTCCTATAGATGGTTCTAATCTGAAACTTACCGATGACGTAAGGGAATTTCATTGGTTAGCGAATAATCTAGAAATAGTTCTAGCAAAGGAGCTCAAATTAGTATCAGCATAAGGAGACATTAATGACAGAAGTAACTTTAGAGAAAGCACTATCTATTTTGCGAGAACATAATAGGACTGGTAAGTCTGTAATGCGTCTTACCGGCGGTGCTCACTTAGAAAAAGATTTACTAGAAATAGTATTAAATGCGTGTAGTTACCTCAACAAAGAAAACGGTGTGTGCAAAGAGTTGCTACAGCATGCTGTAGCAGACATACATACCGTACGTTGTATAAGTTGTAAACACTATCGCGGTGAAAACGTAGCGTGCTGTGTGGAGTCCTGTACAGATAAATCTGAATATGTATGGCGAGATATGCAAGCGGCGTTACGGTTACTAGGTAAGGAGTGAACCATGATGATATACATCGAACGACCGATTGACCTATTTTCATTACCTCAGGAATATCTATTAGCACATTGTATCTCAGCTGATTATGTATTAGGTGCAGGAATTGCTAGAGAATTCCGAAAGAGATTTAAGATGAATATGTGGTTACGTATGACACAAACAACCTTTGGCTGGGAAGGCAAGGGTAGATGTGTAATAATTAATCTAAATCGAGAGCTGAAGATGGATACTCCAGAAAATGGTGTATATCGTGTAGCTAATCTAGTAACCAAAGAAAATTTCTGGAATAAACCAACCCTTAATACCGTTAGAGAATCGTTGGTAGCTTTACGTGAACAGTTAGCGGCTAATTCGGCGTATAAAAATGTTAAACGGTTGGGTATGCCAAGAATAGCTTGTGGTCTAGATAAAAGGAGCTGGCATGATGTTTCAGACCTTATTAAGGAAGTGTTCAAGCATACTGACCTTGAAATATGTATATGTACCGGTGAGGTGTGAGTTAAGGTGAGTTCTAATGAAAGATAATTGCTTAGGTCCGTGGCGTTGTAAGACACACTGGTGTAAAGCTACCAAGTCACGGATATATCATATCATCTACATCTATAATGATAGAGATTTCTACATCGACAGTTATCCTGAAAAAGAATTATCGTGGGACTGTATTCTTGAAAAGGTAAAGTCCCATGAAAATATAATCCTAGGAGGTAAATAATGATTACAAAAGACCGATATCATGAATTAATCGAGGTAGTAAATGCGGCTAGACCCTTGTATATGCAAGGCGCTAATACAGGCATTTCAGACGAGCTCTACGATTCGTATATGAACGACATATACGAATATGAGAAATGGAACAGAGCTGCGACAAACAGCCCGACTCGCTCGGTAAACCCCAGTGATGGTGGTGATGTGGTTCACCCCGTACCTATGCTAAGCCTTAAAGATGTATTCACGATTACCGATACACAAGCGTTTATGGATAAGTTCAAGGCAATAACCTTATTTAGCTTAGAGCATAAACTTGATGGTTTATCGGTACAATTAATATATCGAGACGGCAAGCTTGTGTCTGCGTCTACTCGTGGTGACGGTCACATAGGTGTAGAGTGTATAGCGGCAGCTCAGTACATAGCTGATATTCCTAAGACCATACCCATTTCTTGGGAACTCATTGTACATGGAGAGGTATTCATGAAGAAATCTCGTTTCGAGGAATACTGTAAGAAGTATGGAAAACAAGCTAATCCCCGAAATACTGCTGTAGGTATATTTAAACGTCAGAATGAATTAGAAAGGGCAGCGTACCTTTCGTTCTCTGCGTATAACATCGATAAAATGCAACAGTCTGTCGAAGGCCGCACCCAAATGCAGGATTTGGGCTTCTTGATGGACAACAATTTTCCGGTAGTGTATCACGTTGTCTTAGATAAATGGGATAACCTAGAAGATATCCTCAAGGCTATTTCAGACTCTCGTGAGGAACTCGATATACCGATTGACGGTATGGTTGTAAAGTTCAACAACATCGATAGACGTAGCACAGTCGGTGACAATGGTGTAGTACCGAACTGGGCAGTTGCTTATAAATTCCCAGCACAAGAACAAGAAACACGTCTGAAGGATATAGAATGGCAGGTAGGTTCGACAGGTAGGTTAAACCCAGTTGCTATACTCGAACCGGTCCTTGTAATGGGTAGTACCATTTCCAAAGCAACTCTGCATAACTGGGAAAGAATTAAACAGCTAGGAGTTCAAAAGAACGATATGGTAGTAGTGTATAAAGCAGGCGATATCATACCGGCTATAAAATCCACTCGCCATACAGAAGACTCTATACCGTTCGAAAAGCCTACGGTATGTCCGGCTTGTGGTGAACCACTTACCGAGGATGCAGAACTAGGTATTTGTAGTAATATTCAGTGTAGAGAGAAGTTACTCGCTAGATTGAATGGTTGGACTGACAAGAAAATAGGTAATTTTAAGGGTGTTGCGGGAAGTCTGGTAGAAGCTCTATATGAGCGTGGTAAGCTCAGAGTACCTGCTGACTTTTATAAGATAAAACCTATCGAGATTATGACTCTACCTGGTAGCGGTAAAGCTAAGATGAATACGTACCTACAAAGAGTAGAAGAATCTAAGAAGAACATGACCTTTGCTCAGATACTTGTAGGATTAGGTATTAATAATCTAGCACAAGCTGCAGCACAGAGTATAGAAACCTACTTTAAGACCAATAATCCTGGTTCTACCTATTCAGCTGCTCTGTATGGTTTTGCTAAGTTACCGTGTGCTACACTACAAGACTTGATAGGTAAAGCAAAGGGTGAGTCAGTTTATAATCAACTTCAGATACCGTTTATCCAGGAAGTTATCGCAGGAATCTGTGAGATATTCTCTGATAGGACACTATGACATAAAAGGTTATTATAGATAGAAACATAGACATATGTTTCTATCTATCTTGAAAGAAGGGCTGTATATGACCGAAGAGGAATCTAAGATACAAAACCTAACTGCGCGTATAACCGGTTTAGAGCAGTTAACCGATATGCTTGGTGGTCTGTCACCGGCACGTTCTGAAGTTAGTCTAATATCTGTAATTACTACCGATAATCAGGGTAACACACAGGCTATAACGTTCGACGGTGATAAATTAGATACATATCTAATATTCAGTGCCTTAGCTGAAACTGCTAAAGTTCGGTCAGTGCAGCTTAAAGATATATTAAATCGGGTACTTAACCCGAGGGAGGATTTGTTTTGAAAATTCAGATTAAGAAATTAACAGAAACAGCAAAATTACCAACTCGAGGCTCTGATAAAGCTGCTGGTTATGATTTATATGCAGACAGTGTGGAATCTGTGTTAATCAAGCCACATACTACTACTAAGATAGGAACTGGTTTAGCTATCGCGATACCTGAAGGATATTTCGGTGCTATATTTGCTAGAAGTGGTTTAGCAGCAAAACAGGGTCTACGCCCTGCAAATTGCGTTGGTGTATGTGATGAGGATTATAGAGGTGAATATATCGTGGCACTACATAACGATACCGATATGAACCGTATCATCGAACCAGGTGACCGTATCGCACAGCTGGTAGTATTACCGTATTTACCTGTAGAATTCGAGGAAGTAGATGAACTTTCAGAAACAGAACGTGGTGCGAGTGGTTTCGGTTCAACAGGAAAATAATTCTATTTGGTTTTGCTTAATTGCGTGGTATTTGTGTGTATATTGGTATGGTTACACAATGTAGCAGTTAAACAAAACCATTTTTATAACTTCGTAGCGTTTATAGAAATATGTTATAATATTAATATAGTTAAAGTGTATCTGGAACATACTGATAAAGTCGTGTATAATAAGGTATACAGATATATTCTGGTATGTCTGTAGATAGTATATCTCGAGATACACTATTAAATTTATCTACCGAAAGGAGAAATCTATCATGGTAAATGTAAACAGAAACATCATGCCTGGTAAGTCTTCTGAAAAGACAGAAGAGAAGGCACCTATGAGACGTCCTAGAAATAAGGCGTTGAATAGCTCCAAGAAGTTACCAGAATCAATTAAAGACCGCAGAAAGCAGAAACTGAACTGTAGTCGTGAAGAGGTGATTAATCAGCTGGTAAACGAGGAGCAGATTTATACTCAGGAAGAAGCTGAAGAGCTCATCGATGCATTCGAGGAGAGGACTGGTGCAACAGTTGAGCGTCTTGCAACTATCGACGAAGTTGACAACTATGACGGTGAATTCTGGGCTACCAAAGACGGCGTTACACAGCTCTGGTGTCGCGGAAATGGTGGTTGGTATGTTAAAGAAGATGACTACGACAGTGATGGTTCTCTAGGTGTTGAACTGGCTGACCAACGCGATAACCGTGGTGTCAATTTTGGTTTCGAGAATGATAAGCCTAAATTTGATGAAGAGTCTTCACCGGAGATGGATGGCGCGAAGAAAATAGTAGAAGACTGGATTACAAGCACTAATTCTGAAATAGGTAGTGATTTAGCTATCACCGGTTGGCGCGTCGATAGAAACGTCGATAATCAGGGCTGGAGCGTAGGCGAACCTGGTAGTGGTTCTGATACAATCCTAAATATCGAGTTTGACGACAAGGCTAGAGATTCAGAAGGCGAGTATGTAGTTGCAGGTGAAGGCGAGGAGGCATTTCATAATAGCTGCCTACCAAGTCTTGTCCGCTCACTCAAACAGTACCTTAGCCAAAATGTACCAGAAGTTACTTCCTTCTTTATGGCCTGGCCAGGTAGTTACAACGAGTGGGATGTTCAGTCTGCTAATAGCAGCCTTGCTAGCTCCAAGGAGCTCAACTGTGCTGAAGACAGTGAGCCTAAAATCATGACAGAGTCCGGTAATGAGATTTCACTCAGTGACATTCAGATTATTCAGAATCCTGAAACTAACGAAATTTCACTCTTCATTAAGGAAGATGAAGATGAGGAAATTCCTGAAGGATTCGTTGTAATCGCAACAGCAACTCAGCCTGCACTTCCTGTAGAGGAAACTGAGGTAGAGGAAGTTGCTGAGGGTGACGAAGAACTCGACTCATCTAAAAAAAAGAACTAAATGTTGAATCGACCGGTGACGGTCTGTATATGTACCATGGGTACACTATCGAACAGAGTGAATCTGGTGACTCCTTCTTAATCAATTATGAAGGTGAATACTATGATTTCGACAATCTTGATGATGCAGTTGAATTCATCGATGAGTCAGAAAAGCTGCTCTACGGAAGTGACTACGATGATTATGTATCTCAGTTCGATTCCTCTAGAAAAAAGAATGAACTAGACTGTTCAGAAAACATAAAGGAAGTTCTTGCAGACGCCGGTGATGATGAACACGACGTTCTGACTTATGTAGTTCAATGCATAGAGTACCTAGGTAAAGCCGATGAAGTTCTTTCTGCAATCAACGATGAAGCTGCTCCTGAAGGCTCTAACCTACGGGAGCAGCTTTCTGATATCGATACGCACGAGGCTCTAGTTGCAGTAGTAGAGGCACTTGAAGATTTAGGTCTTGTTGATGAGGTGCTGAATACGATGGCAATCAATCCTCTAGGTAACGAACCAGATATCGACAGTAATCTGAACTGTTCGATTAGTGAGGTAACCGTACCAGAGAATTTTGGTCGTGAAAAGTCACAGCTGATGGACCTTCGGAATATCATCGAGGGTGAGTTATTCGACAAGGGCTATGAGGTAGCTGTAAAGGAGTTGGCACGTCCTAACGCCACTACAATGCAGATTAGCTTTGAGGGTGGAAATGGTTACGAAGACGTTATCGACCGTGCTATCGAGGAGATTGTAGCTGACGTTGCAAACTTCAATAGTACTACATCTACTAATAGTTCATTATCTGAGGAAGAACCTATAGCTGAAGCTAATCAGGCATATCAGGTATTCTATGTAGATGAGAATGGTAATGAAATAGACGAACCAGCTGTAATCGAGGTACCGGCAGGTTTAACTGGTATTGAGTTATACGAGGCTATTCTTGATAGTTTCGATGAACAGTATCCAAATTGTAGCTGGGAAACCATTTGCGATATGGAAGATAATGTTAAGATGGATTCTTCCAAGAAATCTGAACTAAATAGTTCGGTACATGATAATCCTGCACTTAAGGTATTCGTGGATAAAATCAAGCAAACAGCTCAACAGGTTAGTGCCGTACCGACTATGGAAGATGGCAAAACCGGTTACAAGATTATCGTACGCGGTATGGAGTCAGCTGATGTAGAACCTCTAGCAAAAGAAATGGGTATTAAGCTAGCAGGAATTAAACCACTTGAAGGCGGTTTTGCAATAATCGTCGATGATGTGTCTTTGAATAATTCTACCATCGACCCTGAATCACCTGACTTGATGAACGATGGTATGAGATATCGTGGTTACTTTATATCCGGTTCAGATAGGATAGGTTATGTATGCGTTAGCCCTTATGGTGCTTTCTTACCAGGTGTATATAAGACAGTTGATGAAGCTAAAGAAGCAATCGACCAGGATATGAAGTTCAGATTCCCTGAAGGTGAAGACTTAAATTCATCTATCGATACTGATAAACTTTATGAGATAGCTGATAGATATTCATCATCTACACCAGTATCAGGTAACTGGGATACCGAAACACAGCATGAGATGAAAGCTATCATGGAAGAACTAGGTGTTAGCGAGGAAGAAGCTAAGAAGTTAATGATTAACGTTCTAGGTTTCGATGAGTCTATGCTAAACTGAGGTGATAATATGTTACGTATTACTAAATCACTCAATTCTTCGTTTGCTAATCACGAGCACACAGAAGAAACCAAGGAGCAGATTTCTGATAGCACAACCGAGTATCATGTACAACGTCTAGAAGACGGTGTTGTTAAACAGACATATGATAATATGTGGGATGCTGTTGAGTGGGTTAAAAACCACAGCAAAACAAAAGCAAAAGAAGAAAGCATATATAAGCGTATTCAATTTGCTGTATATGGTTGCGATGATACTAAATCTGCATATGGCTACGAGTGGAAAATGGAGCAGATTCCTGGAAAGGACCTCAAGGAGGAAGATTAATGCAACCTCTGATGCGTAATTCGCTTCAAAAAGATAAGATACGGTGGAAGTTACGTTGGATGAATCCAGAAAGATTTGCTCAACTTACACCGTATCAGAAATATCGCAGACATATCGTTAGTTTGCGTAATGAGGTTTATCGTCAGAAAATACTTGGTATTACTGACTTGACATATAATTATGACGTATCTAAATGGGATTTCAGTAATGAACCTGAAATCCCAGAACGTCTGGAGTATAAGACTGAGCATTGGAAAATGTATAAAGATGCTCATAAAGAAGCGATGCGTCGTATAACCAATCGACCTATAGGACGCTATACACCTTGGGGTAATCTACGTCAGATATATCCGACATTCGAAGCCGCTGCTGAGTGGGTTCTTTGGTATTTCCAAGACCATATTTCAGATGTACAAGGCGCTCGAACACCAACCAGTAAAGAGCGTATAGAACGTCGAATTAGGCAGTGCTGTTTACATTGGATGGACGTTGCACCAGATAATCAATTCGCTTTCGATTATTTCTGGGAAGATGAAATCTATAATATGGGTAAAATACCGTCGGTAGCTCGTCCGTATGATTTTGTCTGGAAGTACCTAACATTCGAGGAAGCAACTACAATAGAATACGGTGACTTAGAGTCATTAGATTATACAGGAAGTAGGGGTAACGGTGCTAAGACTAAATTGCAAGATTAATTCTCAAGCTAATCCATTTACCAAGAATCATCCTGGTGCTGAGCGTGAAAAGGAAAAAATGTATACCGACTTTCAGTCGTCTAATATAGACGGTATGGTATATAAGGTAGACAAACAGCAACTTTGGATTAGGTTTAAAGACGGTTCCGTATATACCTACTTTGATGTTCCCATGAATATTGCCAAGGGTTTGTATAATGCGGGTTCTAAAGGTAAATATTTCTGGAGGAAGATAAGAAATAATCGTAGGTATCAATGTCAACGATTAACTGCTTCTCTTACCTACAGACTTAATCATTATTCAGGTCTTCGTGACCTAGGAGGTGACTGATTTTGAGAAAGTTTAAGCTAAATTCTGCTGCTGAGGTTAGTCCCAGTCAGTTCGAGAACGACGTCGATGAGCAGTTTATGCAGGATGTCGGTTCAATCATTACTCTAGAGGACGGTAGCTCTTTAGATTTACGAAAAGCAGTTCTGCTGTATAATCCTAAAACCAAAAAGGTTCAGATAAGTGACTCTGAATCCTATCCAGAAGATTTTATCCAGCTTGCGTCATTGAACATTACACCACAAAAACCAGAGGTGAGTGAAGATGAGTCATTCGAAGAGTCGACCGAAGAAGGAGCCGAAGAAGGAGCCGAAGAAATCCCAGAAATCCCAGACGAATCTGACGAATCCGCCGGAGGGGAACCAGACTCCGAATCAGGAGACAACAGAATGGGTGAAACCACAGGTTCAGAAGATTCCGGTGACTTCTTCCAGTAATCATCTGGTTACTCCGGCTAAAAGAGAAATTCTAAAAAGATTCTTTAAGTTAGATTAGAGGGCGATTACCTTAATCGCCCTCTTTCTATACCATGAATTGCTTACATGCTGTGAAATCGTATAATAGTATATACACCGCAGTTGCCTGCATTTAAGCAATTACATAGGAGGTACATAGATATGTATTTTACAGTAAGCCAGATATCTCAATCAGTAGAGTTAGTGTTTGCCAATTCAGATGACTTTATTAATGTCTATCCATCATATCACCAAAGCAGTGGTTTAGTATATGTTAATGTAAATAGAACAGACTGGTCTATCTCTGGTACGCAGTATCGTTGGGAAACTACCTATTATGATATTAATACAGAAACTGTACCAGTGATACAGCTGGTATATTCATATAATGCTACACAAGCCGATAAACAAGCTCAATATTCTGCATTTAGAACTATTAAGGCAGTTGAAACTGCAGACGGTAAGTTATATCTATATGCTAATAGTGTGCCTGCAGTTGATTTCAGAATCAGATATAGGTTACTTAATAAATTAGATTTAGCTATACCGCTTAACCGATTATTTAGCGTTGGACTAGGTTATGGTGCAAGTTATGAGCAGCTAACTTCTTATCTAACTTCTGTAAATCCCGTCACCGGACAGAATACACCGTTAGCAAGTAATATACCAGCAGCTACTCTAGGTAAAGCCGGAATAATGACAGGTGATATCTTACCTAGATTATTAAAATTAGAAGATAATTATAATGGACAATTAACCCAACCATATTGTATAGTTGGTTATGATAGTGCAGCAGGTGTAACACCTATAACTACCTACTATGCTGACATAACATCTGTACAAGCGGTACCAGCTGATACATGGTACAAGGAATGTGAATTACGGACTAAAACTGACGCTTCTGATTTTACCACCGCAGTTCATATGTTTTATCAACAGCAAGCTACGGTTCTTAATTTAACACATATTTACACTGGTAATGTAACTACCTTTAGTTATGCGTTAGCAGCTAACGTGCTGCTACAGAATATTGTTGGTTTACAGTTAATGGATACACATAATGCAACCGATATAAGCTATATGTTCGCAGGAGATACTGCATTAGAAACTTTAGATTTAAGTGCGTGCTGTTTTAATCAGGTAACCAATATTGAAGGTTTATTCAAGAATTGCACCAGTTTACAAGAAATCGATGTAACCAGTATAGACTTCACTAAGGTAGGTACTGGTAACATTCCACTAATAGAGCAAGACGATGTATTTACAGGGATACCTAACGATTGTACTATCTGGGTGTCCGGTGAAACTCAACGAAATGCTATCATTGCTGAGTACCCTAATTTAACCGGCATTACTTATAATTGATATAAGTCAATATACTAGAATAAATAGTAAAACTTCGATGTCATATGCATATTTCTGTATAATCTAATTATAGAAAGCATAGAAAGGTGTGTACAGATGAAAAGTCTTAATCAGCTAATCGCTTCTTTAGAAGCTAAGGCAAGTCAAGATGAGTTTGCTATTGTATCTAGAGAAGACCTAGAGCATGCTGTCAATGAGCTTAAAGCTTATCAATATCTCAAAGACCAGAATGAGATTAGGAATAAAATTGCTACAGGCTGTGGTGTACCGCCTGGCTTAATTCAAAATCAGATATCACTAAATTCTGGTACATTACCTAGTCCTTTCAGACAGCCTGATTTAGGTTAATATTTTGAAAGGAGGATACTATGAAGAATGTTCTATATGGTATCGTTGATGATACCAAAACCCAGATAGACATGAGCGCAATCGTAATTGATAATACCGTAGTCACTCAGGTTAATGATAGTGAAGGTAATACCTACCCAGGCAATACCGTAACTTTAATAACCGACCGTGATTTTCTGTATGTACCTGATTTAGACCAGTCACTTACTGTAGGTGATGAAATATATCTAGATAATCAGTCAATTCAGCGCTGGAGAGTTTGTAAGGGTTGGTATTCTGTAGACGATAATCCCGCAATCAACGGTTGGTATCTTGAGTCAATACCAGCAGGTAGAATTAGAAGTTTACTCTTAAAGGACTTTAATTCCCTGACATTCGTAACTCCTAAGACCGAGTTTTCATTACCTACTATATTACCAGAGGAGGAGAATAATCCATGATAAATGTTCAGCTTAATTCTGATAACACGATAAATACAAAAGACCTTGCTGGTAAGTCAGAAGTTGAGGTAGAGAATATATTAAAGACGTGCCCTGATTATAAGAAGTTTCGTAAGCTAGGTACTGCCTTTACTGTATTATCGAATGCTGGCACTATCTTAGTATTCTGGGACGATAAGGAAGGTACCTGGATGGGAGTCCCAATTCAAACCACGGGTGGTTTCCATTGTCTACAAGCTGACGGCTCATATGCACCTAAGGGGTGATAAGAATGGACGAATTCAGACCTAAATATTATGCTATAGACAGTTGGAGACAAGCTACCAATTGCGTTAGTAATATAGATAAGTCATTGAAAATTGTCTATACCCAATTCGTTAATTCTCATGTGCTAGAAGGCGGTAGAATACAAGTAGTACACCCCGCTTTCGGTGTAGTCTTTGCTGCATTTACAGCTGCTTCTGGAACTATCGTTGATTACGACGATGATGCGTTTCTAACTACAGAAGAGATTCTAAAGGGATTAAGACAATGGGGTTTTGATATCAGATTTAAGCTTAATCCTATTATCAATGATGAAACCTATAAGTACCTTGAAGCTGCTTTAGCATTAGGCTATACTACTGTGCGGTGGTGTATAAAGAAACACAAAGTTCAGTCTAATTCTACTGTATTGACTGGTAATTGTCGAATTCGTGGCTGTATGGAAAGACATACTCATGTAGTCGTGTTATTCGATGAGAATAAAACGCCTGAATTACTAAGGCAATATCCACCTCCGATTAAGAATTTCGGTGGTGACATAATGGAAGTAGATTTAGCTAAGAATACTGCATTGGATTTTTCTTGGTTAATTGTACCAATGAATATACGGAGTATCTTAGATGCTCAGACTAACCGAAAGGAGGACTAATATATGTTCGGTACTATTCTCAGATTTGATTGTGCAAGGCAGAATCGAGTAAACCCTAACGAATTTATGAAGCTCTTTAGTCAGAAAGCTCAGAATGAGATAAAAAGACTTGATTGTAAGGCTCCGAAATTAAACTCTAGCCTTAACTTTAATTTCCATGAGTCTATTCCTGTACACCAGGCATTATATCCGTCTTATTTTGATGCTACTATGCTTCGCACTTTATACTATAATGTGCGAATCCACGGTGATATACCCAAGATGACTCGAGTATTCATAAATCAAGACCAGTCCGTTGTTTTCGAATTCGAAGACAAGGTATCTAAGGAGACGGCTCAACGTCTTGAAGATATCCTTCATAGCCTAGGTCATGTAGAATTTACTAATCCTGAAATATCAGGAAAAAGAGTAGGTTTCGACATTGAAACTGGTTCTTATACAGAACCATCTACCGATAATGGTAATACAGGTGATGTAGATGAATAATCCTAAATATGAAGCAACCGTAAAGAATTATACTGACGTCTTTAACTATGGAACTGGTCAACCGATTGAATTGCCCAAATCAGATGAATCGTATCAAGGTCTACAAGCTTGGGTGGAAAGAAACAATCAACTCATATACCATCTGTTAATAAGTGATACAGAAGCTATAAGAGCTATTCAACCTGGTACAAGGTTGAAGCTAATCCAACAGCTTAAAGAACGAAACAAGGAATTACGTCTGCTCCGTTATAATAGGATTACCGATAAACTTACCAATAAGCTAGAATACGCAATAGATGCTCTTATGCAATCAGATGTTGACCATGACGCTCAGTATATACCGATGTATACTCAGTTGCTTATTTCACTTCAACAAGCAACCAAGAACATCGATGTACCAACCGATGTTCAGGATGCTATTATATTTGACACGATTGAAGACTCTCAGCAGACTGACCTATCGTCTAAAGAGCGTCAGCATATTCGTGATGCTGCAAAGGAGTTCGCAAAGCTATGTACCAATACCTCGACAGATTCACAGAAGACTGGAGCGCAGACGACCTGATAGAAATATTAGGTTCGCTACCAGAAGAATATAAACTTGATGTGTCTGCTTGGGCACCGGTAATTGCTTGTGTTGGTGTACAAGGATTCACACATCTTTGTGCTGTATTCCCAAATCAACCAGTAAAATTCCCGTCGTTATTTGAGTTACTTGCTGTGTTCGCAGCAAAAGAAATTGTTATCAAGATGAGAACAATGTCAAGGGCTGACGCTACCAAATCGGTACTCGGTTCTTTACAATTAAAGGAGGTAGACAGAATTGTCGACAGACTATGCGCTTCTGAGAACCCTCCTACAACTGAGTAGGACTAGAGTAGATGCTTCAGAAGATTACATCACCGAATGTACTAAATATCTGAGCACACGTCCTGAAGGAGGGTCTAAAGATGATTATAGGAATATCCACGATAAACTGGATAGGACAATTGCCGACCAACGTTCTAGATGAATATTTCGATTACGTCGATAAGTTGATTGTAACCGTAGATTCACCTGAAGAAGAGTGGGTGTATAAGGATAAGGTATATTATAGACATATGTCATATACTGCTTTGAAACAGCTAATGAGCTACTGGGGTTGTTGTAAAGCATATCCACGAAAAGTCCTGTGGTCTAATCATTTTGCTATACAAGAAATCACAGATGGAATGACTCCAGAAGTATTAAGACGGAGGTGGTTAGATGAATTACGCACAAAAGGATTGGTACAATGAACTGTACCGAATTTTCTCCTGTAACCAGTCGTTAATTACACAGACACAAGCTATACAGATTGGTCAGTGTCTTAAAGCGTTAGCTGCAGGCGAGAATATAATATATAAGTTAGAAGACTTGTATCATGCATTCAGAGGTAATAAGAAATTATGTGAACCTCTGGAAAATTTCATGCATCAATACATCGAAAACATAAAGGAAGACACTGTTGAGCAGAGTCAACCTAAAATCGAACAGGAGGTCGTTAATAATGGTACGTTACAATCCGAAAACCCAGAAAACAACCAATACTAAGCTGAATAGTTCTATCGGTGTAGACCGTGAACTACTTCTGACTATTTCTCAAAATCTAACTGACCAAGCACAGCAGCTTGCTGCATCGGTTGAGGCTAGACTAGAGACACCTGTAAGTGAAACTTCCGGTGAATCTCAGGACAATACAAAGCAGTTACTTGATTGGGTAGCTGACCTGTATGCAATAGGTGCTGATATTAATGCTTACCTGAATCCTGAGGTAGAAACAAAATGATTTCAAAGAAAGAGCGTAGGGAGGCTGAAAAAGCTGCTCGTTCTCTTTATCAGGATGTGCTTACTGTAGATGTAAAGGAGGACCCAGATGATGAGTCCTCCTTATTCATTACTATCACGAGAGGTGTTAAGATGCCTGAAGTGAGGTTAGATAGAGAAACGATGCAGTTAGCAAAGAAAAAGAAAGGGTGAGCATAGATGACCGCTGCCAATCTGGTTATGCTGTCACCTGAACGATTCCAAAGTATCTATAATTCATTGACGGATAGAGAACAGGAAGTAATGAGACAAATTCTTCAAGAATTGTCCGAAACAGGTGAAAGCGAAACCTATGAAAAAGTATGGTTAGAGGATTATGAGGAAATACCTGTAGATATCGATACTTTCCTAGAAGACCCTGAATATCTAGGTAAAGCCACTAATCTAGGAAATCAGATATACCCATTTTGGAGAGAACAATTAAGAAAGATATTTGCAGGCGGTGATACAGAATATGAAGAAATTGCTTTTACAGGTGCAATTGGAATTGGCAAGACTGCCATCGCGGTTTACGCAATCGCATATCTGACCTATCGTCTACTCTGTCTACGGTTTCCTCAGCGATATTTTGGATTTGCAGACACAGATGAAATTGCGATATTTTTCTTCAATGCTACTGTTGCACTTGCTCAAAGTGTTGGATACGGTAGACTTCATGCGTGTCTGATGGAATCGCCTTGGTTCCTGGCTCATGGAACAGTTGCGGGTTCAGCGTCTAATCCTTATTATGTACCTAGTAAGCATATTGCTATTAAAGCCGGTTCTAAAGCAAGTCACGGTTTAGGTCAGCAAATATTCTGTGGATTCCTCGATGAGGTTAACTTCGCACCTGGTTCTAATACAACTATGGAAAAGTCTAAGATTATGCAGACTTATTCTTCAGTTAAAGCCAGAATTAAATCACGTTTTATTCGAAATGGAAAACTCCTCGGTAAGATGTTCTTGGTTTCGTCTAAGAAGGCAGAAGATGACTTTCTTGAGGTGTATCTAGATAAACGTAGAAAAGAAAAAGACGCGGATAAACTGTTTATCGTAGATGAACCGTTGTGGGTTGTAAAACCATCAGATACATATTCTGGTAAAATGTTCAAAGTAGCTTACGGCGCAAAACAGCTAACTCCTAGAGTTGTTGAGGAAGGCGAGGATATTGAAGCTCTGAAGGTACTCGGTTATGAGATACTTGATGTTCCCGTCGAAATGGAGTCAGATTTCCGATTTAATATCATAACTGCTCTACAGGACCTTGCTGGTAAAGCATTACCAGGTACAACCAGTTACTTTAGCTATAAAATTATTAGCTCTTGTTATACAGAACGACCAAATCCCTTCTCAGCTGAGGTACTTGAAATAGGTTGCAATGACCATATGGAATACCAAGAATTTTTTGACCTAGAAAAGGTACCTAAAGAGTATTTCTCACGACCAATGGCTATTCACCTGGATACTTCGTTAAAGAACGATATTACAGGTATATCTGGTGCGTGCTATGTAGATAACGTCTTAGCTGATACAGACGACGGTACTATTGAAAAACGTGTATATGCGCAGGTATTCTCGGTAGGTATCAAAGCACCACCTGGTACTGAGATAAGCTTAGCTAAGAACAGACGTTTTATCTACTGGCTTAGGAGTATGGGATTTCACATTGCTATAATCAGTACTGATACGTTCCAGACAGCTGAATCACATCAGATATTGCGTGATAAGGGATTTACCACTGCTATTCGTTCACTTGACCGTACACCAGAAGGCTACAAAACTCTACGTGATGCAATGATGGAGCAACGTATAAGTCTAATTCATTACGCTAGATTAGAAAATGAATTAATATATCTTCAGCATGATACGCATACAGGTAAGCTGGACCACCCAGCTAATGGTTGTTTCACTGGCGACACTAGAGTACAACTTACAGACGGTCGAGTACTTACCATGGAAGAATTAGTTCGTGAACAGGAGTATAGAACTAACTGGGTATATACTGTAAATGAGGATACTCTTCGCATTGAACCGAAACGCATTCTGAAAGCACATCAGACCAAGATAACTAAACACCTAGTTAGAATTACACTAGATAACGGTGAAAGTATTACCTGCACTCCTGAACATCTATTTATGCTAAGAGACGGTACTTATGTAGAAGCTCAGACTTTATCTACCGGTAGTTCATTAATGCCATTATATCATGAATTTAAAGATACCGAATATCACAGTCTATACCAACCCGCTTACGAAACATGGGAATTGGAATATCACACGTTCTGTCCTGGTTGGGAACCGGGTTGTGGTAAGGTAGTACATCATAAAAACTTTAAGAAACATGATAATACACCAACTAATCTACAATTAGTTACCCAGAGTGAGCATACCAGAATCCATAATCTAAATACTAAAGACTATAAAAAATTATCAGCCACTATCAGACAGTGGCATGAAGATAATCGAGGTACCGCTGCTTATGAAGCGCGTTCTGAGAAGACGAGACAGTCATTGTATAATTATTATGCAACCAAGACTGACAATTATAAGCCTGAAGTAGTTCGTAAACAAGAACACATCAAGGAGATTGAAAAAGAGTTTAATATAGATTGGAATACTCTTACATTAGACGAGAAAAATGCGTTGGGTAATAAACTTGCAAGACGTAAAGACCCTACTATCTTGCAGCGTACTTCTAAATCGTTATCAGAAAGGCATAAGGAAGGTAAGTTCCAGAAAGCACACGAAGCGATTTCAGGAAGAGTTTGGTGGACAAATGGTGTAGAAAACCTGTACATCAAGGCTTATGAGCAACCTCCTGAGGGTTACAGAAGAGGTAGAACCTTTAATCGAAACCATAAGGTGGTTTCTGTAGAATTTATCGATAAACCTAGTCGTGTATATGACCTTACAATAGAAGATAATCCCAACTTCGCATTAGCTTGTGGCGTATTTGTTCACAATAGTAAGGATATTTCCGATAGCCTAGCTGGTGCTGTATGGGATTTAAGCTTACTGCCTTATGCACCTGTACTCCATGATTTCAGAATGTATTCGCATGAACCAGAAAGTCGAATGCCTGCATCACTAACCAACAAGCTATTCGGTGGCCTACAACCATATGATAAAAATTCTTTCGAGCGTGGACCTGACGATTGGGAATTCCTTGAAAGAATAACACAATCAGGTAGATAAAGTATAAAAGCACATTAGGATTTCAGTATTCTGATGTGCTTCTTTATCTTGATTTAACGGTGTACTATAAGATATACGAACTAAATAGCACGCTACAGCATGCTTGTTTACTTTTGTGTATGTATAATTACTATTATGTAGTTATGCACCACCACGAAACCAACGCACAGTGTACGCAGTTTTGTGGTATTGTTATTTATACAATAAGGAGGTAGGCGATATTGGGACTCTTTAATAGAAAAAAGAAGCAGGTAGTAGCCAATAACGCAGTACCTGCCAATGAGGTCAAGCAAAAGAAAGATGTATATGATATTGATTATCGTGTATTAACAGGTGCTTTAACTGACTTAGACCAGATTAAACAATCTACAACTGCGTTGAAAGACCGAGCAACTATGTATAATGCAATGACACAGCTCAAGTCAGACGCAATTATCGGTCCTGCAATTGAAATCTATGCAACTAATGCCACAGGTGCAAATGCAGATGGTGACGTAATCTGGGCTGTTCCTATTAATGACGATGAGAAATCTATCTTAGCAGCTAAAGCTGCTAATGAGCGTATGAAAGCTTGGAAACTGAATTGGCGTGCGTACAGCCATATGATTGAGTTAGTTACCTATTCAAATCTATACCTAAAAACAACAGAATTCGTTACTCCTAGAGCAAAGGACGATAGTCCAGGTGTGTTAAGTTTAAATCAAAGAAATCCCAATGAACACTGGGATGTACGACCTGACGTAGCAATTAGTCCAGCTATTATCTATGAACTTAGACACGACGACGAGCCGTCAGCGTTCTGTGTAGATTTTTCATTGCAAGATAACGTAAGCGAGACTACCTACGATAAGTGGTGCAGAATTAAGAATAAACCTTGGTCTGTACAGTCTAGCGACTCTGTAATCCATATTGTCTACAATCTGTCTCTATATCCTACAGAAATCGAGGTAGAGGATGCTGAGGGTATCACACCGTATACAATCTATCAGGGAGACCCACTATTTGTAGATGCATATATACCTGCACAGATATTGTCACTCCTTGAAGATGCTATCGTAGCTAATAGAGTTACTAAATCCGCATTACTCCGTATACTTCAACTTGAAGTAGGTGATTGTTCGCCAGAAGAAGAGCGTAGATTACTTGACCAGCTTAAACGCCAGATGGAGCATAAATTAGCTGGTGATACTAATACAGGTACAGCTTCTTCATACGCAGACCCCGGTCCACTAGAAAAGATTGTTTATACAGTTACTCGAGATGGTAAAGGTGTAATCAATCTAGAAACACTCGGCGGCGATGTAAATATACGTGATATAGTAGACCTTGATTGGTATAAGCAGAAGATTACTTCAATTACCGATGTATCACCAGGTAACCTAGGTCAATCTACCGATGAAGAAGGTACCGGCGGTGCTACTATACTAACTCAAAATAATATCAGACTTTATCGTAAGATTATAGGACTTCAGCACGCTTATAGTGAAGGTATTCGTGAAGCTTTAAATACCTACTTTGTAAAGAATGACCTATCTCAATATAAAGATAGATTTGAAGTTAAGATGCAGCCACCTGTAGGTCCTGAAGATGAGTTAAAATCTGAATTACAGTCTAATGCAGTAGCTAGGGCTAATGATATTATCGCTCTACTAGAAAACATCGGAGTAACCGATTCTGAGGTTAAAGTTAAAGCTATTAAAGGTCAACTTGATGTCATCGACCCTGCAATCTACAGCATGCTGAATAAGATAGACATTAAGGCTCCAGAAGAACCTCAGACAGAAGAAAACCCGTTTGTCTAATTGTCAGCAGGCAATCCTGACATTAGAGTATATAATGTAGAGTGAATAGACAAGTAGTCATAGTCTATTTAAGCGAGGTGAATACAGATGGAAACAGAAATGACCCGTAACAAAGACACAGGTAGGTTCGTCGTGGGTGGTGATTTTCTAGATATAGATATACCAAATCAGGACGGATTAACTTTTTCAAGTGCCACTATTGATTGGCTACTGAATGATGAAACATTTAAGGATTGTCTAGCACGTAGGGTCTACCCTGCATACATCGAGCATCCAACAGATAATACACCAGGATTTAGAAAGACAGAGGCAGGATTCCTTATAGAGTGCTACCGAGATGGTAATAAGCTAAAGGGTAAGATAGAGCTTCTGGATTCTACCGAAGAAGGTCGTTACATTAAAGACCTTTATATGCACGGTATTAAACCAGGTGTAAGTATCCGAGCTAACGGATGCACCGACACAGGTACAGTACCTGGCAAAACAACAGGTCCAATAGATTTCTTTGGATTTGATTTTGTTGCTCAACCGGCTTTTAAATACGCTGTTCCGGTTCAGCTTGCAGCCTCTAGGCGAAACCTCCCACAGAGCAATCTCAGACTAACTAATACCAGCCGTCAACTGGCAATGTTACGTAAGAGTGCTTTGTGTGAGTTATTATATAATTCGCATTTCAAAAACTTTAGCTAAAGGAGATTGATACTATGCTTAAGCCGTACACAAACGCAGGCAAGTCTGGCATTCAGAGCCTGAACTCCAGCCGTACTGCCAAAGGACTAAGTCAGTATGACGCTATTGGGCTTTCAAAGGCTCAGAAGATACTCAATAACGCATACGCACTGCAGAAGAGAGCACTCAACTCGAGTCTCCTTCCTACATCTATTATTCCAAGCGCTACTCAGCCGGGTGATGTGCTCCAGAAGACAACTTATATGAATGTTCTTCGTGCAACACTCGTTGATTGGCTCATTCCTGAGTTCTGCACCATGCAGCCAATGTCTAGCAGACATACTTCCATTCCTTACACTCTTTTCCACTTCGGTGAGGATAAGGGTACAGTAAAGGCTGGACAGGTTTCTGCAAGCCCATTCGAGCTCGCAAGAGGTACAGAGAACTATTCAGGTAGTGACGTGAATAATGAACCTCTAACAGACCTCTTCCTCCGTGCTCCTGTTGTTCCTACAACTGTTAGAATAGTTGAGCAAGCTGGCAACACATATTTCGATGATGGCGAAGGTAAGATTCAGTATCTAAATGGTACAACTATTACTGATGCAGGTACTATCGACTATGCAACAGGTGTTATCACAGGTGTAACAGCAGCTGCTACTACACTTGCTTCTTACAGAGTTGATAACATTTCAGCTTCTGCTAACACACCTCCTATCTACAGCACTCTTGAGTGGCTCGACCTTGTTGCAGAGGACAATACTCTAGCAGCACGTTGGTCACAGGCAGCTGCTTACGATATGGAACAGCAGTATGGTCTTGATGGTCCTAAGATGCTCGAGGAGCAGGCAACTTCAACTATCGTAAACGAACTCAACACAAAGGTTGCTCACGATATGTGGATGAACGCAGCAGCAGGTCAGCCTGTTGTTTGGAGCGCTACACCTCCTATCGGTCAGGGACAAGCTGGTGACCTTGCACACGATAACTCTTTCATCAGAGCTATTAACGCAGGTTCTCAGAGAATTTACGACGCAACCGGTCGTATTCGTCCTAACTTCATGCTCGTTGGTTCCAGCGTTATGACTGTTATTCAGGGTATGACTATGTTCAAAGCTGCTAACACTCAGAAGACAACTGGTTCTTACTATGCCGGCGAACTTGGTGATAAGAAGGTTTACTGCTTCCGTGGTGGTATTCCTCACGACCAGTATGTTCTCGGTCACGTTTCTTCTAACGATGTTGAGCCTTCTTATGTATTCGGCACATATATGCCTGTTACAGCAACAGCTGCTCTTATGGATGCTACATTCACAGGTCAGCAGGGCTTCGCAACATCAAATGCAATGAAGATGGTTAATCCGAAGGCATTCATCCGTGGCGTTGTTACCAACCTGGTATATTAATTCTTAAAGGAGGAATAATGCTATGAGTTACAATGTTACTATTACCTACACAGCTGCTAACGACATATACAATATGGATAAGCAGACACCTAATGTGAAGACAGTAGCTCCTATTCCTGGTCTATCTTCCAGCACAATGCCTGGCAAGTGGCCCAGCGCATCTAAGCCATATCTTTATGCTGCTGATGATGCTACAGCTGCTGAGTACAATAAGGACAATCTCTTCACAAACAACAACGGTGCTATCACAGGCATCGCAAATCTCAGCCTACTTACTTCTGCTCAGAAGAGATGGCCGCAGTCTGTTGCAATGGACCTCATGAATATTCTTGAGGCTTATCTCATTCCTCAGATTCCGATTTACAGAGCATGGCAGACATTCAAGATGACAGCTGAGCTCGACGGCGTTACAAATACTTTCGCAGTTGACACACAGGCTGAAGCATCATTCTATGTTCAGGCTGGTGCTGCTCTAAAGGATTACGGCTTTACAGTTACATCTGAGGCTGCTAACGAGAACGAGGGCGGCTGATAACCCGAAGGAGGGGATAGTATATGCTAAACCCCACAATTCAGGAATATCTCGATGATATGCATCTTGAAGTCCCTTGGACAAAAGAGGAAATCAAGGAAGGCGACGACATGAAGATTCTCATGAAAGCTTTTCGTGAGCTGAAAGAGAAACTTCATGAGTATGCCGACTTAACAGTACCTTATAAACAGCGCATCTATGTTGGTGACCTGAAGGTCAAGGACTTTCTTAGTGTAAGGAGAGCTACTGTTCCTGCAGGATTGAATGTTGATAATACCAGCGTTGGTAACGTATTTACTTCGCTTGCAGGAATGGCGGCTGTTCCTAATTCCGGTGCTTATCACGCATATTTCGACAGATATGTTCAGCTGATGCTGTGCCAAACGCTCAAGAATACAGTATCAGAGGACTTACAATATTTTTATGACCAGCAGAATCAATATCTATATGTAGCAGCTAACGTCCCTAAGCCGACATATGTCACCATTACTTATATTCCAGAGTATGATGACCCGTCAGAATTAAAGACTAGCTTTGCTCAAAGTCAACTGCGTAAACTCGCAGTTGCATACATGAAGATATATGTAGGAAGCAAGCGTCGTAAGGTTAGGTTACCAAATAGTCCCGTTCAGCTTGACGGTGAGCAGCTTTTATCCGAAGGTTTAGAAGAACTCAAGAACGTAAGGGAATATTTGGTACAGAACAACACACCTCAGATAGTGTTGTAATTCTAATAGGAGGTAATCCGTTATGGCAAAGGATGCTAAAAGAAAGCTTCTCAAGCTTGACCTGAACAGCTCTAAGAAGACAGAGGAGACCGGTGAAACAAACCTCAACTCTTCTAAGGAGATGGACGGTGTTGTATATTACAGCATCGAGGATGTCGAGACAATCGTACAGTCTATTCTGGCTGAGATGTCTACTGACCCTAGCATTAGCATTTCTATCGAGCCATCAGATACAGGTGTTATTCTTAACTGCGTACCTGAGGCTGGCGAGGAGTATACGGTTGAGGTTGACCTCAATACAGAAACTCTTGCTGAAGAGGATGCTGCTGTTGGCGGCGAGCCTGAGATAGAGTAATCTTAATGTAAGGGAGGAGCAGCTATGAGCTTAATCGTCCCAGAAGAAATCGAATACCTACGAGAACACTTCAAGAATACTGTACAAGAAGTTGGTGTACAATTCCAGTACAGATATCCACTCAATAACAATATCGATTTCTTCAATCAACCTGCTCCTGATGGGTATTCTGAGCGTATGCCAGTGTTCGGCATTTTCGAGGGAGAACCCAAACTGACGACATATAGGAATCTAGGGTGGGTTGTCGAAAAAACTGACAACCTGCCCTTTCTTATTCATGTACCGTTTGATGTACCACATATTCAGAGAGGTTGTCTTTTCGAAATAGACGGTCAAATTACATCAATCGAGACAAGAACGTTTCAGGTTACGCAATTATCAACTGGGTTGGTTTGCCCTGACCATATTATCTGTCAGATTGTTCCATTGGTTGGTAACACAAGACCGCTAACAGAGCAGACTGAAAGAGATATTGCTAAGAAAAATTCTGAACCAAGAAGGTTCTTAAAGTAGGTGAGAATATGATTAGAATGAAACTTCCTGAGAACATTACAAATTCTGGTCTAGCAATGCCAGAGTCAACACCTAAGACGCTTATCGAGATTAACGGCGAAAGTCTTCCTTATGCTTGTCAGTGTCCACTCTGCGGTGGTCTATTTGATATACCCGAAGGACTTCTGTATAAAGTAGAAGAAGACACTCTGAAAGACGGTGATTTCGATGCTGAAGCTACCGGTTCAGGTGACGATATAGACATCGATGCTGGTGAATCAAGTGTTGATGCTGGTGGCAGTTCTGAACCTACTCAGTCGTCTGCAGCTTCCGATGTAATGGGAGTAGGTGAGACAAGTGATACAGCTATATGACACCGCACTTCATCATTATTTCACAGAAAATGTAAAAGGTGAAGTAGCAATCGTTCCGGTAAAAGATTACTGGAATGTAACCGCTATGCATAGGGAAAATCGATTACAACTGCCTGCAATAGTTCTATTTAGAACTAATTGGACTCCCGAGCGTCAGTTACAATCATGGCCGATAGCTCGTAAAGGTAGAATCGATAGAGTTCAAGAGCATAAGAAAATAAGTGAGCAAGCAATACCGGTACAGGTAGATTATACTGTAACGCTATTAGCTACTACTCAAGATGACATCGATGAGCTGACAAGTGAGATGACGTTCTTGTTCTTGAATAAACCTAGACTAACGGTTTTATTACCCTATGGTTCTGACCGGTCAATTCACGGTCAGATAATGATAAATGGAGATTTTCAGAACAGTTCTGGAAATGACCAATTCTCTGTAACAGGTATTCTATACCAGCAGATAATTCCGATTAGAGTGTTAGGAGCTAACATCATCGACATCAGGAGAAAAAATCTACGTTATCTGGAGTGGAGTATAGATTCCAACCTGTATAATAATGTAAAGGAGGAGATTGAAGATGCCGAGAATTAATATCTATGAGCACTCGGAAACTTATAGCTACCAGACTAAGAATAACTCTTATGCTACTATAGCTTTTCCGATTGCAGCAATCTGGGGTCCTACCTACGTAGAAGGCGATGAGGACTCGAACCCTGATTGGGTACACTTTAGCTCTGGATACAGAGGCACAACCGATTTCATGCAGACATTTAGAGGTGCTAACACATATCTAGGTTCTCGTGAGAAGTCATTCGACTACGCCTTAAAGCTTCTAGCTTCTGGTTATGACATTCTTGTAAAAAGAGTGGACGGACTTGGTGCTAAGGCTTATGCGAATAAGTTTATTATTCCAGAAGGCGGTACACAACCCACACCAGCGGCTACTAATCTAGTGTTATATCCAGCAAGCAACTCAACTACATATGAGTACGGAGACATGCCGTACAGACTGTACCTACCATATGTTGCAGGTGGTGCTATTGTCTGGAGATATCCTGTAGGCACTGAGTCAGACGCAACAGAGATGAAGTATAAGGTAACTCATTCTCAGTATGATGCTGCAGCAAATAAGTGGGTACCTGCTACTAATTCTAATAAGTTCCGCATAACTGCTAAGGTAGCTACCCAGAGTTCATATATTGTTACATTTAGCAAGCCTAATGTAATTACTACCGAGGTTTCCAATTATGAAGACGCTACGGTAACTATCGATAATATCGAGGGTAGACAGAAGCAGGTTAAGCTTACTGGAACTGTTACTGTTTCGGTATTTACAGATGACGGTGCACTGCTGGAGCGTAGAAATATCACACTTACAGAAGTTTCTACATACAATCCAACTGCAGGTGATGATGGTACTAATGCCTCTATCACTATAACATCAGTCCTTTCACCTGAATTTACCTACATTCAGATTCACGAGATTCCTGCAATGCTTACATTAAAGGCTACGACTACACCTAGTGATTCTTACGTATTTGCTAGCACAGCAGCTGTATCTTCATACGGCTTATTTACTTTTGAACTAGGTAAAGCGGACGATTTTGAAAGCGCTGTCCCTGCAACTTCTACGGTTTATCTAAAGGGTAACGGTAGTGGTAGTGGTAGTGTTGCGGCTATTATAGCAGCAAATACACAGACATTTAACATTTCCGCTAAATATCCCGGTAGCTTCGGTAATAACCTTAAGGTTAGAGTTAAGTGTGGTATGAATGCTGATGGCTTCAAGATAGGTACTGTTGAAGTATTCGATAATAACGGATATAACGACCATCCTAATGAAATCGTATCTACAGACCAGCTACTCGAACTGGTTCCTGTAGCATTCGATGAGGATGCCGCTACAGACAGCAGACCACTTATCACAGAAGCAACATTCAGTAATCTATCTACACCAGTCTTCGCAGAATATAGTGGAACAACAGAACTTTCACCTTCGGCTTATCCTGTAGGTGTTGAAGTTGTTTCACTTCTTCGCGGTACTGACTATGCTACTAAACTTGGTACTTCCGATATTACTAAGGCTGATATACTCGAAATCGTAGCTCAAAGATTTGATACTCAGAGTAGCTATTACAACTATATGGAAAGCATACTTACCAATGCTGATAAGGATTTCCTTGTTCGCACATATAATCAGCAGATGCTTTACAGCAGATTTGCTAAGTGTGTAGGTGAACTTACAGACCCAATTTCTTATGATTGGGATGCTCTGGTACAAGGTATTGCTGATGACCAGTATGTACCTAAGTCCTATATCGATAACACTCCTACATTTACAATGGAGTATGCAGTATCGACACTTGTTACTAAGATGGTTGAAGTTGCTGCTAACTCTAAGTGTGGAGCTGCACTTATCGGTACACCATTTGGTATGCCAAGAGGAATCCAAACAGGTTCTGGTGCTTACACTGTAAAGACCGGTGCTCTAAAGTATAAGGATATGGTATCTCAAGCAGTAGGTCCGACATATTCAACATTCGGTGAAGTTGTAGGTCCTTGGTGCAAGACCACTCTGGCACTTTCGGGAGCTAATTCTTGGATTGCACCTGAAATCGCACATCTACTTCTTATCATCAACGCTAAGGGTGTAGGTGGTATGAATAAATGGTGGATGGTTCCTGCTGGAATGCTCGGTACCGGTGTAGTTCACACTCCTGAATATAAGATTAAGAAGAAATATCTTGACCTTATTCAGGACCACGATGAAGGCGTTTGCCTCAATCCACTCATGGAAGTTCCTGGAAAGGGCTTTACTTGCTTCGGCAACAGCACACTCTGGGATAAGCCACTTGGCACATATAATGCACTTCAGAATCTGTCAACCAGATTCCTTACAAATAGAGTTAAGCAGCGTATCTGGGATACAGCACTTCAGATTCTGTTTAGATACAATAATGAAGATGCTTATTCACACTTCTATGCTGGACTCAGCCCACTACTCGATGAGATGCGTTCAGTAGGCGCGCTCGTTGGTAATGAGTACAATCCTTGGGGCTATCGTATCATTATGAATCCTGATATTATTAACCTTGACAGAATTAATGCTAATACTGTCATAGGTAAGGTTGAGCTTGCAGTTGCAGGTGTAATCGACACTGTCGATGTTGACTTGTTCCTGCTCCCACCAACAGGCTTCCAGGAGACCTACGACTAATACCGTGATACTGATGTGCGTCTGTATATTAGAACGTAAAGTGCTAAATTCAGACGCACTTCACTAAATTATCACAGAAAGGTTTGATATTATGAATAAAGCAGAGTTTATTTCTGCGCTAAAGGCAAAGACAGGCTTTACTAATGACCAGGCATACAAGGCATTTAATGGAGTATTTGACGTTATTGCTGAACTGCTCGAGAAAGGTGATTCTCTTACTGTACAGTCTTTCGGTACTTTCGAGGTACGTAACCGTGCAGCTCGTGTGGGTGTAAATCCTCAGACTAAGAAACCTATCGATATAAATGCTAGTAAGGCACCCGCGTTCAAAGCAAGCTATAAGCTTAAAGAGCGTGTAAATAAGTAAAGCACAACGGTTTTGCTTAACTGCTGCTATATGTAGTGTATACAGTTTTACACGGTATACAAACGCAGTTAAGCAAAACAGTTATAAAGTAAGAAAAAGGAGGACGAGTCTATGTGGATGGACAGAATGTATTACGGTACTGACCATATGATTGGACAGGACGACTACATGCCATATCTGAAAGACAAGTTTGAGATTAGACTTTACAACGTAAATTCTTCTGAACTTGCTTCATTCTCAGATATTTTAACGCTGTCTACAGACTCCTTGGGTGAGTTCAAGAAAGGTTACGGCGTAATCGAGGACTACTATGGCAACGACAGCTTAAAGTTCGCAGGTAAGCCTACATACCAGAATGTTTCTTGGACTATCAAGGGCTATGTCGGTTTAGACAGCCAGCAGGCTCTGGTCGACCTCGACCGACAGGTATTCGACAGTGCTACAGAAAAGGTTGGAAGACCAAGCCGTTATATGAAGGATGCTTATGTTCTTCGTGATTCTGGCGATGGTGACCCGAACTTCTCTCGTATATGGAAGTGGAGAGGTGTATGGATTTCTTCACTTGGATTCGGTGATGCGGATTACAAGTCATCGGATATCGTTAAATTCAACTGCACTCTTGAAGTGTCTCGTGCAATCTACCTCGGACCTATGTCTTAAGGGGGTAGAACGATATGAACGTATTCATTTCAGAAGTTTGTAAGACTATGGGCATTCCTAATGCTCATACACTTAATTGCTGCAGAACAGAAGGTACTATCATAGATGATTCTAAGGTAGGTTTTTGTATCACACTTCCTGATGGAACTGCTGTAGAAATCTACACACCATCAGAAACAAGTGAAGCAGCAGAAGAGGGATTCGCATACGTACCCGATTACGATATCGAAAGCCCTGATATGTGCGCAGAGGACCTAGGTTGTTGGCTTGATGAAAGTCTCGACTGCTGCAGACGTATCGATGCTTATTATGCATCACTTGCTGGTCAATCAACCAATCTTAATTCTAAGCTAGACCCTAATCTAGCATCTAGAATTAAGAATGTATTTAAGGCAGCTCAGTCAGCTGTAGACTTACCACCAGGATTTCGCTATACAGCTTTTAGAGAGGTTTATGATTCTGTCGTAAGTACTCTTATGTACAGGTCACAGAAGATGAATGAAGAGCTCTGGATTATTAAGTCTTCACTTTCCTGTGATGATTCTGAAGCACCAGTAGATGGACCTGGTGTTGATGATTGGGCATTTAGACCTAATCATGACCCAGAGTCAGAAGGTACTATCCTAAAGCATAGAGAAGGTCATTTCCTCGACATCGAGAACGGTCAGTATAACTATACAGCAGAAGGTGATACTGCAGACAAGAGAGATAGAAAAGCAGCTTATTGGCTAGCAGGACTACTCTCAGACCTAATGGATACTGTTATGACAGACCCACCTGCTAGAGTATATCATCTATTCTTAGCAGACGGTACTGCTGGTATATCTAAGTCTAAGCTTGATAGTATGAGCAAACCTGGTCTAAAGAATCTTATCAGACGTAATCTTGTCGATGTTGAAAAGGTTCTTAAGATTAAGCCTGAGCTGGCTAAGGACCTTGTTCGTGATAAGTATATTACACCTGAGGTAGTAGCACGTAGAGTTCCTGAACTTCTATTCTGGCTCGTTCAGAATAAGTACATCTCACCTGACTATGCAGTTAAGATTGACCCTGCTATCAAGGACAAGCTTATTAGACGTGGTCTCTATCAGGTAGCTGAGAATGTACCTGATGATGCTGATGCTATTATCGAAGGCGTAAAGAACGGTACATTTACTGCAACAGACGCTTATCGTAAGAATCCTAAGCTTCTTCAGCCACTGGTTGAACAAGGACTTATCACACCTCAGGAAGCCTATAAGCTAGACGCTTCTATCGTAACCTGGTTACTCCTCAACAAATACATTGGTAGGGCGGAAGCAATGAAGGTTAAGCCAGACATTCAGAAGTACATCGCAAGAAAGTACAAAGATGTCAACTGGGATGACCTAGACGCTTCTGTAAATCCTAATGAAGATGTTGAACTTGCTGCTTCTAAGGACGATGACAGCGTACTTTCTAAGGTTAAGAAAGCATTTGCTAAACACCAGTCTAATGCTAAGAAGAACGAAAAGACTATCGATAAAGCAACAGAGAAGATTGAAAAGAAAACTGCTGACATTAAGAAAACTGCTGGACTGAACTCTTCTCTAAGCTTCAATAGTGATTTCAACAGCTCAGGCGAACTCGCTCCTGAATCCGCTTCAGGTCACATTTTCGAGGAAGGCGACTTTGCACCATATGCTACGGGATACGAGAAGCTTGCTGATACAACACTTCAGGGACCTGGTTTCGTTGCTGAATGTATGTTACCAGAAGACGATTTTGACGGGATTGTCGTACCTGGTGAGACAGAGGAGATAGCAAAAGAAACTCTCATGCAGATGCTTCTTGCTAACGACGGTACATTCGTAGACTGGAAGCCTATAGAAGACATTCAAGCATTTAAGGCTGAGAACGCAACAGGTAACTATTTAGTTCTTAACTAAATCGAAATAATAACACCGGGTACTTAATATACCCGGTGTTTCTATAGGTAGGTGAAATCTATGATAAAATTGAAATTATCTTGCTCTAGAAATACCCCAGCTCAAGAATTTGCAAAAGCAGTAACCGATACCTTGAATAAGATTTCTAGTCGAGATGATGTAGGATATAAAACCACTACTGAAAGTAGAGATTGCTATAAAATTACCTGGTACTATACAGATTCAGAACAATTAGATAGAAAATGGGATAACATCAGAGACAGAACTGCAATTGCGAATGACGATTTAGAATATGACGAAACAGGTAATATAATACTACCCAGTGAAATCAGAAAAGAACGGCGTAAGAATCCATCACCTGCATCTATAATGGATAAATGGGCTTCAACTCCGAATTTTAAGGTTATGGGTGCTATGTATGGTCTTAAAATAATCGATAATCTAAAGATTACAGAACGTCGTGGTGAAGTCTACGGTAATCATGTAACACCAGTTCGCAAAGGTAATCGTACAGCTGATATGGAAAACCAGAAGGTATTTTTCATGACACTAAGAGTGCAGCAGGAAGGTGCTGCAAATAAGGTGTCTGATAGCTCTTGGGATATGAAGCGGCTGGACATGCTACTCAGGGGATTAAATACCTTTAAGGGTGATAAGAAAGTTTCTATAGACGATAAGTCGATAATCGAAGCCTGGCGTCGGCTATGTCCGGGATATAAAGTAGGTCATTTTAAAAAGAAGGGTAATACTATCCAGATAATACCTTTTCCTGGTGAAAGCTCAGCAGAAGCAGCACCTTGGATTGATAATCTCATTAAGCAATATCTACCCGATATTTATCCGAATTGTACCGTAAACGATACCGGAGACGCTGTATCTGTAGCCTACCAACCACAGAATTAAGCACGCTAACGTATACCAACGGTTTGCAAACCATGTATAAGTTTATGTGAGAATTGTTGCTAATAAGCAAATCGTTAGCGTACCACGTGCATTTAACAAGATACATTATAAATTAAAACACGGTAGTGTCGTTATTGGCACTACCGTGTTCTATTACATCTTGACTTCGAAATCGTCTAGTCGATGTATAAGCTCTTCAGCCACCTGAGCTTCATAGTCTATATCCTGCATTCTTTGGCGTAACGCTTGCCTTTCACTTTCAGAACCAGCTTCCTGCATAGCTTTAACAAGTTGCTGATGCGCAAACCTAGCACTCTGCATTTGCTTGGTTAGATTTGCTTCAAGCTTATCTCTATCTAATAATCTCATATTACTCTCCTTTCTGCCATTCCTCACGTTTCTTATCAGTCATCTCGATTATCTCTTCTAGGGTACCGTCACCTAGGAATTCCTTCCAGCGTTTCTTTCGATTCCACCAATGCGTATTCTGCATTGTCGAGATTATGTGTATACAGATAATAGCTACTGATGAACCCCAGCAACCGTCAGCAGCGCGTTGATTACACCATTCCTGAAATTCTTTATAGGTTAATCTTTCGTTCTTCATTCATTTTCTCCCTGATTACACATTTCTTCCCATGTTGGTGTTGGTTTATAATCTGCGCACTCCATGCAGCCATTACATTCGCAATGATATAGACAACACTCGTCTATGTTCACTATATTCTCGCAGTCAAAAATCATTATACTCACCTCATTTTGTTTTTTCTGTTACCGGTTCTACTTCCTCACTGCAATACGGGCAGTATTCATAATCACAACCTCCATAGCCGTTTTCAGGCACCATCATACCACAATGTGGACAATGAAAACCGTCTGTATAGATATCTTCAATCCATTTCATGGCGTAAAACCCCCTTTCTTTAGAAACTCAGCTACCCAATCTGGTGTTCCATATTTTCGATTAGAATTTGTTGAAGAAGCACCAGAAGTTATAATCTTTCCGGACTTGCTGGCTTTGCCTTTCCAATATATGCCGTCTTCACACTCTATATAGATATCTACATCAGATTCATCTTCAGGTAAATAGGCAACATCACCTTGAACCATTCTGTGATATATAAGCTTTTCCATTTCCTCTAAGGTTGCTTCTGTCAATTCTGTCGGACGGAATATAGGAGCCCAGACATACCCAATCTTCAAATCATATAATCCGAACATTAGTAGGTTATCATCGAAACGTATTATTGCGTAGGTACTATTCATTAGTTGTCTCCTTATCAACATCAGGATGTTCAGGTAATTCTTGCCAATGAGTTATCTTACCTGAAAGGTAAACCCAATGCTTCCAGTCTAACCACTTACGCTTAAAACTATACTCAGCTATATCGTAAGTACGGTCACCTTGTGGATTTATTCGTGAAACTAGAACTTTCTGATGTAATTTTGGTAATCGTTCCTTAACGGAAATCCATTCAGAATTCATACTATCAACTCCTTAGGTATCTCTAAGTTCTGCGTCGGTCTCGTCTGCCCAGCATGGTAGACTTATCTCGTCGATTGGTCGTTCGTGAGCCCAGCAGTATCCATCATCGTAGAATTCACAGCCCTCAGCATAATCACAATAATGTTTCATTATGCTTCCTCCTCTTCTTCATCCTCGATATCAACTTCAGCTCCATACCAACATACTGCCGTTTCAGGGTCTGATTTAAACGGTACTGGTAGGTGTGATGCTACCTTTTCCATATCTTCCTTGATATATTGGATTGCTTCTTTGTGATTCTCGATAGGGCATTCGCAAATAACCTCATCGTGAATCATCAACAATAGATAACAATTAAGTTTCTTCAATCGCTCATCATTGTCTATAGCAATCATTGCTAGCTTACTCATATCGGCTGCACTGCCTTGTATTCGAGCATTTAGACATTTTCTGCTCTGCTCGGAAATCTGGTATGAATAGTCAGTTACCTCGATACCTTGAGCAATTAAACCATTAATATATTCGGTTTTATCTTTTCGCCACTTAAATCCCATTAAGTCTTTGGTATACTTCTTCTTATTAGCTTCTGATACCTCATTAGTATTGTTCGAACCATCTAAATCAAAGGGGTCAAAGTCAGGATTACAACCGTCTTTATATCTGAATTCATATGGGTCATGCATCATAACCGATAGGTGACGACGTCTACCCCAAAGAGTCTCGACATAGCCTTTGTCATGTGCCATCTGAGCTGATTCATCTTGCGCTTTAAGAAGACCGGGGAAACTCTTGGTTACTTTATCATATATCAGCTGTGCTTCGTCGACCGAACATTTTAATTGCTCTGCAATAGACGGGATTTGTCTACCATAACAAATTCCCAATACGATTGTCTTAGCTTGTCCTCTACGTTCTTTACCTTCTAGATAAAGTTCACCATTAGGTCGTTTCTCCAGACATTCCTCATAGGTTGTATTAAACGCAACTGCAGCAATCATCGAGTATAAATCTTGACCTTTCTGATAGGTCTCAATCATTTTCGGGTCCTTAGATAGTGAAGCAGTTAGACGAGGCTCTTGACCTGAGTAGTCACAAGATATGAGATAACGACCAGGTCGTGCTATATACATAGTTCTTATCTCTCTGTTGTGAGAAGGAATATTCTGCATATTCGGGTCATACGCACTGGTTCTTCCCGTATCTGCACCTAGTTGCTTTATACCGCCATGAACACAGCCGTCCTTCTGTATAAACTTATCAAGACCCTCTAGGTATGTAGATAATAACTTGGACGCTTCACGATATTTTAGCACTGCATTAGCAATCGGTACATTCAACCCCTTTAATGCTTCTTTATCAACCTTACCTGACTCTGGTCTAGGTAATCCCATAATATCGAACAATAATATTTTAAGCTGAGACTCAGAACCAATCTTAACCGGCATATCGATAGTTTTACCTTTAGCTCTACCGAATCTCATACGCCATTGATTAATCTTTGGTATATAAGGTTCATACTCATGAATTACTTCTTGCTCAGCTTCAGCTTGGATTGCCCTGTATTTTACAGTCAGGTCAGCTCGTTTAGCTTCATCGACAAGGACACCACGCTCTCTCATTCTGAGTAGTACAGGAATAAGTGGTCTTTCTATGTCCTCATATACACGCAATAAACCTGCATTCTCAGGCTTTCTAAGCTGTGTATATCCATACTCTACTAATTCGTCAGCCATCTCAGCATCTCGAGCAGCATACGCTGCACTATACATATAAGGACAACGATTAAATGTTCCAGGTGGGAACAACTCACCGAATCTAGGACCTCTGGTTGTATGAGAACAGAAGTCTGCGTGCAAATCCTTCAAGTTATTGTTTCTGTGTCGCTCTGTATTAAGCATACGCATCATTAAGAATGCATCATTCGTTCTTATATCTCTAAGGTCAACTCCCATAGAATAGAAGAATATGTTCAAGTCGAATTGTGCGTTAAAATAATTTAACTCTAAATCCTTTATGTCTTTTAGACGAGCAAGTTGTTGAGCACAGAATTCTACAGGTAATTGATTAGTATCAACCTGACCAGTGAATCTAGATAGATGTTTCATTGGTATGTATACTGCTTTCTCACTCGCTGTTGATAGTGAGAATCCTACGCACTCGTCATGGAATATATCGAGACCGGTTGTTTCTGTATCGACTCCGGCCCTTCTGTTATCGATTATCTTATCTATGTAGTATATGAGTTTATCTTTATCAACAATATACTCATATTGACCTGCATACTTCTCGGACATGGCTTTCGCCTGTGCAATAACAGCTTCCATGTCCTTAACGGGTTTGGCTTTTTTCTGTAGTGACTTTGGTACTTCGATAGGAGCTGCAGGAGCGGTGTCACGCTGGGGCAGTCCAATTCTACGTCTTGGCATAACATTACCTCCTAAATAATTACAATTTATTATAACATAATTGCGCGTACACCACGAAGTTTCAGTGTACGCGCATCTGCTTTATATATTCTTGAACATCTTTATTCTAGAACCTGAAGCTGTTTTCTCAACGACAAATCCTTGAGGTATAGTATCGATAAGTTCTTGTACGTGCGATATAATACCAACGCTACGGATGTTCTTTAATTCATTTAATGTAAGCAATGTTCTAGATAAACACTCTTGGTCAAGTGTACCAAATCCCTCATCGGCAAACAATAGATTTAAGTCTTTGGTTGTGAATAATGAATCTATCGCAGTCATTAAACCTAAGCTAAGACTTAAGCTAAGCATGAATAATTCACCACCAGAGTACGTCTGAGCTGGTCGAGTGCTTCCGGTGAAGTGGTCTGTAATGTTAATTTCAAGACCACCTTGAGCTCTACCTGAGGACTCCCATTTGACTTGTAACTCGAATTGACCTGCAGACAATGTGTGTAGATATTGATTGCTCGATTGCAGTATCCATTCTAATTGTCTGTGTAATATAAAGGTTTCGACTGAAATCTTAGCGCTGTTCTTGCCTGATAATAGGTTATACAGGTAGGTGTGCTGGTCATATTTTGCTGTGTTCGCTTGTCTTTCTTTTCTGATATCCTGAATGCGCTTCACTAATTCTTTTCTAGATTCAAGTGAATTTTTAGCTTCTGATATACGACTTATAGCTTCTTCTATACCTATATTAGCATCCGAAATAATCTGTTTAATGCTATCAGCCGTTTGACCTGGGTATGGATTTTCTGGTTTGGTAACTGACATTAGATTATCTCTGAGCATTTCATACTGCTGAATTTTATATAGATAATCGTTAATATGGATACGATAATCATCTATTTCACTTCTAGCTTGTAAAGCTGCTTTTAGTGTATCATTATCAGCTTGTGCATCGGGCTGCTGCATAATATGTTCCATGTCTTGATTAAGTTTTGTTTCTTTCTCAAGAACACTATTCAGGTATCCTTCTAACAGATTACGACTTCTTTTAGCCATTTCATTGTCGTCTACCTTTGCCCATAATTCGCTATATTCAGCCTTAACCTGGTTAAGTTCCTGTTCAAGAGCTTCCTTATCCTTACCCTCTATGGTAGGTTCAAGTCTTTCTAATTCTCCCTTAGCTACACTTATCGAACCGGTAATAGTCTGAAGTTTTTTATCGATATCATATATCTTCATATTCATATCGCTAATTCCTGACATAACCTTGTTCCATTGGGTAGTTAATTCAGAAAATGGTGTTGCTTCAGTACAATCAGGTTCTAACAGAGCAGGTAGTTTCTCTAATTGTACCTTAAGTGCTTCAAGCTGATTTTTCTTTGTTTCAAGTTGACGCTGTTCTGAATCCATACTGTCTATAGCTTGGCTTGCGTCTGTGTGCTCATCAGTATATGGCGCACCGCATATAGGACACGTACCAGGTTCATTCATATCCAACAGCTTGCGAACTAGCACTTTAGAATAAGCTGCTTTATTACTTTCGATAAATGCCTCAAGAGATTCTATATCTTGCTGCATACGTGTGCGTTCAACATCACGCTGAAGTACTGCTTCTCGCTGTTGGTCATAGGCACGTCTGTTATCTAGTCTCTGCTGTAAATCAGTCTTGTCTTCCTCATAGGAATCCTTAACCTTAGTATAAGATTCCTTCTCGGTGTTCAGGTCTGCTATTTCGGTATCGTAACCCGAAAGCTGTTCTTTGTAACGCTCAACCTGACTGAAGGCTTCTAGAAGCTGACTCAACTCGGTTTGTCTGCTCTGCAAAGCTGAAACCTTATTCGATAGTTCATCATCTACAACTATGTCAGCTATACGCTTTCTATAATCTTCAGCGTCGGCTTTACATTTATCAATATCCGCCTTAGTCTTGTTATAGGTATCATACCAATCAAGCACGCTAGAGTAGTTGGTAAATACATCACGTTTCTTATATAACGCGTCTACCTCGATTTTTAACTGTTCGAGTTGTTCTAACTCTGTCTGTGCTTTAATATATACAGCATAAGCTTGGTCATATGCTATCATCTCAGGCAGTTTTGACTCTGCTTCTTTCTGTCTTGCTTTTAAATCGTCAAGACGTGCCTGCTCAGCTGTTATCGTCTCTGCGGTGAGTGCAATCTGACTTTCTACAGTTTCTAGCATCTCACCCTGTAATAAATTTTGTTCTAATTCTGTAGAATTAAGAATTAATGTTTTCAAATCAGAACATCTATCTTTAAATCTAAGCTCTAAGTCTTTGAACAGTTGTGTATCAAATATATCACGTAAAATCTCAGCTCGAGTGCGTGAGTCTGCTAACAGGAATTTTGAGAAGTTACCTTGTTCTAGCATAACCATCTGGTCAAACTGTTTAACGGTAAGACCGATTATCTTCTCTAGATGTTCGTTTGCTTCTTTAACCTTATCATAGATAATACCAGGTGCAAATAGCTGAACAGCTGTACCTCCGTCTTTCTTTAAGGTACGAATTACCTTATAATCTACCTTATCCTGATTAAAGGTTAATGTTACCACTGTATCCTCATTAGCGGGAGCATAGGTACTACGAATTTCTTTATTCATAGTTGCTCTATTTGAATTCAGTGTCTTACCAAATAATGCCCAGTGGATAGCATCTAACATCGATGATTTACCGGAACCTGTAGGTCCTGAAATAAGAAATACACCATCATTCAGCTCTTCAAAATCGATTGATGCTTGTTTGATACTGATAAAATTCTTAATCTGAAGTTTCTGTAATCTCATGTACAACCTCCTGAATTAACTTTAATTGATTAGATTCTAGAACAGGTACCTCGATTTGATTGCAGAAGCTGTCTAATGCAGATTCAATAGAATCGAATTGAACCATTGGCTTATTCAAGTCAGCTTCCCAATCGTCAGTAATCTTAGACACAGCAGTAACCATGTTCTTAAAATGGTCTTGAAGTTGCGGTAAAGCTACGTCTAATGGTACATTCTCATCGATTAGCTCTACCTTTACATAGTTACCTACATCTATAATCTCCAAGCAATGCTTAAGGTCACCACGTACTATCTGGAATTCACGGTAAAGATGTACAGGATACACCTCAGGAACTGCAAGAAATGCACCATCAGAATTTTTAATATCCCAGACTGTAAAACCACCAGCGTACTCATCACCGAAAGCATATGGCATTAAGCTACCAGGATAATATATGTTGTCTATACACTGTCTTTTATGTATATGACCTGCAAGCACGATAGGAAATTCCTTTACAACATTCTTGCTAACTGCATCATCAAAGAACGACATCGCTTCAGAAGAACCGGTTGTACAACCCTCAAAAGTCTGGTGAGCAATAAGAATCGTATTAGCACGGTTTTCTTCTGGTAGATATGCTTCGAACGCTTCATTGTACGTCTCAAATGGTTTATTGAATTTAGTCTGTGCGATTGTAGGTTTAACGAACGATACCGCATGAAATGGAATACCCTCTATGTAAATAGTTTCTTCATCGTTCACAATATGTACTCTAGTTCCTACGAAGTCAGACCACAATGCCAAACGTCGATTGGAGTCATGATTACCCACCGTGATAATCGTTGTTAATTCATATCTATTGCATACAGCCATTATTCCTTTTATAAATGATACGAATAGTTCCTGCGCTTCAATCGATGGGTTAGCTGAATCAAAGACATCACCTGCAATAACCAAATGCGCTTTCTGTTCCTCCATTAAGTCTCTAACCTGCTCTAACATATATTCTTGATCAGTAGCAAGACTCTTCTTGTGAAATGGTTTACCCAGGTGCAAATCTGCTAGATGTATTACTTTCAATATATTTCGTCCTCCTTATCTAATATTACATTTACTTCGTTACCGTCTTGGTCAATCTCTGCTAGATAGTCTAAGCATTCATCACCGAAGTGCTCAAATGCCAAATACCACGCCTGTCTAACAGAGACTGCGTGGTATTCATACTCATCGCCTTCATAGATAGCTCGATAGTTATTATAGAATTTCTCATCTAACTCAGATGCTGATAATTTACCCATTATTAACTTCTTCTACGCTGACTATCTGGTATTCTACATCAGGGTAGTCAAGCCCGTACCATTCGATACATTTCTTAATGCTATCCATGACACATTCTTGCTCAGACCAAGCATCGCCCTTAGTATATTGGTCTCTATACCTGAATTTGATATGCAGCATATTATACCTCCTTACGTTTTCTATGTAACACTATTATAACACAGACATGCTGTGAAAAACGAAGTTGTATAATCACACAGCACGCTAACGCATACCACATGGTTATATTTTATGTATAACTATATTATAACATAATTGTCTTACAGGAAAACCGTAGCATACAAGTAGTACGCTACGGTTTCTAACTTATGATTTACTTACCTACGATTTACTAAAATGCTGTTCCAGCATTACTTAACTGTATTACTGATAATGTTAAGCATTCTGGTCATTACACCCGGGTCGAATGTAACCTGAAGGAATGCTGTATCTGCTGAGTGCTCTGTCTGCTTGCGTTCCTTGTGGGTTTCGTAATCTGTAAGCGCATTGATTAAGCCCCACGCTGTACCGCGGAAGTTAGAATTATCTGCGTCATTGTAGCACAGATTAAATCTATACTTCTTCTCCTCAAGTGCTGCCTGCTGACGCTCTGTGATTGCCTTTGTGCTCTCAAAGAACGCATCACATATCTTGCTACGGTCTGTATCTGTAATCTTGAGTAATGCCAGCTCTTCTGCGGTGTTTGTAAACCCACGCATATAGAGTGCTGTGTCCTTAAGAAGCTGCTGAGCTTCCATAATCTTACCTTCCATTCTCTTAGAGTGCTGGATGGAAATCGTGTTCGTCATATTCTTAAATGACATTGCGAACTGATTCTGACAAACAATTCTAAGAGGGCAGATTGTAGCTCTAAGTGAGAACCAACCGTTATGACTTGTCTGGAAGATTACATACGGTGTGAACTCGTCGTCAAGTACCTTAAGTGACGGGAGCTTACCTATGATATAAACCATTCCATTATACGTCTCACCTGCACGTACGAATTTAATGTCTGGGATTTCCTCAAGGAAGCTGAACGCATCGGCATTCTGATAAATCTCGTAGCGGTCTGACACAAGACCTATAGGCTCTCTGGTTTCTTCTTTGAGGGTTGCTATACGGCTTGGTACGAGTATACCGTCTCTAAGGTATACAGGTTCCTTCGTTACGGTGTAATCAAGACCAGCCTGTCTAAGTATCTCGTCGACAGTTGTCTGGCTTGAAACGTCTGTACCTACGCTTGACCATGTAGTTGCTCTTGGCATAAAATTACCTCCTGTTACTTTCTGGTTTTTATAAACCTGTGTTGTGTTTTACTGTACCTATATTATAACATATTAAAACCACGCACACGAAGTTTAATGTAGGTACATTACAACCGTATTTCATCTTGCATAGATTGTAATCTCGCATAATGATTTCTCTGCAAACGTCGCCCGTCTGCGTATGAATTCGGTGACTCGCATATAATGACTGGATTAAAATCTTGCCGTGCTGGTAACGAGCGTAAGAATAGACTGGGTTTAGGTCCCGCTTCACGTATTGAAAACGGTACGTGTCTTTTTTCACCCTTATCTGTATATTCAAGTTTAGAAAAATGAATATGCATATAATTCACTTTCCAAGCAGGTAATCCTGCATAAAGCTGGTTGAATACCGCTTCAAATTCTTCTTTGGTGTTTAGTAATTTACCTAGGGTCCTACCGTGTAAATGACCGAAATCGATGCATGGAATAAAATTATCAGTAAGATTGCAAAGTCTTATTATATCTGCCACGTCACCGACTTGACTTATCTTACCTAGATTTTCAATACAGATTAGTGAACTATCTAACAGACCTTTTTCCTTCATCTTATACCACAGAGACCATAGCGTTTTTCTTTGTATCTCATACACCTCTTCAGGTGAACGGTCTGAGAAATTAGCAGCATGGACTACAATCCGGTTAGTAACATTAGGTTGTATTCTACGCAAAGCAAGTAAATGAGTACAGATAATTTCTGTACTCATAAACCTTACTCCTGGTTTTTTACTGCCAATTGCTACTGACATAGGTGAATGTAATGTTAGGTAGACACCAGTGTTATTCTTAAATTCTTGTATCTTATTGACCAGAGCTTCGTCGAAAATTATTTCTGCACCATCTAATTTCCAACCAGTAGTTGCGTCGGTAGGATACCAATCTGCGCTAAATATCATAGCTTATTAATCCTTTGCTTTAAGTACGTTTCTAGGTAAATCCTTATCTTCAAATACATAATGATTTGTTCTAGGAATGAGTGTTTTGAATTCCTGATTATACTGAGCATTAAATCCACGTCTAGTCCAGCATCTAGGATTTCTAGGATAAAGCTCTTTTAGGTAGTTCTCGAACCAGATTTCATGTCCTTCTTCTATCTTACGTCGTTCTTCTAAGGACTCATATATCATACTTTTCTCGCCAGCTGATTGACCTATCTCTTTACCTATCAGAAAACGATTACGAATGCAATGACCGCCGGCTTTAATCCAATCTAGTTGGAACATGGTATCCTCCGGTGGTTCATTAAGTTGAGCTGCTGTTTCTTTATCGAAAAACACTTCTTTTCCTTGATGTTTTTTGATATTAGGGATAAAACATGATTGTAGACTACCCTTGATAGGGTCTTTACCCATATACCAATGTGTCTCATGCCATTGCCATTCATAATTTACTTTCTTAAATGGTTCATACATAGGTAAGATACAAGAAATCATATAACCTTGTTTACATAGTTCCATTACGCCTGGTGATGATAAATCATCGAACCAATCTGAGTAACGATAGTGGTCATAGAAGATTCTATCGTCATCAAGCATAAATAGCCAATCATAATCAGATGCATAGAACTCTTCCAGTAGATAGTTACGATTGACCGCGCAAGTGTGCTTATCAACTACTATAGGTTTTAATGATAATGAGGTAGTAAGTTCTTTCTGTGCAGTCGGACCCCAAGCACTTTCTACTCTATACACATCAAACTCATCTCTTACCTGTGTAGATAATTCTTCTAACCAAGATAACTGAGTTCTATGTATAGGAATACGTGCCTTACCACGGTCAGTTTCGGGTATGTACGTTATAATACCCACCATGTAATTTGCCTTCATAATATATCCTCCTGAAGTTTGTAAACTTATTATAACAGAAAAGCACGATGTTTTCGAAGTTAGATACCCATGAACTGATGATAGATAGCAGCCGCATTGTCTCGACGATTACCCAAGTCTTGATAAAGATAAACAGTACCGCCATAATAATTAACCATTATCTGGTGTACACCAGGGTCAATTACTGCATCCGCACCTCCGACACATCTCTCTATACATACACAGAATAATTCAGCAAATGCTCTTGCACCAGCTTCACCTGTTTGACTTGAAACTTGGTCAATAACACCTGCAAGCCAATTAACCCAACTGCCACTTTGCTGAGTTAACCAGGTAAATATAGTAGGTATAGCCGCTGAATCGTCACCAGGTGACGGTGTATATTGATGGAATGAATATCCCGCAGCGGTAACTGTATTTCTAAATCCAACCTGAGACTCGCACCAAGGACCGTAATAGGTACCATTCTGACCGAGTAAGTCGATAGCATTATAAGATTCTTGTTGGCAATTACCTATAATACCTGCGATTAACTCAGGTCTATTAGACACATTCGGTATGTTCGCATACTTAAACCAATTCCAAATTCTACCTGCATTAGTGTCTGTAGGGGCATCTGGAAAATCACCAGGGTCGACATTTGTAATCTGATTACAAACCCAATCGTAAATCATTTGTGAAGCTGCTGGTTTATAGTGTAGGTTATCATTCGTTAACCAGGCTGCACCTTTATCCTGTTCAAGTTCTTTAATATAACTGTCTATGTCTAGGACGTGTACATTAGCAACATTTCCTAGAGCTGCCTTCAAATCCTCATTGAATTGTTCTATTTCGTCGTTAAAGGGACCTAAGTCCTGACCACCGCCGCCGTCTACTTTACCACTACCTGTACCGTCAGGACAGTGTCCGACTGTACCTACAAATACCATGGCATTACTTCCGACATTATCAGCTATATCACGATAAACATCTGCATAGTCGCTTGCACCGTAGCTTAATCCATTTACACCCCACCATAGTATAATATTATGCTGGTTACCTTCACTTTCAATTTCACCTTGTACTTCACGTAGCTTAGGTAATGATTCACCTACATAACCCTTACCGTCGGTACCTGTAGCATCGATTATACCAACAGTTCTTGAGTCACCTGACCAGTACCAATCGGTGAATGGAGAGTATATCTTACCACCAGGTGAAGGACCAGGTCCTGGTCCGGGTTTACCATGATGCTTTAGCTCAATGCTGACATTAGCTTCAGATATAGGTACCGGGTCATCAACCTGACCTCGCTGAAATGATATTGGTTTCTGAGCCATAAATATCTCATCAAGATAAGGTTGCTCTTCCGGTGCATTGCTGGTATAGAACAAACCTTGAAGCGCACTGGTTTTGATTTCTTCAATCGTGTTGTGTTCATTAGGAGTATCATAAATTAAAGAAGAACCCGCTTCAACAAATCCGACAGTATGTATAGTACCTTTCATCAAGACTATGGTACTTCTACGATAACACCAGATGTCGTGTATATTAATTCTTTGGTTAATCGTAAGGTATGAATTTCTTACCTCAAGTCTGCCTATATCTTTAGAGCTACCTTCAAACCTTATATCTCTTCTGAACATTACTGCAGGGCAATTCTCAATAATAACAGTATCGGCTTTAATACCATTTAATAATACAATCGAGGTAATATCTTTTAATACCAGTGTTGTATAGTTACCGGATAACTTTATACAACCACCATAAAATCCTTGATAAACTTTCTGAGCAGTGCTAACATCATTTATTGTAAGCGTACCTACATGAGATTTTAGAAGACTTGATACCAATCGTTGTGGCGGATTTATCAATGTCTGTTCTGCTACCGAACCTGATAGCATATACCCAGAGTCATCATAGATTAATCCAGTCTCGTCTTTACCTATATTAACTAGGTTAGGAACATTACCGTTTAGATTTAGTACATAATCAGAACTGATGGTAATGTTCTTAATCAGATTTTGATATTCCTTAGCTCGATTTTTTAAATTATCTATTTGAGACTTAATATTATCTTGTAGCTGTTCAATATAAGCCAGTGAAGGAAGCCAATAGACAGCTACCGAAGTGGCATCTGTTAATTTATCAGTTCTACCTCGAATAATTAATTCGTTAGGTTTAGTTTCTACTTCAACTAAATCTTCTATATGCTTTAGCTCTACCTCATTATCACAGATAAATTCAAGATATGGTATTCGATTATCTACAGGACTACAAGCCAGTCTATACTCAAACCAAACTTCATCGTCTATATAGATTTCGTTAGCACTATCAAGAAGAAATACATCGGGATTATCATATCGATATAGTGCTGACAATTCCGTAGAAGAGTGGCGTAATATTCTATAGAAATACAGCAACTGGGTGTCTCGATTAGACACCTGACCTAATTGATAAATCATGTTACACCTCCTTATTGATTATAATCAGCTCTCCAAGAAGATACATACATACCAGGTTCGGGTTCTGCATCACAGTTACCTAATCTAGGAGTCAGGTTTTTCTGACCTACGATTAGTATATTATTAAAGTCTGATACGAGAGAACCGATTATATCATGTACTCTAATCTCGAAAATCGTATTAGAATTTAGGTTATACACCTCGGGTAATTGTACCCTGCCTGGTACTGAAACCTGAGCTGAACACCAATATGTACAACCAGGACCTATGTAGCTGACAAACCGTACATTAGCTCGCCAATGACGGCAGATACTATTACCATACATTCTTATGTCCATAATCTGATGAACCTGATTTTCAAGATACACGGTACTATTTCGGTCTATCTGCAATGTAGATAGTTGACATATATCGCTTGCGTTTACCGCAGTTAGATGAACTTCAGGACAATTAATAACCGTAACTGTACCCAACCAACGGGTGACTAGAACTTGACCAGATAGGTTTTTTAGAACTAAATCACCTATACCCGATACAAGGATTACAGGTGCTACAAAACCATCAAGAACATAATGGTCTCGGTTAATAAATCTAAATTCCACCGATTCGTTGAATATGTGCTCAAATTGATTTAGGCTGTCCTGAGAATAATTTACGAACAGTCTATTTCTTTCAGCTGTCATTATTCTGTATAAAGAATCTACCAATTGCGTACCATTATTGTCTTGCTGTATCTTGACAAGGTTTGGTACTAATCCTTCAGGACGTTTTAGATAATTACCAGTATCTTTAAAGTTTCGTATCTCATTTTCCAATTTGTCATACTCGTCGATTAATTTCTTCAAATCGTTTTCTAATATGTCGGTTAATAATGCATCTATATGCCGAAGTGAATAACACCAGTATATTGATGTATCTAATTGGTCTAGGTGATTGCTGCTACTATATAAATTAACAACATTCTCAACAATTTCAACATCGATAAAATCTGCAATCCACTTCCAATCTACACCGTTGGTAGGATTAAATTCAAGAAATGGTACTAGATTGTCGATTGGTGTAATTCCTTCAAGTCTGGCTACATACACCGTATCGAAACCATCAATTTCTCGGTCACTCTCTACCCAATGTAATTCTGAAATATGCTGAGGTGTGCTATCCCGACATATTGCAGTTAGATTATCTGAGGGTTCTCGCAGTATTCTATATTCATACAGAAGTTGTATATTCCGATTTGTTATTGAACCAATGTCATAGAACACCGTTAACTACCTCCTAACTTAATATGAATATTATCAACATCATACTCTAGAATCTGACTAGGTTGTAACTCTGCATCGTGTTCACCGCTGACTTCGTCTATGCGTCTACCAGCTACATATAGAACAGTATCTTTGGTAGTAATATTACACCACCAAGCTAATCCTAATATGTGAGTAGGGTCAACTGCAATAGCTGACATCCAGCTATATAATGCGCAGCCATGCCCTATAAGCATGACCTTATTTATCTTAGTACCTAACGATATCGATGGAGTCTGATGAGGTACCTCTATCAAGGTACTACCGCCTACCAGGTATAATTCGTCGATAGAACCCTGGTTTAGTATAACCAAACTTCTGTGTGCGTGCAGATAAGAACAACGATAGACATCTCTACTTGCATTGTCCTCGATACTATTTCTGAAATGAACTAACTTACAATTCCATAGATATATCTTACCACTACCATTTACAAAATTAATACCACTATCTACGTCACGCATAACCCAATTACCATTACCCTTAATGTTAATGGTATACCCTGAAAATGCAGATAAATAACGGGTACCGCCGTCTGTAATGGATATGTTGATATTATGTTTTAGCTTACTAGGTAAGGTCATTAGCAGTTCTTGACTCGGGTTTACTAGCAATTGCGCGTCTAAAGCTGAAGTAATAGTATATCCAGTATCTTTGATTGATAATTTACCGTTGCTATTAGCATATTGAACTATATTGGAATCATTACCATTAATATTGGCTACACCCTTAGGCTGATTCTTTTTCTGTTCATATGCTTCTTTTAGTTTAGATAAATCAAGCATACTAATTTCCTCGATATAACTATCTATTGCTTTTCGGATAGTTTCCAAAGAATCAACCAGATAGATTTTTACCTGAACTGGTTTGGAAAAGGAAGCAGATTTACCATAGATAACATTATCTTCAAGATAGAGTAATGTTTCTAGGTGTTTCTTGTCATAGTCTGTAGTTGCATCGAATTCTAGATAAGGAATCTTAGTATTGTCTAGATTTATATCTAGATTAAATGCATACAGTGGTGAGTCGTCTTCGTCTTTGAACTGCGTACTCTCACCTTCAAAGATTTCAGTAACCAACGGTTCTGCACCCGAATAGATTGCTGAAATAAAATCAGAAGGCTGCCTTAAGATACGATATGAATACAATAGGGATAAATCGCGGTTACTAATCTCATTAATGAGATACATATTAATCACCTACCTGTTCAGATTCAGTCTCTGGTGGAATAGGAATGGGCTCATCGGAATCGGTTGTACTTGCATCATCTTTAGCGTCTTCCTCTTCTACCTGAGAGTCATGCGTATATACATCTGTGTATAGCACTTCCTCTTCGGTTAGCTCAGCATGCACACGTAGAAATGCTTGTAGATTTTCTTCAAAGAATGAGGTATTGTCGTCAGAAGTAGCATATGACTTTTGTTCCTCTTCCCATTCTTGGGATAGATTGTGATATTCGAATAGATATGTACCTGAACCCTTAGCTAACGGTTTTTCAAATATATCACCGGGTTCTTTTCCTGCAGGTACAGCAACCACTCGTATATGTGTATCTTTATTAATAACTATCGGTTCATCGTAAAGCAATGCGTTAGCTGCTACAGCATTCACCACGCCCCCAAGTACAGGAGTATATTGATACGGTGCAGAACCATCAGTGGTATAATAAAGGTATGCGTTGTCTGCGTCAGTGGTAATTTCAATAGTAGCAGTACGTTCGCTTAATAATTCAGATTCAGTCTGAATTATACCAGGGTTTGGTGAGAAATAGATACGTTTAGGTGCAATTACCTCAACAGTGACATTGATGACTTCGGTGTAGTCACCACCTCCGCCACCACCTCCGCCACCACCTTCAGTAGGCATAGGTAGAAGTACTCGGTCTCCGTCAAGGTTATCATTATAACCTGCAACTCGTTGTACCCAAGAGTATTGAAATAGGTATACGTTCTTGTACAAGTCTTCCGGGAGAAAATTTGTTAGATATGGATTATCACGAGTAGCGTTTGCAAATGTGATTTGACCATCACCTATAGCTGCTGCCCATAATGGAAACTCTGCTAAGTCTGATTGATTATACCAATTTCGCAAACCAGAAGCCATCGAGTACAATCCAACCAACGGGTAACCTGCGTTTAAGAATGTATTACAGAATTTCTGAACTAGAGCGAAGTTTCTTGCTTTATCGGTAGTAACTGTAATCGCATCTTCAATGTCTATCCAAATTCCCATCGATACATCTGCCGGTGTAATTCCTGCATTTTGAAGTGAAGTTAAACCCTGCTCAAAACCATATTGTTCATATTCTGAAGCTTTAATGTAACTATAGAAATATAAACCGAACGGAATATTACCCTTTGCTGCAGCAATGTCGGTAGGCCAGGTTGTTTGTTCTACATAACCGTCAGAACCACTATGACCTTGACCATCATCCCAACCAAATCTACCTACACCGATAATTACACCGCCAGCTTGCGACTGTATAATCGGATTAATTGCGTTACCGCCTTGTGGGTGAGAAATATCATAACAAGGTTGGTCGGTAAAAAATGGCTCACTTGGTACATCACCACCCGGTGGTCCATAATCAGTTGCTGTACGGTCTAACTGTATATAATCCCAATTTCCAGCTGATGCCGCTCCGTCCATAGTCCAACCTGCTGGCAGGGTAGTATTATCGAAAGCATTAATAGGGTCTGGTAGTTCTGTACCACCACTGTCAAGAACGACATAAGATAAGTGTGGATTAGTACCAGGAGAGTAACCAGTATTTCCTATGTAACCTAGCATATCACCTTGATTGACCTGGTCACCTGCTACAACCTGTAATGAACCAGATGCTAGACTTTCGAACTGATGAACACGTCCATTACCTTCATCAATCTTAACGAAAGTACCCCGGACACTATCGCTACCACAATCCGACACAGTACCATACACCGGTGTTCTTACTGGTACTGTATTATTTAGATTAGTTTCCATAATCCAGGTATTAAACATACGCGAAGGACCTGCATAAGGTGTAGTTCCGTTACTACCGTCGGTTAAAGCTAATTGGAAGAACCTAGGAAGACTCATCTGATTACCTGAAGTATCACGCAGAACTATCTTATCGTTATTATATTCATTAGGCATACTCATTCCTCCTCTATTCCCTGTACCCAGGTAGTATATTCACTTCTATCATATGTCGTCTGTTCATCATTTATAAATAGATAACCGTGTGCATCACCAGCTTCAGGGCTATTACCAGAAGCATCCGATATAAACTGAGAATTTCTGGCTGCTTTTAAGAGATTGTCAAGATTAGCATAAGAATCTTCTGCAGTAGAATTTGTAAACCAAGCAGAGGTTCTACCATATACTATTTCACGAGTGTCTGAGTCTACAAGCACACCCCTAAAATGTACAGGAAATTGCGTACGGATTAAGGGAACAAGACCTTTCGAACGTTCATAGTCATTAGTACCGTCGTCATGTAGGTAAGCAGTTCTACCGAACTGTAATGGGTCTGAATTGTCCAATGTGTATAGCATAATCAATCCAGCTCTAATAGCAGCACGCCACTCCGCATCTTGTTCACTATCAGTCCATCGATAGTAATATGTAGGTATAAAATGTAACCAAGAATCACCATATAGGTCATTTGCGTGTGTTCCACCTGTTGTAGGATACAACGCAACGTCCGGAAAGTAACCTGGTATCTTCTGCCGGTAAGAACCTAAATTAGTCATTAGTCGATATTCGAATGTAAGACGACTGATAAACTTTAATTCTACGTCTAATGACTTTAATGAGTTTCCAGCATTAGCAATAACATTGTTACCTGAACTAGGTTGGTCACTACCTCGCACATACCGTAGAGTTTTAGCTGTATCTGAATCTTGAATAGTCCAGGTTGCAGCTAGGTCATCCTCATTGTTGTCTTGTAGATATTTCGTACCAGCTGCAGAAGAATCTAATATAGCATTTACCGCACCTGAATTTAAACCGTAAGCATCATTGTTCTTATAAGCTACAAATATATCACAATGACTATGACTACTAGCAGCACGGATATCACCCGGTCGACAATCATTAGCATCAAAATCAAGAACTTCCCAATCAGAACTGATATTACCTTGTTTATCTTTAACAAAGGGACCGGTAGCATCAGCTAGATACCGGTCCCTTTGTTAAAGAT